TACGGGCAGATCGATTCCGCGGTCAATTTTTATGATCTCACGATCAGCGGGACGATTGTAAGTGCAACGCTGCATCTTAAGTTAGATGATGTTGGATTTGGTATTCAATCCGGCGCTAATATCATAATTAAATGTGTCAACGCACAGAACCCGACTGAGCCGGCGAATTTGTCTGAGTACACAGCTGTCTCGCTGCGCACTCCGCAAAAAATTCTTGTGTCGCAAGGTACACTTGGGGATTACTCGCTAGACGTCACGAGTTTAATCGATGACCTTCTTGATACTTACACGTACACGGGCACGGGTTGTGGAATTGGCTTGCATGTAGTACATGATTCGGCAACCCCAGAGCAATCGTGTGTGCATTTCTCCACGACTGCGCCGATTCTTGAAATTGTCACAAGTACAAGTGATGGGTACTCTGGTACAGCTGCAGGAACCGCAACGGTATCGGGATCTGGTGCATCGACGGTTTCTGCGGCCGCTTCGAGCGCGGGCGTAGCCACAACCTCAGGTGTTGGATCTACGATTGTAAGTGGTATTGGATCTTCAGTAGGCACAAGTACAACTTCAGGTGTTGGATCTGCGATTGCTGATGGCATAGGAGCTATGTCAGGTACGAGTACAACTACTGGTGTTGGGGCCTCGATTGCTAGTGGAATTGGTTCTTCTGTTGGAACTAGTACCTCGGCTTCAGTTGGAGTGAGCCTTAAGAGTGCTGTTGGATCTTGTACTGGTGTTGGGATTGTTTTAGCTACGGGAGCAAGTATTAGTCAAGCGATTGGTTCAGCTCCTGGTATTGGTGTAGCCTCAGCTGCTGGTGTACGGGCAGTCCAAAGTGTAGCGGGTGCAATTGGTTTGGGTGTTGCGGCTGGCGTTGGTATAGGGGCTTCAACTGAAGATGGATCTGGAAGTTCTGTAGGTACGAGTACAGCTTTTGGTGTTGGATCTGCGATTTCGAGTGGTATTGGAGCCGTAGAAGGAACTAGTACTACTTCAGGTGTAGGCGTTTCGATTATTACTGTGGTAGGATCTTCGGCAGGAACCAGCGAAGTTGCTGGTGTAGGGGTTGCTATTGCTAGTGGTATTGGAGCAAGTTCTGGAGTATCAACAACTAATTTTGTTGGAGCGTCTTTATCTAATTCTATAGCGACATCAGATGGCACAAGTTCTGCCAATGGTTTTTATGCTCAAAGCGGATTGGGAGTTGGAAGTAGTTCTGGTGTAAGTACTTTATTGGGAATTGGATCCTCAATAATTAATTCGATAGGTACATCGACAGGAATTGGAGCAGCGTCTGCTGTTGGTAATAACATAATAGTAAGTGTTGGATTAATATCTGGAACAGCTAATGTGTTAGGGGCTGGTACGGGTTTGGCCAGCGCAATTGGTTCGTGTGAAGGTATAGCTACTTCCAATTTTGTTGGGACTTATACATTTGATGCTTCTGGTAACAGTACTGGTTCTTCCACGGTTTTAGGCGTTGGACTTAGCGCTTTTGCAGTTGGTATTTCGTCTGGTATCAGCATAGTTACAGCTAATGGGGAAGCTATAACCGATGCACAAGCATCTTCTATTAATATAAGCTCCGTTTCTGGCGTTGGTACAGCTGGTAAATATACAACAGCCTCTTCTGAAGGAATTGGTCAAATATATGGCGTAGGAAGTTATATTCAAAATTCTGTTGGTAGTTCTGTTGGACATGCTGATGTATATGGATACATTGGAAATATTGGTGATGCAAGTGGTGCATCTTTAGTAAGTGGAGATGGTTCTGCAATTATCAATAGAATTGTAGAATCTAATGGATTTTCTGAAACATTAGGTATATCAGAGTCTTTACACTTATCAGTTGGTATTTCTGATGGTTATGCTATTGTTTTGGGAAGTGGTATTTCTTCTAAAAGCTCAATAGCTGAATCTACAGGATCTTCGAATATTTTAGGATATTCTGAATCAATATTTGAGAGTATAGGAAATTCTTTAGGACAAAGTATTGTTTCTGGTATTGGTTTTACAACAATTGAATCTGTAGCTATTGCGAATGGAAATAGTGTTTCTTTAGGATCTGGAAGCGCTCTATCAGATGGTGTCGGAACTTCTTTTGCAAATTCAAGTTCAAATGCAACTGGAGTTAGTGCTATAATTTCTACTGGTATAGCAGATGGTTTAAGTGATGCTTCTGCCATTGGGATTAGTAGCGTTCTAATAACCGCAGTATCTTTTGGGGTATCTTTTGTGTCAGGTATTAGTAGTGCTATAAAAAATTCTATTGGTACTAGTACCGGATCATCATCTTCTAATGCAATAAGTGACGTTTCTTTCACTGAGTATATTCGATGTAAGCCTCCAGTTTTTTTCCGAACTTTTGATTTATCTCTTCATGGCCTTCGAACAGTTGTTTGTGGTGGTGATGGATCTATTACTCTAGAATGGCATAAAGAATATCTAACTCCAAATAATTGGGACCTTTTTTATAATTTGTATTGGTCCACAAAACTGGAGACAGTCTACAGTGACGGGGTTAAATTTGTACTTAAACCAAATACACAATCAAGTTATTTGTCTATTACAATTAGTGATAGTGAGTTTATTCCTGGTAAAACTTATCATTTTGCAGTAAAAGGATCTGGCCATGAGAAAAACACACTGCTCTTTGATCAGCTGGTTAGTAGTAATATAAATACGTCTTTGAAAATATATCCAGAAGCTTTTTTGGTTAGAAATATGTCTGCTGTAGACATGATTATTTCAGTAAATGATGCGTCTGTGTTTCCTCAGGCTGGAATTGTATTAATTGGAGCAGAGTTAATTAGTTATTCCAATATAGATTTGGTAACAAATAGCTTAATTGTTTCTGAGCGTGGCTCTTATGGATATCAACCACGAATGCATACAACAGATGGGTATGATGGAGTTAGGAGATATAATGATTCCTTGGTTCGTTTGTGGAAAGGCTGGGAGGATTCTAATACAGCGATAGGAATGGCCACCATTAGGTTTGACGAGAAGTATGCCAGAACCAATCAAGATGGTTATCGAGAACGTATAGATATTTTGACCGGTACCAGTAACCTTGGTGTTGTAGATGCGGCTAATGCAGGGTTTCCCGCTTATGACCAGGCGGGATGGGACCGAACATACATACCCGATTATTTGTCAGGAAAGTGCATAGGAACGTACTTTGGTGGAGAATATGGTTGTGCGGATGGTTCGGAGTGCGATGGAGCTGTGAGGGGTCTTAGCTTGCAAGATCATATGAACATGAGAGAGGAATATGCTCTAGAAATTACGGGAGAGCCTGTAGTGTTGTTCAGGCGTCAGTGGTCTGGAAAGCAATCGCAGCATACCAGTTCAACACGGGAAAATACCACCTACCGCGGAATCGATACATATGGAACTTCTTTGGTAACAGGATATGACCAATACTTCAATCCACGTCGAAGTGATGGTAAGATTTTGGTTCGTTTTGATCCAACCAAAGAAGATCTCAAGCGCGAAGATCCTGGTATCGAGAATTCCTGCATACCGAATTGCTGGACTTTAGTAACACCAACAATCAAGGATGGAGATTTTATAATACGGTTTAATCAGGATGGGACTGAAGAGTGGCGTTATGAGATTATTGATGTAGATAGAAATAGGACAGCTCTTCAAGAATCCGGCCGCCAGAAGTTCACTGCAGTGCGTGTGCGCAAGACAGATCCTATTTGCCAAGTTAGATCTATTCGAGATACAAGTACTCTTCCGTCAGAGATTCTCACTTCGATTGGGATGGTACCTGGGCCAGGTGGTATTCTTGCCCATATGCATCGTATAACTCTAGTAAATGGGATTTGTTTAAGTCAACTTACCAGTGTAGATCAGGGGCATAATCACCAAGTGGACAGCAATAATATTGTTGGAAATGTTTTAGGTCATTCGCACAATATAATCATTCCATAATTAGTATTTATACACGGAAAGCGAATATTGGGGCATTAGAATATGGTAAGAACTAGATACATAGGATCTACTCGCCCGCGAGAGGCTGGGTATTCGGCCACTCATAAGCAGGATTTCATCGCTCATGTAGAGGGTGGAGATTGGGTTCATTGGGCCTCAAAAATTTCTGAGATTAACTCAGGTAATGTGCAACAGGCATTGGACGATATTCGTACTATGATAATTGGGCTCGGATCTGTTGTGGTTGGAAATTCAGCACCAGTTGCTAGCGGAACCGTACCAGTTTATGATGGAACTTCTGGACGTGCTCTTAGGAGTACGCCAACTGCCATAGATTCTAGTTGGGGAGATTTATTCTTTCCAGTCGGTTCAGGCGGTAGCATTATTTCAAAACAATTCACCAATCTTACGACAAAAGCTGAATCTTTACAGATTTGGAGCCAAGGCAATTCTGGCGGTGGCAGTGGTGGTGATTTGATATTAGGAGCAGGATACAATTTTAGTTCAGGACAATATGACGGAATGATTAGCTTGTGGACTTCTCGTCTGGCCTTTAACTCGGCATCATTACATCCATTAATAACTCAAAACGATTCTTCTGGCTCACCAAATGATCTTTTCATAATCTCTCAAGGAACAACTAGTAGCGCAACACCAAGTAGCTTATGGCTGGAGTCTGGTGTAAATAGTTTGGGCCAGCATGGAAGTGTTTATCTTTATAGCTATCCAGGTGTAGTGTCTGTTCAAGCTTCGGCTTTGAGTTTTGATTCAACTTATCCTGCAGTATTAACGCAGGAAGATTGGGATACGCCAATAGCTACAAGTATGTACATAACTGCGCAATCAATTCCATGGGGGGCTGTAAATAATACTGGAACCCCTGGAGATCTTTGGTTGAAATCTGGTCATAATCCAAATAATAACCATTCTGGGCAGCTCCATTTAAATGCTAATAATGGATATATATCGATAGATAGCCGGCATGTATATTTCGATCCAGCTCTCAATGGTGTGATTATTAGTCAATACGAGACAGACTACACAGCTACTGATTTTGAAATCATTGCACAATGTGGAACTTATCAGAAAGGTGGAGATCTAAACATTTATTCTGGTATAGGGTTTTTGGCTGGACCTCATAATTCCCCAGGAGATGATGGTTACATAAACATTAATTCTGGTCTTGGACAGGTTAATATTGAAGGTACGTGCTATGGTGGTCGTGGTGGTGTAAATTTGGGGGATGTAACGTTCTTCTCCAACTGTCTTGGGCCAGGATCGTCGGGAGGGACACCCTACCCCATAAATGGAGTTTTTGTGTTTGCTAATGGTGACAATCTTTACTGCAGGACTCCTAGTGGTGCTCAGTTCCTATTAACACACCCATCGCTAGCTAGTTGAGCTTTGGCAACGTGAGAATTATATGATAAGATATCCAAATTCATTAGATAATGATGTGACAATCGTGAGGATTGATGATAATCTCTCAGAGCTTGGTTCGTCCGCTATCAATCAATTGAGAGAGGCTGTTTTTTCGATTGAGAAAACTTTAGGATTGAATCCACAAGGTTCAAAATCAAGCGTAAATGATCGCATCTCTGTACTTATTGGACCAGATGGAAATCCAAAAGCGGAGGCGCTCCAAGCGATTGGGTTAGTGACTCTACCAATTACAAATAATCAAGTTGCCAACAATGCCGGAATCAAAGAAGTAAAATTAGATTTGAATTTTAGTACGGCTTCGCTACACTCAAATGTTGTATCACTGCAATCTAGTGTTGATATTGCTCAAGCCCTTCTGGCCGAGGAAAATGCCAATTTCTTGACTCATATTTCTGGTGGTTTGTTACTGCTAGATAATCTAACATCAGCAAGACATGTTGCGAGTCATATTGATATCAATGCCATTCCGACAGATTCTCGCGATACATATACATGGGATGGTTTACGTGATACGGATCATAATCTACGACCAGCTACTCAAGTAGCTGAGGCACTTCTTGAAATCAACAACGAATTGGTAGGACATGAAAATGCCACTATCGCACTTGTTCACCCAGCGACAGCTATTTCTGTAGACACATCTACTTTCACACAACTGCCGGCATACTTGACCAATGTACAAGAAGCCTTGGGATTTGTGGATAACCAGGAGACTTTATCTTCAGGTGTGGATAGATCTACGATGAATGCCAATGGTATTCCTAGAACAGCTCGTATTCAAAATTTACAGCGTGATGGATATACTATAAACGTTGTTCCTCCAACTAAGATTCATGCCTATCTAGCAGAACCTAGTAAAATAGCTCCACATGACAATATCAATAATGGTGATGATGTCATTAAATTCTTACCAGACAATACGAATTTTGTATTTGATTCTCTATTTACTAATGTTAGGGTTGGTGATATTCTTCGTCTTAACTACGGAAATGGAATAGAGACTTCATATCCAATCATGTCTATTAGGTTTTTGTCAGGATCTGATTGGTCAGTGAGGGTAAACGCCAACAATATGTTTGATACTGGTGATGGATACGAAGGTTATGCCAGAATTGATCGTCCAAATTTCGATATAAACACATGTGGTGTTTTGGCAGCTGCTGGTGTTGTACCAAGTATATATTCTAGTCAATCATTTTTCGATACCATTATTCTCGGTAGCCCAAGAGGAGCTACTGCAGTAGGTATTGGATTTGATCCTGGGGTTATTAATGCTCTTCATTACAATCTATACCTTAGACTGTATCCGACTGGTAATAAAGATGTGTTCTATGATCTTCCAGCTATTGATGTTAGTGGAAATCAAGGGGTTACACCAGGGTATTACAATCTTGATATTGTGGTGGAGAATACCAATAAAATGTTGAGATTGTCAGGTTATAATTACCGATTTATTGCTTTCGCTCACAAAGGTGAGTTTGGCATTATGCTAGCAGATGATTATAATGGGTCCTCATTCTCTATTATTTCTGGTCAAATTAACTACATTACAGGAAATATTGAACAAGGTTCATATGTCAATAACATTATTGGAGATACCACTGATCAATACGATGCGTTAGGATTAGGCTTTAGCCGATCTGGTTTCGCAACTCCGGTTATGTCTCGTTTGGGAGTGAGCGAACCTTACCCAACAACAATTTCTGCTTCTAATTATTCCACACTCATCATTACTCCAGTAAGTGGTCGTAATGTAATTATAAATGGGAATAGAAGAGATTCTTTAGCTACGCCAAGATTTACAGAAGGCGATGGTTATTGGTCTGCTATTGTTACTAACATTACAGCAGACATACCTCATAATACAAATTTTGTTACATATTCAATTCCATTTGATCTAGCAACTGAAGACTTAGCTCCTGGCAAGACTATTGTGGTTCAATCAGATACACCAGGAGATACGACAATTAATTATTATGGGCGATTCATCATTGATAGTGTTTCGTTCTCGTGTACTGGTGCTGGCCAAACCAATATCACTGTGTTGAACAGCATTCATGGTACGGCAAATCCAGCTCAAGCCCCACTTCCATTACAATCGCGTGTTCGTGTATACTTCTCAGATGATTCTGTGATGTTTAATATTGGAAATATGGTTGGGGCAGAATTATCAGATCCAACTGATTATCATCATTATCATGAAGTTTTTGTAAATGATATTGGAAAATCAGTGGCGGTTGAGCGCGCTAGAATGGCTCATACCGATAGTGGGCCTGTACCAGGTAGTGGTAATATAGGTTCATTGTCTTGGAGAATTAGGAGAGTATCTCCCAAGCTTACAGGCGAGCGTGTTGGAGTTACCGATTTCCGTAATTTCATTAAGCTACGCATTGCGGGTTGGAATGCTACAACTGGAGAATTTAATCTTTATCTGGTATCATTGGATGGGTTTACAAGTGGTCCAGCTGCTAAAGCGAAGAAAAATCATGTAGTCAGAGTTTACGACAAATCAGGTGTAAATTTCATTGATATTGAATTTAGGGAAACGTATGGAAATGCAACTACAATGCCAATGGGAACTGTTGCAATTGAATTATTCCCAACACTTAAAAATAACGATGAATATTTTGCTGTAGCTGGTGTAAGTCATGATGGTTTTGTTTTCAAATCTATCACTGACCTTAGAGATTTTGGAACCATATCCGAAAGTAATTTAGGAGATTCAGCGATAAAATTCATTGAATCTGGAGAGCGTTATCTTCATGCTAACGGTATTATTAGAGGATTTAAATTCATAAGCACAGAAAATTACAGATTATCATTCAAAGGTGGTTTAGCTCTAGTTAATGGTTCTTTTGTACCTATGGATGCTACAAGTGTTGGTGTTCCAACTACCAATGGAGAGTACTTTATTTGTGTTACCGACACCGGTCAGTTGATATCGATACGTAAAGATAACGGAAGTAATCCTTTGAACTTTATTGAGGCATTGACGTTCAAAGAAATTGTAGATAACAGAAAGGATCTTACAATTATTTACAAAGCTACAGTGAGTGGTGGAGTTGTTTCGCCATCTGATGCTAGAAGGTTTGTTGTAAATCAAGATCTTGGGATTAATAGTTGGGCGTATTCTGATGCTAATTCTCAGAGTGGTTATGATGACGGCAATCCTAGTAATGTCAACTTTATAACTCCAGAAGCCTTAATGAACTGGGTTAATGAGTATCACATTAAAGAAGTTAAGGTTAAGGACGTGATTCTTAATTACGGCCTTACACTAAACTTTACCAGTCCTGTTAAACTAATTGGTGGTTCATATGTAATTTATGAAGCCCGGGGACTAGCTTTCACTAGCGGAAATTGGACTATTGATGATGCGGATATTACATACACACCAGTCCATCATTTGTATGCAGACGCTAATGATGTGTTTTGTACTGGTGGTAATTGGGGTGGTATTGTAATTGATGGAATACCACTATCGGCTACCATCTCTGATTTTGGAATTGAAAACTCACGGTTCTATTCTACATCAGCTCAGCGAGCACCATTCGTGGCCATTTATTCAGCTACGGGTAATAGTTATAATCTGTTCCACAATGGTAGATTTGTGAATAATACTTTCACTGATACGCAAGCTGATAGAGCGTTGTGTTATGCTTTTGTGAATAGCAATACTCCAGACGTCTCTATGTCATCTCCATATTTCCAAGACATCTTGGTATCTGATACTAAGATTAATGGACGTCAAGGAATTTTGATAGGTGGTCGTGCAACCCCCGCCGTGGAATATAGTGGATATACGGCCATGAATAAGGTTCTGATTGAGAACTTTGTCATCAAAAACAATCGCTTTGGTCTAATCGGATTCAATGTAGATAACTGGATTGGGTCTACAGAAGCCGGTAGATTCGTGATTGATAATAATAAAGCCGAACTAATATACTCTGGGTTTTCTGCCACAATGAACCCATTTGATAATAAATATGCATATGGCGTGAATTTTTCAACGGGAAATACAGTATCTTTTGTTGTACGCGATAATGATTGTTATTACCTAAAGATAGAGGCTTCTGCTGGGGCAAACTTATTGAAGTCAAGTGTAACTGGTAACACAATCAAGCGATGGGATGATGTCCTTTACGATGCATTTGTTCCAGATGCATCGGAGGCACGTCGGGCGCTTGTGGTATTTAGCAATGGCCTCTATCCAGCAAATATAACCATCGCAAACAATACCATTGACGGATTTGATGGTTTGACATCTGGTTACATACACGGCATCTATACTCAAGGCCCTGGCTTGTCTATTACTGGAAACATCATCAACAACATTGCTGGCGTTGATTTAAATTCTACCCCAAATGGTTCTGGAAATGGCGGTTGGGGTATTTGGAGTTATGGAGGTGAATCCAGTACAATCGTAGGCAATACCATCAGCAAGCAAGATGGTGTGGGAATTGCTGGCTATATCTATTCAGATGCCACCGCTGCAATTTACGGCAATACTTTTAGCCATTTCAATTTAGCTTCTTGGTCCGGTTCTCCAGATCCTGATGGATACGGAGAACTTTCAAATGCCAACTTCAACGGAATTTATGGTCGGGGTTCGAAATTCGCGGCTTGGAACGTAAATCAAGTGGTAAAGACGGTTCCAAATATGGCTTCTGGAATTCCTCTGTTCCATCTAGATCCTGGAGCTGGTACCGCTATTACAAACACTGAAAACAATGAACGGTTGTTGTATGGAAGCCCTGCCACCAGCATTAACAAGGGCTTGAAATCGGTTCGTTTCTTTGAAGATCGTGGTTGGGTTTGGGAATGGAATGGTGGTGGACTGTCGACCAATGACGGTACTATTGGTTTGATTCTTCCGCTTTCTTCTGTAATACCAGATCGCGCTTACTTACTATCGGTCGAGATACACGTTTACTTCAGTGGGCCGTGGGATGTTCTCCCGAAAGATTCAGACCCAATCAATGTTTTCCCTCAAGTCTCTTTGGAACTTAATGGAAATATGGTGGATAGCAAGAATCCATTCACCGATCCGGGAGGCCCATTCTACACCGATGTCACTCTCATATATCGATCCGACGCATTGATTACAGGGTTTGCTGGTACTCGGCCACCAGCTCCATTGGTAAAGGAGATGGTCGTGAAGATGAAGCAAGGCCTTCCAGGTGGAACTCCGGTTTTTGGAAGATGGCTAGGACCAACTGGTTCTGGAACTCAAACGATGAGAATTGACCAGGTCGAGATCATGTATCTGTATTAAGCTGCATCGCAACACCAGGCATTCTTAAAGAGTGTAACGCATCCAATTAATCCTGTTGGAGGAATCGAGGAGGGACACGCCCATCCCTCTTTTCCCGCCGCGCAATCGCTTGAGTATGCTCCACCGAAGTTCTTTACGCAGCGCGTGCCACAGACGTTTGGAGTGGGGACATCGCCCGCCCCGCTCCAATCTGCGCCTCCAGAAACTGTCTGTGGAGCTTGACCGCAATCCGTATTTGCCGTTCCATCGGTGACGCACGGGCCGCAAGAGAGCAATCCGCCGCAACCATCAGTGGCCGCTCCACAAGCGGTCGGCTTTGAGAGATTGCTTCTAATCGCGTCCCATGTAGCAATATCAGCACACGTCTTCGGAACGCACGTGCTCGTGGTGGTTGAGCCGCCGGTTGCTTCCGTTGTCGTGGTTCCATTGCCGCCGGTTGCGGTCGTAGTGACAACGTAACTACCACCAGTTCCAGTATCTGTGCTCGTGGTGGTTGAGCCGCCGGTATCTGTGTTCGTGGTTCCGCCGGTCGTAGTGATGACAACGGAGCCACCAGTTCCGGTATCTGTGCTTGTGGTTGAACCGCCGATATCTGTGTTCGTGGTGGTTCCGGAGTTGCCGCCGATCGTGCTCGTTGCGGTTGTTTTGGTTGCAGTTGAATTGCCGCTGGTACCATTCGCAACTCTTGACCCACCGGTCGAACTATTTACTTTCGTAGAAGTAGATGTACTGCCAGCCACACCTTCCAGCTGGTCAAAGCATTCTTGGGTTGTACAGCCGGATTGAGTGGTTGTTGTGGAACTGCAAGCCATGGTGATCACTGCGAAAAGAACCGGTGAAATGAAGTATTTGGTCATCTGAAATCTCCTATTCTGACAGCACTCAACCACTATAACTTAGCTAGTTCTGACAGTCAACAAAAAAGACATGAAGACTTCATTAAGAAAGTCTTCGCACTAGAAGTCTTGTTCCGGCTCATAGGCCAATGAATCAATATTTTCATATTAATTTATGACTACGCCGGGCACAGGATCTTTATTCAGATCTGATCTTTACGAGATTCACCACATTTTCCAAAATTCCCTCATGGCATATCCGAAGGAACTCATCATCGGAATGCTACGGGAAGAGTTCTCGAAGGATTCTTTCTACCATTACGTTAGTGATCCTTGGGGTTTCCCAAAAGTTCCCGATCATACCGATCTACCTTTGGGGGCTGGGCTCAATGATGATCTGACGACGCGCATCTTTATTGGCGAAGCGTTCAGATTCGATGCAATTTTTTATCCTGCTCTTTTGGTAAAAATGACGGCAGCCAGATCTGTTCCAATTTCAATGAATAGGAATAAGGATGTCGTTGAGTACGAAAAGCAATTAGTAATTGACGGCTACGGAAACTCAAAAGAGTTCTTTATACCAAAATACATCGACCTCGCTGGAGCGTGGGAAGGCACGATAGCAATTGATGTAATAAGCCGTGATATTTTGGATAGGGATAATTTGGTAAGTATAGTGATGTTACTGTTTACTGATATCCGGTTTGAAAGTTTGAGGAAAGCCGGTGTGTTGGTAAAATCCGGGCAGCCAAGTCTTGGGGGTATTTCCGAAGGGGATGATAGGCAACAGGATAAACTTTACAAAGCAACGATTAGCGTAGACATTCGTACCGAGTGGAGACGCCTGATTCCTATCAGCGATGTAGTAGAACGTATCAATTTCTGCGTAGATTTTAGAGTATGGGGATCTGAAGTCATCACAAATCCCAATATCGCAATAGGTGCATCTATATCGATTCTAGATCAAATTGAGGCTTTGTAATGCATATCTGAGCATAAGTTTAATGCAAAACTGAGAAGGTAATAATTTCACATCTTCTTAGACCTCTTAGATCAAAAGAGAATGTCATTTTTGGAGCGAGCATGAAGCGTATTAACAAATTAAACAAAGTTATTCATGAGGTGATCTAATGAGTGCCAATATACCTGGAGGTTCCAGCGTTGTCCCTGGAACATACTCCGAAACCAGAACTATTCAGCGTGGTGTTAGCGTACCAGTTGGTAATCGTTTAGCCGTTCTTATCGGTGAGGGTCTGAAGGAAGAGGTTCTTGTTGGGTCAGCAAATGGTAAAGGTAATGATGGATTTGATCTTACCTACACCACAACAAACGGTTCCGATGGCCGTCATTTCCTTTTGGGGAAAGGACAGTCTGCGGTAGCTCCTGTTGTTGTTAATAGAACTCGCCTTTTTAAAAATGGAATAGAACTAAAAGTGTTCGAACATCCGGTTGCTATTGGTGATACTTTTTTCGGATATGATGCCGAAGTAGATCCGTCAACTGGGCAGATTCTGTTGCTCGGCGCTTCGTTGGTAGATCAGGGAGGCAGACAATATCTCCCATCTGCAAGTAATTCTGGAACTGGAACAATTTCCGGTTTGGCATTGGTTGATGATAATGCTCCTCCTGAGACCTGGACTATCCGTTGCTCTAGCATTCGTCGAGATTCGGGTGGATTGCCTGTCGATGGCTATGCCAAGTTCATTGCTCGTGGCTCGGTAAGCGGAACTATCTTGGATGGGTACGGAAATCAAATCACATGGCAATCAAATGGACAAGTTGTTTCAAATGGTGTTTTGAGCTTCTCAATTTCAGAAGGAGGCAGTCCATTTATTGAGGGAGACAATTTCATCGTTAAGGTTCAAAGCGGAACTCTTGTAAGCGGCGATTCGCTAAGTGCACGTTATATTTCCTGGCTCGACCTTAATATCCCAGAGTTCTTCTCTGATTTGAATGCTGTTATTTCCAAGCACGGTCAGCCATCTGCCACCAATCGTATTTCGTTAGGTGCTCAATTAACATGGGCTAATAGTACGCCTGGTGTCTATACCATTCAAGCCAAGCCATCAATTCCAAGGCGCGTTTCGTATTCGTTGGTCACATCTTCTGATGGCCATAATGATATTGACGATGTCACGTTCCACCTACCTCTTGGAGTGACTCCTGATGTTGATTCAAATATCAATTTCTTCGTCACTGATCCGGTTACAAAAGTAGAAACTCAAATCATTCCAAATAAGGTGCCTTTCTATCTAGAGGACCCGGCTACCTTCTTGGATACACATGTATATTCCTATACTGTGGTTGAAGATGATTCAGTACAAAAGAGTGGGACCGATGGCGTATTGGTAGATGATGGCTATTTGGTAGACGGATATTATGCCGAACTAGCAAGTGCTACTGTGGCATTTGGTCTTGAGGATGTAACAGCTACTCGTTCGGTTGTGATTTTCGATTCACTCAATGGAAATGACGGAACATATGCGGTTATTTCAATCGTCAATGGTAAGTTGAGATTTAAGAGAGACACTTCATTTGTGGATGAAACGTCTGTTCAATTTGAGGTTACTGATTCGGCATTCTCTAGTGCACAGATTCTTTGGACGAGAGACATGGCCCTTAGCTTAGGCAAGTCACTTCGTTGCACATTGGTTGATGCGAAGGATGCAGACTTCTTCGATGCTGGATGGACTGAGGCATATGAGGCGGCAGAAACCATCAATATCGATATGGTAGTTCCTCTACCAAGTCAAACCATCAGCGCAATCTTCCAGAACGGAAAGGTACATGTTGAGACGCAGAGCGATATTCGCAACAAGCATGAACGACTTCTGTTCGTTGGAGCTATCCAGGGATTGACTCCGGATAACGTCATCGGAAACAAGCCGGCTGCGGTTGAGAATATTGGTGTTCTAGAAGGAATTCAAGGAGATGATCCTACTGAGATTTTAGCTGGAAATATCGAGGATTTGACCAATTACGGTGTACAGGATGCGTTCGGCGATTCGTACCGTGTAGTATACTTCTACCCAGACCAGATTGTGGTTCAAGCTGGATCGAGCAACATCTTAGTTGACGGCTTCTTTATCGCGGCTGCTGCGGCAGGTTATTTGTCTGGAAGTACGCAAATTCAAGAGCCACTTACCAACAAGAGATTATCTGGTTTCAGCATCCTTCGCAACAAGCTATTCTCACCATTGGTTATTGAGAATATCGTAGCCTCTGGTATCTCGTTGCTAACGCCAGTTCAGGGTGGAGGAAACGTCATTTGGGGCAAGACAACCGTATCCTCACTGGAGCCTACGGAAGAGGAAATCAGTATCGTGTTTATTCGTGATAGAATTTCCAAGGCAATGCGTCAAGCATATGCCCCGTATATCGGGCGAGCTGAGAGCCCAACCTTCAAAGCAACGTTGTTCGCAGTTGCTCAGGCTCTGATGCAAACGTTCATACAGCAGAGGTTGATCACTACATACGGAGGTTTGACTGTAAACAGAGATTCTGTAGAGCCGAGACAGTGGAATATTACTGTTGCGGTACAGCCAGTATATCCGACTAATTGGATTTATATTTTGGTCAACGTTGGTAGATTAGATTAAAGGATCAGTGTGCTGCGAACAGTTTAAGACCGCTTTCTTTAAAGCAAAACTTGATAGATGGCGTTAATAGAATTAGGCATAAATTGATATAGCCTTAGGAGATTTTATGGTTTATCCTCATACTGGGAGCGTGTTAACAGATGCAAGTCGTAACGTCACTAGAACTGGCGTCAGCACCGAAATTATCATTCAGGTCGATGGCAACCCGATTGGAGCTATCCAAACCATCTCGTACAAAGAAGACCGAGCAATTCATATGATTGATGAAGTAGGAACCGATGGTCACATCGATTCCGTGCCTCAGAAGTCTACGGATATTTCAGGCGATTGTACTCGTATTAGGTTTGATAACTTACGAATGGCAGCAGCTTTTTCGCGTGGATTTGTTCATGCATCTTCTCAGCGTGTTCCATTTGATATCGTTATCTTGGACATTTTTGCTGCGGATGAAAATGATGCAGATGGGTTCAATGGTTCCGACAATGTGATTACTACAGTGATAAAGAATGTTTGGATTCGTAACCTTGGAGTTACCTATACAGCTTCGGATTTCGTGATTTCTGAAACAATGAGTTGGGTAGGAGAGCATATCTACTCATATCTAGGCCAAGGTAATAACGTTGTTCCGGCTTCTAGTTCTCGTCAGCTCAATATCATTGATAATGATGCATTTGAAAGGCAGGCTGATATTGGCAAGCGCCGCGGAGCCCTTGATGCAGCTGGTTTAATTAATGTGGTGGAAAACATAGTTGGAAACGTCAATCCTGGCGAAGCATAATAGCTTTGCTGATATATATGTGCTGTAGGAGAAATCTATGAATAGAATTCGCAGCACAATTGGGGAAAGTAATTTCGTAGGTCAGGGGCAGAGGCGCTTTATAGTAGGTGAGGAGACTCAAGCGCCTCCACAACCTGTCCAAGAAATTAATCCTGCTGTAGCCGCTACGCTTCGTAGACAGGCACAGGAACAGCAAGAAGTGTTTGACCAACGCAGCTTGAATGAGGCGCGTCGGAGAATCGACATCATCACAGGGCTTGGTAGAATGACCAAGGAAGTGCCTGTGGAGGTTGCTGGGGGAAAGGTTGTGTTCACGCTCAGAACTCTCAAGACGTTTGAGCAGAATTGCTTAGCAGAGGTTATTGAGCAAGCTCAAAGATTAAGTACGGTTGATGGCCGTATGCTGTTTGCCCCAACGAGTTTGGCAAAAATCAAACTAGAGGCGTTATCTCATTCGTTGTTTTTGATTGATGGGCAATCTATAGATATTGTTCTAGGAACGTCCAACGCAGACTATGAAAGCCAAGTTATAGAGCGCAAGCATTTGATTGAGGAAATGGATCATGCGCTGATCAATTATCTATTTACCAACTATGAGACCCTCACTCAAGAGACCTATGATGGATATGCTCCGAAGACCGTCGAAGAGGTTAAGGAGGTGGTGGAAACAATCTCCAAAAGTGGTGAGAACGGCTGAGGGTCAGTTCATTCGACATCTCATGAAAACATTTGGCAAATTGCCAGATGATCCGTTCTATGAGAATATTAACGCATACCTAAAGGTATGGCTGTATGAAAGTTGGCTTCACGATCAAGAGCTAGAGGCTCAGAAGCTTAGAAACCAGGCTATTCTTATTGGATCTTTCTCCAATCTCGAAATGGCTCAAAGAATGATCCGAGACGAACATCCGAATGTGAAGGCTACAGATCTTGATGAAACAAGCAAGAAGGTTCGCGAGAGAATTCTGGAGGCAGATAGAGTTGGTAAGAAGAGGCGCAAGAAACGCAAGGTGGTTAGCTAATGGCTGATGAAATCATTGATCTGGAAAAGATAGAGGCCGTTTTAGAGAAGCTTGGTAGCGGCATCCAAGAAAAGTTACAGCCATATATTGAAAAGTTGAAGGAGGCCCACCTTACCACCTTAAACTTATCAGATGTTACTAAAGTACTTGGAGATGATGTTAGTAAAGCTCTAACAACTGCCCTTGATTCAATTAAGGGTTACGCATCTATTTTTGGTGGGTTTGTAAAAGAGGCTGAGGAAGCAACTAATACTGTAAAAAACTTTGTTTCCGATTCAATCAATTCCATGGATCAAATCATGAAAAAGCATGGTTTGGTTGGGACTGACGTTGCCATAGCTTTTGAGCCAGCGATTGGTTTGATTGATAAAAGCATCACCGGAATGGGAAAATTAGGTGATGCCGGATATGAAGCTGGCTCCAAAATTTCAACTGGATTTAGTGCAGTTAAGCCTTTATTGGAGCGCGTATTTGATGGTAGCGGCGCTGCGATGAAGATGTTCTCAGCTATGAGTGAGGGAGCCTCTAATGCCGTTGGATTGCAAAGAGAATTACTTGGAGTTTCCATAGCTCAAGGTAGGGCTGCGGATGTGACCGATACAGCTTCTAATAGCTTCAAGAATATGCGTGAAGCATACAGAAACAATACGATTGCTGCATTTGAAACAGCACGCGCTACTGGCCAAACAGTTGGGGCTGTAATGGATCTTGAAAGATCTGTAAAGCTAATCCCTAACGCTTGGGGAGATAAGGAAAATCTTGTTAAGATATCTCAACTAGCTACTGCTGGAATGAGAGAGGAGACTGAGGTTGGTAAGCAATTGAGCGTTATGTACACGCGCCTTGGGACCTCTATAGAAGATTCTATTAAGAACCTTGCATACATACAGGACCAGGGTCGCAATTCAAAATTGCAAATGGAGTCATTCAATGACACCGTAATGACTATCGCTGGCAGCTTCAAAATGTTGGGAGATAATACAGCGGCAACTACCAATTTTGTAAAGTCGTTTGATACTGCGTTTAGGGATAGTAACATTAGCCCAGAGGCGATGAAGCAAGTTATTGTTGGTATTGGCGAAGGCGTTCAGAAAATGGATGTCGCAAAACGAGCCTTTATTTCAGGAACTACTGGTGGTCCTGGTGGCTTGGCTGGGGCAATTCAAATGGACTATGCCATCCAGGAAGGACATGCAGATCAGGTTGTTAGAAAGACGATGTTGGCAATGCAAAGTCAATTCGGGGGTCAAGTTGTTACTCTAAAAGACGCTGCACAAAACCCAGCTCTGGCTGGTGAACTGTATAAGCAGGTTCAATATCTAACACAAGTAGCTGGCATAGCTAAAGATGATAAAGAAGCTTATAGAGTTTTGGAGGCCATGAAAAGTGGTGTTACTGATATTCTGAAGCCTGGAGCCGGAGAAGATGAGAAAGGTAATGCTCTAACGAGACAATTGGGAATGGGGCGTACCGAGCAGGAAAAAACCAATACAACTTTGATGCGCATTCATCAAACCATGGAAGCTACCAAATTGAGGCAGGATGATATTTACCAGGTGATGCTAATCCAAGACCCAACTATTATGAAGAAGGTTGAGAAAATGGCTTCTAATATGGGCATCAATGTGGATTCCCTAACCAAAACTCAGGCGGAGCAGGCGTCGAGTAGTTATAATGTTCTTGGAACAACAGATCGGCAGGCTGAACAAGAAAATAAAACTTGGTCGCATGCAAGAATGTATGGGAGTCTAAATCCAACTGAGGGCGTAGGTAAAATGCTTACTACTGCTGGAGGTAGTATTGGAACCGCTATGCATAGGCTTACAAAAAATGAGTCACAAGATCTTGGGTCTAGTGCAAATGTTCCGTTGACAACCGGGGCTCATCGGGAAGGCCAGTATAATATTCAACCAATGCATCGGCCACCACCTGGCCACGAAGCTGGAATTTCCACTGTAGCACATGGAGTCAAACCTAATTTAGGAATTCCAGATCTTCCGCCGTTACAACTTCCGACAGCTAAGGGTAGTGGTGATGATGTTGCAACCGGAGATCTTCCTCCATTGAATATTACTCATTCATTTGAACCAATACAGATAGACATCACTGGTCTTGGAGATAAAAAACTCACTAGATTTGTAGATGCTAGGGTTGAAAGTTTGAGATCTGAAGAAAGGGGCGGGGCGGCACACGGAGGGCTTAGATAATGTCATTACTAGATTCAATTACAGACCTAGCTGATCAGTCCTTTCATACGGCTCAAGGGGCTGTGAACGGAAGCTTGGCAGATCCTCCTGGCTTTTCAAGCTTGGCACCATTACCTCCATCTAGCGGAAATCAACTCCGTCAAAACCAAGTTCCAAACTATCGTCTTGCCAACTCTGTTCGAAATATGGTGCGCTGGTTCTTGCCAGAGCTTGGTGTGGTGGAAATGTATGTAAACCCCCAGAGTATCAAATACACCGATACTAAGCACATTGGAGCGCCAGTTAGAACTCGCGGTGGTTACATGGTTCAATATTGGGGAGAGGAGCTTGGCAAGGTTTCCATTAGCGGGACCACTGGATCTTCGGGTGTAGAGGGTATCAATGTTATTTATGATATCTACAGGAACGAACAAGTGGCGCTTGATCCAATTGCTCTAGCGGTAGACGCTGCAAGGGATCAGGCAGCAACCCAGTCAATGAATCCTTTACAGTCGATAGACATTCTTGGAGGTGTTACAAAAGCAATTGGTGTTGGTGTTAATTCTTTGTTTGATCAAGTGAATAATGTTATCAAAACAGGAAATGTTGATCCTTTAACCCCAAAACCAACATTGGCTTCGATTGCCTTTCAAACCGAACTATATTGGTCAGGTTGGGTATTCCGTGGATACTTCACTTCAATGTTCGTAAACGAATCTGCGGATAAGCTTGGTCAGTTTGATTACGGATTGGAGTTTACGGTTACTCAGAAGCGCGGTCTTCGTTTGAACTTCATGCCATGGCATCGCAGTGCGGTTAATGGCCCATCTAATTCAGATCCATCATTTGGCGCTCCGTATTCTTTCTCTACTTTAAAAGATCCATATCCGAAGAGGGCGATAAGCGTTGAGCAGCAATCAATTTTTACTACTACGCTACGTTCTTTAGACCGGGCTTTACAGAGTTCTCGCCCACTGTGATATATGGCAAATTATGAGTTTTTTATCTTCTCTTGGCGGTATTCTCAATGATCAGTTTGGGATTGGTGAAAATACCTCGCATTCACTAGGCACAGCTGACGGTGGTGCATACGCTCGTTTGGGGGATTATGCCGACAAGTTCGATCAGACAGCTGAGCGTAATTATATAGAAGATGGTTTCATTAGAGATATTAGACCACGTAAAAGATCTATATTATTTCAGCAACCAGACTTCTATGTAGTAATTAAGAAGAGAATGTTTTCAACTCTGGTTGATAATGCAAAGCTAGATGTATTAGAGGAGAAAGAAAAGACTCTAATCAAAGCTACGAAGAGACTATTTCAGAACAAGTGCCGCATTTTAGCTGCATATGAAAAACTAACAAAGATTGAACAGCTAACTGTTGAGTCTGGAAGGTTCAACACTATCTTAGGCCCAGAGTTATTAAATTTGATAGATCTTGGTAATGAATCCGGGTTATTCACAGCTTTAGGTGCTGGAGGGTTGAGTCCAGCTACCAAGTCAGCTATTGATACGCTGAGGAAGGTTATTTCGTATTCGGAACCTGGGGCATACAGCAATTGGACCACGAATGATTACGATGCTGTATTTGGCAAGGATGTTGGAGAGGGACCTGGTACTTTTGAGCTAACCAATATCGCATCCGTCAGAACTACCGTTTCCACCGAGTGGGGCGGTGGATCTGCAACCGTCACATTGGAAGACCCATACAATCTTCTAACCATTCGTGAATCTGATATTGATCAAGCGCTTACGGATGTCGCCAACCCAATGAGAACCGGAAGCTACTACAAGTTTGTAGAAACAGAACTTCAGAAAACCATTGATAAATTCAAGACAGATCTTTCAATAGAGAGAAGTCTGCGTGGTGCAAGCCAGATTACGTTCAAGCTAAGTCCTGGTACGGTATTGTCGAATCGGGTGCGAGCGATATTAGATGACGAAGGTCGGGAGATTTTGTTTACATATTCCACTGGAGTGAATAACTTCTTATCATCCATTGGTAACTCAAAGAATATTAGCCAGGTGTTTTCATCAGTTTCCAATGTGTTCTCTACAGGAAGCGTGAGCATTGAACCGCAATTCTTAGCAGGTAACCCAAGTGGAAATATTGGCGAGAACAATCAACTAACGCAATCCGAGCAAAAGAAGTTCAACCAAATCATTTCTGATATTTTCACGATGCTTGCTCAACATGAGACTTCGCAACGAGAAATGAAGAGACGTACGTTGGACGTCAACTATGCGCGAAACCGGATGCGCCTGTTTTTCAATGGCAAGTATATCGTCCAGCCAATGGATACGATTTCGATTTGGATGACCTCCCGTACCGGCGAAGATATGCGGATGCCTGGAGGATTTCAGAAGCAAAATAATGAGCTTGGTCTGGGCTTGGTGCAGAAATTCGATACTATCATCAAGAACATCAATGGAGCCATAAACTCACTTACAGCCAAGCCAAATCAATCTTACGATGATCTTGAGAGATTGAGTGTTGTAGGCCCAGATATGCCAAGCTGGCTATGGCGCATGTTCAGGCAGGATATTACGGGGCAGCCAACCGGGCCATGTATCTTTTCCGGAATTGTAGGAAAGGGAAACCAGGGCGTGAGCGGTGAGTGGGGAGATGGCAAGTGGACAATCAGCTTTACTTGCGAAGACCATACTGGGTATTTCAGTAAGAGTATGGTGAACTTCAAGCCATCCTCTGATGTATTCAACGCCTCCATCTACGATCCTCTAACTCCATTTGATGTGAGTTTTGATGCGGCAACAGGTGCGGCAATTACAGACCCTAACAGTGGCGGTATCCCTCCACTACTGCCAGAGAATCAACGCTTGTTGGATAGCGGAATGTTGATTTTCCGTAGTGGACCGAACAAGGGAACTCCGGCAACTTCTGGTTTGTATACTCATGCTCCGCGTGAAATTTCGTTTGATACTTGGAGGAAAGTCCTACACGATCCTCCGGGCCTCGTCTATCGATGGAAGCAAGGAATTCAATCGCTGACGTTTACACAGCGGCCAAATTCTCAAACCAATACCGATCATGAAAGGGCGGTACTACTAACAGCAAAGCCATTCGCTGGTCAAGATGTCATGAATGTCATTTCTCTTTTGATTACTGGCATGCCTTACAACTACAGTACGTTCTTGAGAGCGGCTATCGAAAACGGAAATTCGCTAGGGGTTAGGGATGGGTTGAACAACATTCCGGCTGCATCGACATATATTCAAGGATTGCTGGCGGAAATTGATCGAAACAATCTCATTTGGGGAAACTTTACTCCTCACAAGCAGTTGGTAGTCAATCAGTCAGCGGAGCAATTTATTGCGCAGCAACGTCTGGAAGTTGTGACGCAAAACTCCAAATTGAATCAGCTACTAAACGAACTTGCTAGAACACAAGATCAATTAGCTCTCTCGCAAAAGGATGATGTGGTTCAAGGGGTAACCAATCACTCTACGGTTCAAGACGTCGTCTACTCAACTAAAATAAAATCTCTACAAGATCAAATAAGTACAGAGCAGAAAAACTTTATGCAGCTTACAGACCCGCTGCTCAGCAACCCAGATATTGGATTGACGATTATTGGTAATGATGTAAATACAGATGCCTCTGTTACGGATAGTAATTCTGGCACCAATTTAAATCAACAGCAAAGAGATGATTTGCAATTGAGGCAGAGATTGTTCGCTATGACTGCGCGCCGATACTGGCAGGTTCGCGCCAATCAAGATCGGAATCTATTCATTGTAGATGACCAATACGATAAGAATTTCGATATCATGGCGTTCGAGAGAAAGATTGGTAACTCTATTGAGATTTTTAATAGTCAGTATTCTAATATCGGGGAGCAGATTTCACAGGTAAAGAAACTTTTGAGTCTTGAGTGTTTTGCGAATACCCAGGGGCACATTATGGTTCGCCCACCTGGTTACAATAAGGTTCCAAGCTCAGTCTTTTACAAGATGTTTAAGGACAGAGATACTAGTGGTGTGAAAGTTTTCCCAGACTTTCTAGAGAGCCTATTTCACAACCAAGTAAAAGACATAGTAAATCAGATAGCTGTCGTTGAGGATAATATTCGTTTGAGAGCAGTTGCGTTAGGAGCCGTAACTGAAGTAGATATGGTGAATTTGATTGGGCCGCCAACTAGGTCTGGTAACTTCAGTTTCTTAACCAATAGAGAAGATGGGTCTACTCTAAACTTGTTACAGTTTTTCAATCAATCAAATCCAGATAGAGACCAAGATCCAACGACGGCTTTATTGAAGAGTCTGTCTCATGACCAAAAGGTAATTTCCACTCAGGTAAAGAATTCAAAGCTATTTACTGTGAGCACTCAGGCAGGTGCGTATTTTTCCAAACTAGCGCCTAATCCAGATACACAAAAGGCTGCGCTGGATGTGGTGAGAGAGAGGTTGAAAATTGCCACTGGATCCGAGCCTCCAACCATTGATCAGTTATTTTCCAGTAAGCAATTCGCGCGTATTGGTAGCCGAAGCCAATTGGACAAAATTGCGATCATTGGACAAATAGCTCAATTCGTATCCCAGCGTCAATCGTTGCTTAAGTCTGCAATCAATTCCATCAAGAATCTAGAAGAAGGCGTCAGCGTCAACTCACTAGATTTGAACAAAAATGGCCTAAGCAACAAAACGGTCAAGGCGGCAGTGGCCCCATTCTTAAACCGCAAGACTGCCATTCCTCAAATTATCGAGCATATGATAGAGTATGAAGACGAAGATGACTTGGGGCCAGGCTCTGGGCGTCGTTTCGTGCTTACTGCCGATAGGATTGTAAGCCTAACAATTTCAGAAAACCCACCGCCATTTACGATGGTGTCTGTGAACGGATTGTTTGGCCAGGGCTTTGCAGACCCTCCTGGTGGCATGAAGACGTCTAATGATGGAAATGCTGTTACTTCAGCGTACGCTGTCGATTATGATATGTGGTATCAATATGGATTCAGAGCGCCACAATCTATCGAAGCTCCATTCTTTAAAGATCCTGATTCCCAATGCGCTCCATATGCGGTTGCGGCCCTTTTAGAGGCTCGTGAAAACATTCTACAAGGTTCAGTTGGGGTGGCTGGATATAACGAATACTATCAGCCTGGTGACGTTGTATACATCGAAGACAGGAATCTATTGTTCTACGTGAAGTCGGTAAGCCATTCGTGTTCGTATGGAAATCTAGCCACTTCTCTTGAACTAACTTACGGCCATAGCCCTGGAGAGTATATTCCCACAATGTTAGATATTGTTGGTAAGATTTTGTATGCTTCTAAGGGATTCTTTGATCAACACAGAACTGAAAGAACAGATATGCATGGAGATGCTAGGTCGCTTGGGGCTTTGACATTTGTCTCATCTATTGCCGCACAAACTTCAGCGCAAGGCAATGAGACTAGAATGAATGAGGGTGATGATCCTCTATCACTTCTACTTACTGGGCATTATGGAGAGCGAAATAAGAATGTTCTTAGCAACGTTCTATTTTCGGTTAGTGGAAGCTTGAATCGAATCAATTTTCAGAAGCAAAAAACACGCATCAAATTAGTGTACTACAAGACATATAATTCATATGATGTGGATATGTTGAATATAGCGATGGCTGTAAAAGATTGGCTTATACATCCAGAAAGCAGTTCGGTTTCCGGAAGCCTTAGCCCTATAAAGCTAAATATTAGTAGCTCTCAGAAAGCACAGACGTTCGGGATAAATGAATCAGACATTATTATTGAAGAAGTAGATTTTAGCGATCCTATAAAACAGACAAGGCGCAAAATGTATCCAAGAGAGACTGAACCTGTAGAAAATTCTCAAGGTCCATCATCAGCTGCTATTTCTACCACAAAGGCTGTGAACTTGTCTGATTTATCTCCGGGGAACTTCAGATCATTCTTAGCAAATACAATCATAGATATTTTTGTAGATTTTGAAGTTGTTACAAAAACAAATAGTAAATCTTCTGGTAACAGCCAAGCTGAGCAAAGAGCCAATGATTCAATAGAAGTCGCTCGTGGGGCTGCCGCAAATTCTGATAATTCTGCCAATACCTCATCCGCTGGGAGCAAATAATGACAAGGGTAGGATCAGTACATGGGCTTCCAATTCGTGGAGTAATCCAAAGCGTTGATCTGGAGAGAGGATTGGCAATGATTAAATTGCCTCTTACATCTTCTTCAACTCTTCAACCCATCAAATTACCAGTTGGATGGATAGGTCCTCGCGGGCAAATTTCTTGTGGTTATCCTCAGAAAGGAACCAATTTATTTGTAGTTATGGGTCAAGGTAACGAATGGATTTTTGTTAGCTATGACCAACCAGATACCATTTCTACTTATGATGCTGATGGTGTTCGCCGTATTTCTATGAGTAAGCTGCGTGAAGGACGTTGGCTTACCTTGGTAGAAAATGATGTTGCCCTCATTGTAGACCCGAAAAGCGGAGTAATTCAAGGAGGGTCTACTGCCTTTACTCAAGCCGATTCTGTGCACGGGATTTGGAGTTCTAGGTTTCCTCAACAGATGCACTTTACTGAGGCTCACCGGGAAATTACCGGAATTGTATTACGAGATATTGATTCCAATCATATTAGGAATCTAGTTGGTTCTTCCCTGACCGATCATCCATATAATTCCACCCTACTACCAATTGGGTTGGACCCAAGTACACATCCATCTGTATCAGATTCGGTAAACCGAAACCCAGCGCTCGCTGAAAGTCGAAAGATGTTTTACGAGTTTGCAGATAGTTTTGGTTATACAGATGACACAACGGAAGAGCGATTGTTTGCTGGAGAAGACTTACAAAAATCAAAAGCCTTTCAGCGCAAGAAGAGCCGTACCGATACTATGAGCTTGAGTTTAGATCAACCAAACTATCTTGCCGAAATGATTGTTGGCACTGTGGTAGATATCTTTGGGAATATTCTAGACCTAAATAGAAATGTTTTACCTAGTGGTGAAGATGCCTTGTCACTTAGGAATTCGGCTGACGATCAAAATATTTCATTTGCAAAACTCAAAGGACAGCTTCGTAAGAGCATTGCGTATCACTTCGAGATTAATGCACGCAAAGATGGACTGGATTTACCAGATTATTCTGATGTGAGTGATTACGCCAGAAAACGCAGTCGATTCTTCTTTGATATCGATAAAGAAGGTCAATTCAAGATGAATGTTCCGGCGTCTAGCGAGACTGGCAACATTCCTGTTTTGGTAAGGCACGAGAATTTTTCTAATATCATTGGTTTTATAGAAAAGGATGATCGTGGAAAATTCTTATACAACGTTACCGATCATACCGATGTACAGCTTGAGCCACATGGTAAAGGGGTTATTGCGCTAACAAGCACTGAGGATGATCTCAAGACTTTTGCAGCTCCGGTAAGCAGATTAGATGGTAATGTAATTAAGCTTGGAACTGGCTTCCATGACATTTCAAATACTCTATTTTTACATAAGTTAGACAAACCATATTCAAGCAGTAAGGGCACTGGTGGATATGACTCAAGTTTACTAAATTTTGTTTCACCAGTTATCGATGTTGTATCTGGTGAAATTATTGTTTCCGGTCAGGGGGCGAATGCCGGCGGACGAAGCGGAACATTGTCTTTGGACGGAATGCTTTCTGTGAGCATTGGTGCGAATACGATAGACCGTCAGAGTTTATGGTTGGATTGTGCCGGTGGCATTGTGTCAGCCATTGGACGTGATATTTATGATCGTTCTGTGGCGGCAACTTTGGATGGTGATTTGTTGATGCAGGTGGGTGGCCCAACGGTAAATGACGATTCTAGATTCCCCTCAGGGAACTTTAATAATGAGGCTAGAGATGGAATTATCGATATTAGGGTGTGGAACTCTGGCAGTTTTCATACCATCAGGATTGATCCTCAGGGAATAAAAATCCATACTCCTCAAAGGATTGATATAGTAAGCGAAGGAGATATGAGATTCAAATCCGTAAATAGCAATATATATTTCGATGCTGAAGGTATTTATTTCTATCCATCAGATGGGGCTACTGGCAGATTAGTATTGAGGTCCACTGAAGGCGCAGTCGGAAGGACTATCTAAGGTGAATCATGGTTTGCAATCCAGCTGATACTAACATTACGATGAGACCGCCAGGACCAGGCCCTTCCATTCCTGGTTTGGGGTTACCATTCTCTGTGCCTAAGATTCCTTTTCCTGACCTCTCTCTTCCAGAAGGCGTTCCAGAAGATTTGATTGAGTTGATCAATACCATCTTTGCTATGCTTCCTGGTGGTATCAAGTTTCAGCCAGACACAGACTCGATGACTAAGGGAATTTGGGATGCTCTTGCTAGTTTATTCAATAAGCTAGCGCCGTTTTTGGGGATATATAAATTCTTTCAGGCATTGCTAAATATGATTCTGTGTATCATTGATGTATTCTGTGCCCTAATGAATCCTTGGTCTACACTCCGAGCTGTTAGACGATTGTTTAAAAGATGTCTACCGGAATTCTTATCGTTATTTCCATGGATTGCTCTTTTGATAATGATCTTAGCATTGATACTTTTGATCATCGCATTGATCGAATATATAATCTCTGTCATTATTGCCTACATCAAGCAGATTATTAAAAACCTGAAAATCTTAGCGCGAGCAATACAAGTACATGACGAGCAGGCGATTTTGGCGGCTGTTCAAAAAATATCATTTCTACTGTGTCTTATCGAGCAGTTATTCACAATACTTATGGGTATTGCGGCTCTGCTGGCTATCATTGAGCCTTTGATGGGTATTCTTGGCCGCTCCGTATGTAGTGGCGGAGATAGACATGGAAATGGGGCTGGGGATTGTTGTACACCAGATTTTTGCCCATCTTTCATTCGTAACAATCCAGATGGTTTGACGCAAACTACTGGGCGTCTGATTTACCAGAGCGAAATTGATCCCCTGATACCTTCAGATCCTATATTTAATTTTATGAGAGGCGCGAACGTTCAGGCGATTCGGCCGCAGCGTTGGCAATTTGCAGATGATCATCCAACCGAATATAAGTTCTTGGATATTATAACTCCGTCTCCTGAATATGGTTTTATCTATTGGCCAAATAATGACGTGTTTACTAGAGATGCGGCGCTAATTCGAGTTCCGTATAAATTAGATATGACTATGCGAATTGATCCTGCACATTTCGGAAATCCATCTGATATTAATGGTAGTCGTCTTTTTAATATTCGGGATGTTATTGTAACAACCAAACCAACTCAGACAGCAATAGCCTGGAATAATTCCGCTGATTATAGTACGACATTTTCTGGCTGCTTAAACTTGGTTGGTGGTTTGGTATACGAATTTACCAATGATGGATATGTTCCATATCTAATCAATGGAGTACAAGCTTCTCTTGAGACTCTGATATCAAAGCCAGCTCAAAATATGGAGCAGCTGCCAGATTATGATGATGGTTATAATTTCCGAGATATCAATTATCAATTAAAAGTAAATCACGAAGTATTGATTCAATATGGTTTAATTGGATTGATGTGTCAACCAGATACTGCCTCAGAATCTGCAGTTCTGAATGCTGAGTATAATGATATGCGAAGCGTCATGGATAAGGTTGGCCCATTGCCGGCCGTGAATGATACGATATCATGTTTGACACAAGCCCTTGCTAAATTCAGGGGAGATTTAAATGAGGATACGGCAGCTATCTTCCAACAAGAGGCGGTAGGCTGTCTGAATGCGCTTAAGGCTCAATCTCTTGATTTCTATGCTCGTGGTACGGCTGCTGCAACAGATCGTTTTTCTAGTGACTTCGAGTTGTACCCAAATGTACAATTCATAAATAATGATATCAAGGTAACGGTTCGTTTACGAGATAAGTCTGGGAATCAGTTGGCTACCAATATTAATGCTGAAGCGGCGGATGGTTTGAGTTCTAAGATACGTGCAGTTCCTACTTTTGGAGAGGTGTCTGAATTTACCTACGATGGATATGGAGATTTTGTTGCTAAGTTACAAAGTAAGAATGCTGGTATAGGAGAAATTCGTGCGTATATTAATAATGAAGTGATTGCTTCTGTGCTCAATCGAGATGATGACAATGCTCCAAGTGAGATTGCTGATCGCGTTATTACATATGAATTCATTGACAAGATATCTTACTCGTATCGTGGCGACGCAGGGGATTATGTCAAGAAGAAGTTTGATGAGTCTGATGTAGCTGAGGATGGTTCATAATGGATGTGACTATTAAAGATTTGATGAGCAGTCATATAAAAGACTATCTTCCAAAAGATCCTTTGGAAGACACCAATTCTGTTGATTTAGATATTGGTAATTTGGTAGCTAAATTCATAAATCCAATTGATATGTTTCGCAGCTTTACCACACCAAATGTTGTTGGAGACTTGGTTCAAAATCAGTTAGTCCCAGCTAAGCTGCCACAAGAAAGCCGATGTCATGCGTTTTATCGTATGCTTGGACTTCCGTCAATTGATGCTGATGGGAATCTATTTAGTCCAGGTTTTCCGTTGAGGGATCAAGATCAACAAGCTGATATAAATAAAAACATCAGCCAATCATTGAAAGAGGTGATTGCAAGGCGAGAATTTGATGCACAATCTAGGTTAGCTGTATTTTCTTCACCTAGTGCTGATACTACCATATTCAGTCTTTCGATGGCTATACCTGGTGGGCAACGATCGTTTGCGATAACACCGGGGGATTTAGTGACTGTGGATGCGACACCAAAACCAATTCCTGCCCGCACGCAATACATCAATAAGATATACTCTAATACCGACGGGTCTGTGATTGAGAATAAGTTTGAAGCCGTGTCACATATTCTCGCTCCGTTTATAACAGATCTGGTGATTGCGAATAATGTTGAACCAAAATCTGGATCAAATAGTGTTCTTGTAGGTAAGCCATTTTTGAACAAGAAAGATCTTGAATTTGAGTCCGGAAAATATGTGTCGCGTCCAGGTCTGGAATTTATTCTGCGCATTAGACTTCGAGAACAGAATCTTTATGATAATCTTTTGCGCGCAAGTGCGGTTGGCAGTGTAACTCCTGAATTTGCTAAGACAGAGACCGGATTAATAGAACTTGGTGTTACTGAGCAAGACGCCAAGGCATTGTTTGAAACTGGTTTAGTGGATAGACGTACTGTGTTTGAATTATTGCAGACATTCAAAGGTATCATAAAGCTGTATTACCAAGCTCTAAAGGAAATGGAAGAGGTTAGCAGTAAAATAATGTGGGCCCCATTACCAGGAATTGGAGGGCCAGAGTCTGGAACTGAGGTTTCAACAAGCTATATAAAGCCAATAAAGTTTTTGGATATGTGGGAAATTGAAAAAAGGATTTCAGGCCTAAAAGTCAAATCCCTATTAGCTGACTATCAAGTAGATATTGGAAAGAATGATGATGACTCTACCTTGAATTATAGTGACTTCACCATTTCTGAGTTCCAAAATGTATCAGCCGAATTTTCAAAAGATCTTTCAGAGCAAGAGTCACAGAGAAACAACTTAGAGGCCAGAGGAAGTAGTGCTCTAAAGACCATTGAATTGATGAGCGGTGATGTGAGTGGCTTGGGACTTATCGATATTATTGCTGTTTATGTATCTCTTTGGTCAATGAAAACATCAGATCTTTTGAATTTGATTGATGATGCTGCTGCTAAAAGACTTGATTCTATTCCAGAATTACGCAACAAAGACACGAAGGAACGAGCTGAAAAGATAGGTAATGCCACCGCTGCATATAATGAATTGGCTACTCGTATTTCTGATGTTCTGTCACAGGGGGATAAAATATTAGCTGATTTGAGAGGATCCCCAAAAAAGAGTGGTTTTGGGAATGTGGCGGCTAATCAACGTAAGGGATAATTGCGCATAATACTATGTCCTTTGACTTGAAACTTTTTGGGGGTGATCTAGAGATATCCAATGGTGATTTTGCCATTGTGGAAGATGCTGATAAGCTAACTCAAGATATACTTAAATTGGTTAGCACTCAACTTGGCTCAAACCCATTCTTTCCCTCTTATGGGTCCCCCATTAGCCAGGCTTTGATTGGTACTAGCGAGTTGAGTTTTGCGCAGGAGGTGGCCACCCAACAACTCAAGGCAAGCATTGAGCGGCTAAAGGATCTTCAGCAAGATCAGATGAGGAACAACCAGATTGTAACTCCTCAAGAGCAGATTGCCATCATCCGAGACGTATACGTCAACCAAGCCAAAGATGATCCTAGATATTACTATGTGAATTTGACAGTTATCAATAAAGCTTTTCAAAGCGTACCTATTTCCTTTGCTGTAGTAACTAGCTAATAATCCGGTATTCTGGGAGCAGTGGATATATGCTATTTTGTATCTTTGAGGTAACATGGTACGGGTTAGGACTGCAAATGATATCGTTCTATCAATTATAGATTATTACAGAACTTCGCAGCAACAACTTGACCTAAAACCAGGGCAGGTAGCTCGTGACCTTCTGGTGGATGGCCCTGCTGTTCAGTTAGCCAGTTTGTACGAAGAGTTGCAGAGCGTTCAATCTGCTCAATCTCTGTTCTTGTCTATGGGATCTGAGCTGGATGCGCTTGGTTCAAATTTTGGAGTTTCTCGTAAGCAGGGCACTGCCTCTAGCGGCATAGCTGTGTTAACTTTCAATAACATTGAAGCTGATATACCTATTACTAAGGGTAGTATTGTTACGGCTAGTAATGGAGCTTCTTTCACAGTGATTAGCTCTATGACCGTGGCTGTAATCAATAAGAATACCTATCGAGCAACCGCTTCTAAGTATTCTGCCGCCCTGTCCTTTGTTGGAATTTCAGATCAGTATGCTGTAGAGGTGAATGTTCAGGCTACTTCTAATGGTAATGGAGGGAATATTTCGGCCTATGCATTAAACCGCACTACAATTCCTGGAGTTTCTCACGTTATTAATGCAGCTCCATTCCAGGGAGGGTCAGCTGCCGAGAGTGATTCGGCATTCAAGCGCAGAATTTTCGGTGTATTCAATGGCTCGAATACAGGAACCGCTACAGGTTACAAGAACACCGTTCTATCTGATCCTGATGTTATTGATGTTTTAATAGTTGGGCCAGGTGATTCGTTAATGACTCGTGACGGAACTCAGGTACACACCGCAGAGGATGGTACTCAAACTATTGTCTCCGAGGGTACTGGAGGTAAGGTTGATTTATATGCTTATGGTTTTCGTCTAACAGAGATTGTCGATGGGTTTGTATACTTCGATCATAGCAACAAGAACGACCCTACAGATTCCTCTAATGATTTTGTACTTGGGCAAATTGAAGCAGACACAAATAAAACAGTATCTCGCAAAAGAATTGATGACATTAATAATCAAACTCTCCCAAACCAGCCTGCTACAAACATTATCTCAATTACAGGCTCGTCTAGTGGTTCAAATTTCATACCAAAATCTGTAGATGCTTCCGGAGTTATTTCTGGAAACTATGAACTATTGCGAGACACTGGAGTATATGCAGGTAGTCCCTGGGGGTTTGATCGTCTGCATTGGATTGATGACCGCATTCGTGACTTAGTAGAAGATATTACCAAAGGGAAGTTCAATAGCCAGGATTCTACTAACTATTCTGATGTGACTTTTATTAGCAGAATAAAGCAGAATATCCAAATTGTCAATGAGAATAGTAGTATAACTCCATCAGATCGCTCATCTATTCAATTATCTCATTACCCACTAACTTCTGTAACTCGCGTATTCAATCAAACGACCGGAGAGCGCTATCTGGTTACCAATCAAAACCCTGATGGTGGAAGCATCAATACGACCGGCAGGATTACAATCTCAGGATCGACGCTTCCGGCTGTCAGTGATATCTTACAAGTAGATTATATTTGGTTGTTTGACTACGATCCGAATTGGGATTTTGACAACAAGATAACATCTAACAACATACGTTCAGTTGTAAATAGTATTGATTGGGGATATTCAAATGAAGTTCGGAGAGAGGAGTCAATTGTTAGTTATGAACTAGACGGATATGTTGTGTTGGTTACTCATCCAATTAATGCCGTTGTGTCTGTCAATTCGTTTATTGAGAAGATCGGTACTGGAATAGATGGGGACGGAATGGTGCAGCAGTACAACGGTCGATTAGGGGTAGCTGTTGATGCCGTTGTATCAAACGTTGTTTCTGTTGTTCTTAATTCGAACGGTGCTGAAATTTATAATACTGGTGCAAATGACGGAAGTTTTAGCGGATCTGTTGTTTTCTTTCCGACTGACACAACAGCTCAGATAGATGATATTGTAGATGTAAGATACAATGCTTCAGATCTGTTTATTAAAGATGGTATTAATGGTAGTTTTAGTGACAACAAGATTACCCTTCTTAAATCTGCTGGTGTTGCCGGGGAGATTGTAGAGGTAAATTACCTGGCGAACATTACTCAACTTGTTCCATCAGTTATATTATCTCAATTACCGATTTATCGCAACCAGAACGGTTTCTATTTTGGAACCGGAAATACATTTGGTGTCCAGCCTACGACACATATATATGATATTCCAATTTCTTTGATTCCAGATCCAGCCCCGCCAGTTAATATGAACTTACGAAAGGCTCCAAGTCGATTGAAGCTTACGATTGCCGGTACGATTTCGCCTGGAGTTATCACAGTCTCTGGTACAACCATTAGTGGAATTTTTGATGGTGTCTTTACGGCTACGGCAAATGGGTTGGCTCAAGATCTGTCGCCACTAATTCGATCTGCTTTAGGTTTGAACAGCAACCAATCAATTCCAAACAATGTTAGTATTATTAGTTTGGTTGGGTTTGAAAAAGTTGAAATGTCTGGAACTGAGGTAATTTCAGTAGATCATGTTTATGATGTATTTGGGTATGGAATTCGCGACAATATATTTTCCAAATTTGAAGCTACTACCGACACTTCGCTTAGCACAACTCAAATCAAGCTTCCAAGTACAGTTGGTAATAATATCAACTCACCAAAGATTGGGGATAAGGTAAGAGTTACATTCTACATTAGCAAAACCAGTGATATAGAAAATGTGTCGTTTAGCAAGAGTGGAAATCTATATACTCAAAAGATCTTTGCATTTGTAGATGTTGTATCGGTGTCTAGTGGATTTACATCAAACACATCTCAAGCCGCTACACTTTCAATTGCTCCGCAAAACCAGCCGATACAAGGCACTAGATATTCGGCATATTACGATTACTTAGCTCCAAAACCAAACGAAAGAATCACAATACGCTACAACGCCAATCAGGTAATTACTGACAATACATTTGCGATTGAACAGACCAGATCAATTGGAGCTGATGTTTTGGTCAAGGCTGCCGTGCCGATTCTTGTAAATCTAACCATTGCAATTGTTGTATCTAGAGGGTTTGAGACTTCAAGTGCTGTAGTAGTACAGAATGTTAAAGATGCAATTACCAATGCGCTGAACTCTACTGCCTTAGCAACAACGGTAGACGCCTCAGACTTTATCAATGTGGCTTATACAGTTAGTGGTGTAGACCGTGCTAGAATTTTGGCTTTCAACAAAGATGGAGTTGTAGGACAAGTATTAAGTATTACAGCACAGAGCAATCAATATATACAAGCAAATAAGGTTTTGGTACAGATTGAGACTAGATAATAGGTAGCAATGGCAAATCTCAGAATATTGGACATAAATGCAGCGGATAGCAGAACTGTCAAGGTAAGGTTTTCGGCTGCACTGGCAGCTGACATCGGGCAGTCGAACATACAGATTTTGTCTGAGGTTGTGAATATTCCTGATGTTGAGGTTCTTCTAGTAGAGGTTTCTGACGATATTTTGATTATTACTACCCTTCCGCAGACGCCTCTTGCACGATACAGGATAGTTTTTCAATCTACCAATGCTGTCAAATTCAGAAGTTTGGATGAGCGACAGTTCTTACTTGAAGATGGAAGAACTAACATAGCTAAAGTGTTGGGAGCTGAGAATGATTACAACCCAATTCGCGATAATTTGGTAACATTTTTGGGTGGACAACAGAGCGTCTACGATCTTTCGCGTGAAACGATAATTCGTTCCATTTTAAATCAGACCGCCGATCTGCTAAACAAAGCACAATCAGATGTTCGTCAAGTTAAATCCTCAAACTATCTTGAGATTCTTATCAAAGACGAGGTGAAAACCAGAAGTTTTGGACCTTGGGATCGCTTGAATCAAGAGGGAGCTTTCAAAATATGGCGAGTTGGAGCTGGTCCTACTAATGAAACGATAAATGGAGTTATTACATTTGATAGTTTTCCATCAGACCCTATAACTCTTCAGCGCGATGTTGTGACGGATGAGCAGTTGGTACTTGGAATTGGAAATGGAACATATAATGATTTGATATTAACGCTTAATCGAACTCCAGTTACTAAACTTACAGGTATAACGATCCAATATTTTGCTGGCGGAACGTTTGTATATGACATTCGTTCACTTGGATATCAGATCAAGGACCAAAAATACGATACTATGTTTGGTCGTCGTCTAATTACTTTAGCTGATAACCAAATAAAGTTGAATGACATACTTAAAGAAGATCCTAGTTTCGTTCTTCCGAGCGGAAATGATAAGATTGTAGTATCGTATGAGTTCAAGTCTCTCGGGCGCGTCGTTGATGAAACCAGTATTGAGGTTGTAGAAGTTGTAGAGGTTGTAAGAGAGGCATCTCCGGCCATTATCACGATGTTTTCTCTGAAAAATGCACCTATAGTGACTTCAGGTGATAAGAATCCTATATCTGGTGGTGTTCAATTTCTAGATCCATACTCTGAAACCCCATTTCGTAACACTCATCCGGCATTTTTGCGAGAAATTCCGTATCGTGAAGGCGGTTTGCCAAATTATCCTGGTGAATATTCGATAGATTACGCAACTGGCCGAATTTTCGTCTATGGAGCGGTGAAGAATGATGGTACCGGAGATTTTCCTCCAGCAATGAATTACTACTATCGAAAAACATACATACCACGTTTAGATTACACGTATGTTCCTGAGTTTATAGATATAGTAGCCTCTCCTTTGCGCGAACTGGTAACCAAAACTGCAAAAATTAACTACCTATTTGAGCAAACCTATGTTCCGGATATCGATTATGTAGCAAATGTACATGTTGAGAGCTTGAATGAGCGTATCCAAAACAGATTGGCTACACTTGATTCGTTGTACACCTTACATTCTCCGGTTACTGATGTTTTCAGGATCTACAACGAGACAACCGGAGAAATATATTCTCTTAGAAGATTTTCTGACCAAAAAATATTCTTTGATTCCCGAACTCCGCCACGAATTACTGATATTAATTTCGAAAGAGCTTCTTTTACTCCTGTTTTGAACGAAACGTTGATTCTAGAATCTGAATCTACAAATATTCTAGGTACTCGCGTTCTAAAAATACGAATTGAAAACCAAAACATCATGGGTAACACCGATGATGTGATTGGATCTAGTTTTAACACTAGCGTTGGGTTTAGTCAGACAGATATCTTTATCAAAGAATTGTATTACGATGCGCAAGAGCTATCTGAAGCTGTAAATATCAATCGGTTGTTGATTGGGCAGTATCAAATCAACTATCGCGCCGGACTTATCTATGTTGGTGTTACGAATTCTCAAAGTTTGAGCATCGGAACGGTTTCGTACAAGATTCCTGTGGTTGCTCCAATCAATCCTCATGTAATTTCGGTTTCTGAGGTTTATAACAGCATTAATCCAAACTTTGGCCCTTCAAAAACCTTAGATTATACTGGTTTTGGCGAGGCATTCATTACTCCAACTCCAAGTTTGATGGATTTTTCGGATGAGCGCTTCACGAACAAGGATTCGCTTAACTCCTACTTCGTTTATAGCGGAACAATCACAGTCACTGATGATATCAAAACGATTCGAGGCATCTTTGACGGCTACGATCTAAACAATCATACTGATCCGCTTAATTTCGCTGAACATTCAACCTTTTCTGCCAACGTAATCACTCTAGGAAGTGTTGATCAAACATGCAGCACAATAATCAGCGGCTCACTCACAATAACTGTCCCATTTGTTTCGGCGGGCATTGAAATTGGCAGTGTCACTAGTATTATTCGTACCAGTGATGGCGCGCAGTTGGTTGATGGATATACCAACTTTCTTGGTAACGTAATCTATCTCAATGGAGATATTGCAGTACCAGGAGATGCAGTTGATGTGCAATATACCGTTGTAATGAATGGAGAAGCTACTCCAATCATAGATTACAATCGTGGAGATTTCTTTATCAATTATTCCAGTGTTACTGATGAGATTTTAATATCATATGAGTGGGGCGACAATGTTATCGATCATAGAACCAGCAATATCCTTAATGAAGGCGATACATATTACGTAACGTATTCAATTGGAGCTCTTCGAAATTCGTTGCTGCAAAACTTTGGAACCCTAGTACAAATCCCAGAACTACAGGTCTTTGATGAAGATTTAGACCGCGAAATTTATCGAGATATTCTACAGGGAGCCCTGCAGACCTTCCCGCTTGGGCCAACTATCCCTGCCATGAAGGAATTGATTGCTAGGGTAACCCAAATTGATCCAGAGATTGTCGAAGCGGCATTCTGGTCACTGGGAGTCAGCTATCTTGCCAAGGTTCCGTCTGGTGTTCTTGGGACGCCTTACTTGGCATCTGGATTCTTTGATCAAGGCTTTGCTGTTACGAAAGCTGGCGATGGTGCGACCCTTCCAATCTCCAACAATCTAAGGCTGGAGGAGGGAACTCTAGAGTTGTCCGTTATGACAGATTGGGATGGTATTGATAACGATGCCACTATTACTTTTGAGCTATTAAAAGATGGATATGTGGTACCGGCCGAGAATATCTACATTGGATCAAAGTGCTATCATCCAACATTGACTTCCGCAGGAAAATTTTCAATAAATAGAACAGATGAGCATAGCCCAGAGGGTTTGCCGGCATTGATTTTTGTATGTACTGGTATATTCATTTACTACGACACAGATATTAAGCATTGGAAGGTTTTGGCCAAGGATGCTCCTGATGGGTATGTTTATACCGGAACGATTACTACGTCTGGTTCATTTTATGATGTGAATTTGATTCAAAGCATTAATGAAGAGACTGATTTCGTACGTTCAGGCCTAGATAAAGTAGAATTCGAATTTCGTTTGGACGGCTATGATATGGCAAGCCCAGATGGTTACGATGGATATAGTGCGGTTATACCTGGCACTTCGTTTGATGGAATTCAGTTCATGTCAGACGATCAGCATTATTTCTTCGATTTCGGGAAGAATGAAACACAGAACCGCTTCTCTTTATACAAGGATGGCAGAGGGTATCTGATATTTGAAGTGTGGGATCGCGGCGGATTTGGTTTAATACAGCCTGATCGAAGGAATGTATATCAAATCAGCGCTGATATTCAGAATTGGGCAGCTGGACAAAAACACTCTATCGGAATTTCTTGGATTCTAAATTCATCTGATCGTAGAGATGAAATGCATCTGTATGTGGATGGGCAGGAGACTCCAAACTTGGCACGTTATGGAAACGTTCCGGATGTTGCATCATACAATAGATTCAGAACTGTAGTACCAGAGCAAATTGTAGGAGTTGCGTTCAATAACTCTATTATTGGAAACGATTTGGTCACGATCCAAGGCTCGAATTTGGTAATGTCTCCATCTGTAAACCTATCATCTCTGGATGATGGCTATAAGATCGATATTTTAGAGCAAAACTTTTTGACATATGTTATCTCTATGGCTTCTGGAACTCAGATGACGCTGAATGCTCCAATGCCTGCTTCTTTGAATAATGCCCGCTTCATTATCAATCCTCCGCAGTTTGTTGTAGGTACAGAAATTGATATCTACAAGAATATTGGTGTCTTTGTTCGCGATGGTTATGGTGTGGAACGCGAAATTCCAGGAACCAGAGCAGAGATTCCATCCTATTCTATTGATCGTAATACACTCAACCAGAGAATTATTACTATCTTCGATAATGTCAATGCCGGAGATATCGTGCTTATCAAGACCTTTGGTTTGAATCACAGACGATCAAAGGACAGAGTTTTTACTTGGAGTGGTAGTTCAATTCTAAAGACAGGATTGCCTCCGCCAATAAACCTGGATGATGTGTCAATTAAGACAGTGATTCTACCATTAAGTTCAGTTGGGCCGGGTAATGCAGATTTTATTGATGGATATTTCACTACAACTTTTGGTGGAGTTGAACTTAGTTATTTGGTTGATGACTTAGGTAATTACCTAATTGATGATTTTGGAAACTTCTTTGTGTCAGAGCAGGGAATAAATCTTGTTGATGCTTTTGGTAACTTTATAATAGATTCATTTGGGAATTTTATATCTATAGGCGGCGCTGAAACAAGCATTATTGAAATTAGTTTTACACAACCAAGCAATTACATTGAGGGGAGGCAGTTGGAGATTAGGATAACAGGTGATAATGTTGACTTCACAACACCAGCTATTGTGATCATTAGTGGAACATCTACTATTAGCCCTAGTGAGACTTTGACATTTACAAAACCAGGGAAACAGAAAACTATATCAAAATGGAAGCGTGTTGAATCTATTTTTGTAAAAGTCGTTCCGATAGATTCAACTGATGATAGTGTTGCTATTGAAGTTAAAGAAGCATATTCAGTGACAGAGCCGGATGGGAATAGCCTGTATCCTGTTATTAGGTTTGCTTACAAAACTCAAGCTGGAGGATCTCTTCGTAGTGATGGTTATGGCGATTTCACTATCGTCAGCGATCCTTTTGGTTATTTTCCAGCCTCAGAGGTTGGTCAATTACTCAAAATTACATATCCAATATCTGCTATTGGTATCTATACTATTGTTGAGAGAATTGATAATACAACTATTCGGCTTGATCGAAGTGTTGGTGGGTACTTTGAAAATGGATCCTATGTTACGTACAATATAAGTATTGGGCGCAGTGGTTTCCAGAATGGATTCATTTTCCTTGAGAAGGCAGGATTTACAAACGATCCATATACTTTACCACCTGGATGGTACGATGTAGATTACGCTTCGTATCTTGAGGTTCCGTTCAATCCTCTGACATCAGAGATTGGTATTATCGGAAATGATATTACGTTTAGTAAGCCAGCAAAGTCTATCCTGGATGAGTTCCGAATTCTCAGTAGACAATTGACAGATACTCGTATTGGTGAGACGATTGGATTAAATGAGGAATCTATTACTACAGGCGCAACTAAAGTTTCTCCGTTCATCAAGAATATAGATACATTAGCCTTGTTCCATTTCGACAAGTTGCCATTAGTAAATGACAGCGATTTTTACCAGTTCGCTAATAAAGAATATATACAGTCTGGTAGTAGTGTCAATTCTAGGTTTGGACACAGTATTGTCATCAAGGATAAGGGGTTGGTATTTGATAACGGTGGTTTGTTGGACACGTCTAATGAGGGCCTAATTGAGTTTTGGGTTAGCCCAAGGTATGATACTTATAACGATCCTGGCATTCGGGTTTACTTTGATGCTGCTGCGAACGTTATCGAAGAAACCGTAAGCATCACTAAGGGTAGATTAAAGCTTTCAACACGAACTAATCGTATATTATATGTACGTTTGGTTACGGATACAAAGCTACAGGGCACTAATTACTTCAATGGTGGAATTATCGATAGTGACGGGAAGACTCTTCTTCTAAACTCACCTCTTCCATACCAGAACACGCCCGTAAAAGTAGCTTATGTACCATCTGGAGTACGTGGTGATCGGCTGACTATTTCGAAGGATGGAGAAGGATTCATTTGCTTAACTGTCAATGCTAACGGTCAAGAGTATCAAACTCGACAACCTATATTCTGGCCGCGTGATTCGTGGCACAGAGTTAGGGCTTCTTTCAAGTTCAATCGCCAGGACAATAAAGATGAGATTCGATTGTTCGTGGATGGTGAAGAACGTGGGACTTTGCTTTTTGGGCAAAATGGTATTTTATTTGGCCAGGATTTAATCTGGGGTCAGGCCGCGATAGGAGGAGTAGGAAACCAAATCTATCGAGCTGATATAAATTTCACTGATACGGTACAACAATTCTCTGTAGGTCAGGACTTTGCTGGTAATTTCGGAGCACAGGCTAGGTTTGATAATTTGAAGATTTCGAACCGATCTATTGATCCGCTCATTATTGCTGGACAGCCCAGGGACATTTATTACAATACAAATATCGATTTCATCTATCCATCTATCGTGGATGCTTTTACAACATTCTTGCTGGACTTTGATAAGTCTGTAGAAAAAACGGAAGATTTCTCGGTAATCCATGACCCAACATTTGGTCTTTTCAATTTTGGCATCAACATCATTGATTCTTTTAACATAGTTACAGGAGATCTGCGCGTCCAAACTGTGTTGGAGGCCCTGATCAATGCTCTCAAGCCAGCCATCTCTAAGGTTGGTATTCAATATGTGAAGTGAATATGATAAATCTATCAGTATCTCAAACTCAAGTCAAGTGGTACGACGGACAGCAAATTGATCAGGACGATATGACTACTGAGTCAGATCGTAACGTCAAGATTGATGCTTCAATTGTCCAGAATCATTTTGGTTCAGGTGTGCTTCCATCTTCCTCATCGCAAATTGTAATTTTTGATACTGATTATTTGTTCTCTGATCAGGCGGCACTGATTGCTTCGAATGACTTTGATGGAACAGGGCTTAGACCTTTGGTACAGCCATCAGATGCTATTCTAGGTAATCAACTTGAAGTTGAATTATTAGATTCAGAAACGCAGGAAATTCACAAAAGAATAACTAAAGTTGGAGGCCGTTTAAGCATTAAAGTATTAATTATCGGTTTGGATTTCCAGGGTAATTTACAATATGATAGGTTCTACTTTTACAAGAAAGAGAAGCAGGCCACAAAAAAGCATTACGCTAAGATACTTGCCATATTTACCAATGACTTTCTTGGGAATGACAATTGCTCACGTTTGTTAGGTGGGCGTGTAGTTATTAGAGAAACCAGCGCATTCCAGTTATCGCGTGACGGCATCATGATTGCGCAAGATGTGCAGCCAAATCTATTCTTTCGAGACTTTAAGACTCCAAACCCAGCAGCCACTCTATACCAGACTATTCAAGCTGGTATTGGACTTCAGTATAATGTAGACGCCCTCCATATCAATACCACCGTCAAAAGTGATTTTGAGTTTGTTCCAGGAGATGTGACCACAAGGATATCTGAGAAATTCTTGGCAAAAAATAACAATATCCAAAAGATTACAGTTCTTCTGGGTGTGCGCAAAAACAATACAGATATTGAACATTATTATGATTGGAGTGGTGAATTAGTAGTCAGTGTGTTCGAACTTCAAAGCACAGTGACGTCACCAACCGAACTAGTTCCTGGTCTAGCTATTGAGTTTGATCCTAATCCAATTCCACTTACCCAATTCAGTATAGATAAAGTTAGTTTAGAAAATCGTGGATATGTTCTAACCGATGTTCTTCAACCTATTGATTTGATATATAACAATTCTATCTTGGGCAACTCAGCCAATCCGGTTATTGTGCCTGGAAAGTACTATGCTATTTCAATTGGGCGTGCCGGTGATAGCAGTACAGGAACTATTTTTACTGGTATTGGAAATAGTCAGGTAACGGATGATCGCCTATCTATTTTTACTACTGAGTGGACTGATATTCCAGAGGCAGATCTTTGGTATCAGGTTTGGTCCGATACTGCAAAGGTAGCGGATGGAATGGCCTATGATGCTGGCAATGGTATCCAAATTCCCAAGACAACTATCAATGATTTTGGGGCAGTTGTGGATTATGCATTTGACCAAAATTCATTTGCAGATACAGGGCAAAATACCCTAAACACTGGTGTTGTAGAAGCTGTAGAGAGGCAGTTTCAGCAAGCTCAAGATGAACGTACAGGTAACCCAGTATTTTCTCGTCAGCAATTTGAGCCTAGTTTCAGCTTTGCCACAAGTGCAACGTTATCTATCATTAGGGAAAATACCGATCCAGTGATTATTGGTTGCTCACGAGATGTTAATGCCAAGGTCAATAATGTAATTTCTGGAACTCAAATATTCCCAGGTTTAGCTAAAGGGAATACTTTCATTATTATTAACCCAAATGCAGACCTAATTTCCCAGCAGTTAGTTGGTAGTAAACTGATTCCAAACAATAATTGTGCAGGAATTGGCTATAGTATTTCTGCGGTTCGTCTTTGCACTGATGGTTATGGAGATGTGAATGGAGATGGTATTATCGATCATTTTGATTATGATCGAGTTACTCAGTTGTTAGGGCAATCTCTATCACTTGAGTCTACGCAGGCATTAATTAATGCTGGTGTATACGATACGCTTGAGATTATTCGTGCTGACGTAGATGGTGATGGATACGTTTCGCATAATGATATTGATTTAATTTCTGCCTACATATCAAAGGATGGTTATCATTCATTCCCGGTAGGCTCTAGCTTCACTCATATTGAGATAGAAGTTCAAAATTCAACTGGGAGATATGATGGATATTACGATTGTGATGGGTATATCCGAGTCCATGGTGACAGCACCAATAAAGTAAATCCAGCCGATCTGTCAGCTATTGATTTGAAGTATTATGGATTTAATAGCGTACCAAACATTACCGCAGAGGATCCTGCCTTTATCCTAGTACCATTTGTTCCAGTGCCGTTCGTGGTTGCTCCAATACCGTTTTGGAAAGATTACATGCTACAAGTCAGCAGCGAGGCTAGGTTGGTACCAGCCACGTTCACCTTTGCTAACGATACCAGAACTCTAATAGATCAGAATACCGGGGTCTGTATCGCTGATGAAGCTATTGTGTGCATCGATCCTTTCGAGTTCGGAGGTGCATGCAATCCTGGAAGGAACGACTTCTTTGTTCCTGACAATCTTATTATTGGAAAAGGGCAAATTCTTGATCGGTCCGGAAACTATTTCAAACAAGATTTTGAGGTTCATACCATTGTCTTAGAGCTACCTCAGGGGATTAAATTTAACCAAGCGGTGATTGATGTTTATCAAAAGCTGGTTTTGGATAGTGGTGATGGTTTCACTTCCACTGGATATCCTGCGGCGAAATTTGCTGATTGCACTACGGTAAAATCAGGTGCATTGGAAAGTAATCAACTTCGATTTGGCGTGTCGATTCAATCAATATTCCCAAATCAGGATGGAACGGATATAGATGGCTATGGAATTATCATTGATAATGTCTTTGGTGTTCATATGGATCAGTCAACTGGATTGATGACACTAACAATTAATGATATATCTAGCAGTGCGCAATACCCAGATTTGAGAACCAAGGTACTAATCACTGTATATCTCAAGAAAGCTGGGTGGAGCAATGTTCCGCTAGTAATACCTTACAACCAAATAGCTGGTCTGTTCATGTCTGGCGTAGCATAGATTTAATCGGAGAAAAATGAAAAAATTCATAACGTTATCATTCTTATTGTCGGCTTTGTTGCTATCATGTACCACAAACAAAACCAATCCTATCCCGCAGGTTGACGTTGGAGCAGCTGGAGCGGTTGGTATTGGTGGTGGTTTCAGCGCTGCTGGTACCTGTGATGTATCTGAAAGCGATGCTGGAGCTGGCGGAATTGCTGGAGTTGGTGGTAAGTAATAGTCGAGAAGATGTAATTTATAGCCTTTTCAATTCATATGAGGATAAAGTTTCAACAATTTCTATTTGGCCAAAATCATTCATGGCAAATTGTAGGACAGAATTTAGGTAGAGCACTTATAAAATTAGGTCATGATGTAGAATTTGTTTCAACAGACGGATTTGAACAGAGATTTGCTCCAAGTGACTTACTTCCTTTTGTTAGACAAAATCCTACTGGTCAATACGACTGTCAGATTAGTTATACAGCTCCTCATAACTGGCCCAACTATCTAAGTCATGGTACCAAGAACAGATTTGGTATTTGGAATTACGAGTACAACAATAAAAGGTCAGTTGATAAGAACCAATCATTGCTGAAAGGATTTGCTAAGTTCTATAAATCAACTGACCTTGTTCTTCCATCCTCTAATTTCTCAAAAGAAGTATTCATTAATATGGGAATTCCTAATGAGAATATGGTAGTTGTTCCTCATGGAATTAACCTTCAAGATTTTGAGAGTGATAATACTTTCAAACTAAATACAAAAAAGACAAAAAAGATACTTCTCAACATTGCACAACCACATCGTAGAAAGGCTTTGCATCTTGCATTGAAGGCTTTTGGGCAGGCTTTTACCAAAGAAGATGATGTATGTTTGATAGCTAAGGTTTTCAAGCAGAACAAGAAGGATCATCCGTTTGACATTGACTTTACTGGGTTATTTAAGACGTTTCAGACGAAGTTTCCTCTGCACGCTGAGGTTGAGTTTGTCTATTCATACATCCCTAATATCGCAGACTTGTATAAATCCTGTGATATAAATTTCTCAGCTACATTTGCTGAATGTTGGCACTTACCGTCTTTGGAAGCTCTTGCCTCTGGTATTATTAATGTGGTTCCAAGATATGGTGGACAACTTGATTTCTGCAATGATGATAACTCACTTCTTATCGATGGAAATATTGTCAGAGCTCCCAGAGATCACCAGTATTGGGAGTCAACCCCTCACGCCGTGCATTTTGAAATAGATACAAATGATGCAGCTCGTAAACTACAGAGAGCAGTTTCTGAGTTTGATACTTTGAAGGCTAAATTTTCACCAAACATGACGGAGACGGCCAAGAAGTTTACCTGGGAGAATGCAGCTAATCAGATTTTGGAGTTGTGCCATGATTGAAAAAAAACTAGCTATCGTAATCCCGGTTTGGAATCAATGGGCCTATACTAAGAGAGCCATTATCGATTTAGCTGCTCTTCCAGACAATCATTTATTGGTGATTGTTGATAACGGAAGTACTGATGGCAACTCCCAGCTAAGAAACTCCAATAGGCTTGAGATAGTCCGTCATTCCTCTAACCAGGGGTTTTCTAAAGGTTGCAATAGCGGATTTAAACGCGCCGTAGAGCTTGGCTATGAGAATGTCATGTTCCTCAACAATGACATCCGGGTATTCGCCGAGGGTAAGGACGTTGAAACGTGGACAGAGCCATTGCTTCAGGCCGCACAAGATGGCTACATCGCCGGTCCAACTGCTGGGTATTTGGATGAGCAATTCAACTTCATTTGCGAGGCTTCCAAGCTCCCCACGCGCGGGTATGGGTACCTGAGCGGCTGGAACATCACGGCTTCCACCAAGACGTGGCAGAGGTTGATTTTAGATGGTGATACTGGGCCGTTTAATACCAGATTCATTTCCTACTTCGAGGATACTGACCTATCTCTTCGAGCGCAGAAGATGGGTATTGAATTGAAGATTATAGAAGTTCCTGTTCGGCACATCGGTAAAGTTACCGGCAAGAAGGCTGGGCTTTCAGCGTTATATACACAGTCTCGGAAAACGTTTATTGAACTATGGAGTAAGAAATATGTATAATTGCATATTTTTACAGGCAAGGAACGTATGTTTAATCAGAGTAAAAAGATAACATTGAGTGATTGCCAAAGGTTTGCAAAATCTATAAATGGCGAATGTCTTAGTGATGTTTATTCATATCGGCTAATAACTATGGAGATGCAAAATGGGTCATGAATGGAAGGCTATAATAAATAGTGTTATAAATCTTGGAACTTGGCGTCCTCATTGTCGCGAGACCCCTCGCAAAATTACTGAGAGGATTTCTTTATGATCCATATACTAACTTTGCACTGGAATGCTAAAGATAAAATTGAGAAGCTACATAAGTCTCTAATTCCAGCTGTGGAGATGTTTGATTACAAGTGGTGGATAAAGGACAATGGTTCCAAGGATGGCTCCGCCGAATATTTGACATCCATCCAAAATGGCAGGATAGAACCGTTCTTTTGTGGCCATAATACTGACTCTTTCGCTAGTGGTATGAATATCCTGTTCGAGCGAGCCAAGCCCGCCGATGACGATGTGATTATGCTGCTCAACAACGATCTTTGGTTTGGGGACAAGGCTTCGGTTGTTGAGATGCACAAACTGCTTACTGATGAAGTTGGAATGGTGGGCGCTAGGATTTTGTATCCTGATGGCCAACGGTTGCAACATGCGGGAGTTTACTTCTCTAAGAAGTATAACTACTTTCCGTACCACTATCGACATCAAGAGGTTGGTGATTCGGCATCACAAAAAAATAGAGAATTCCAAGCTGTCACGGCGGCTGTAGTTCTCATTCGGGCAGGTGATTATCGAAGGGCATGTACCACCAACAAGAGTGGGCGTGTTGGAATGTGCGAAGGGTATTTCTGGTCTTTTGAGGATATTGATCTTTGCTTGACAGTTAAGTATCGCCTGAATAAGAAGATTATGTATTGCGGTAAGACCAACATCTTTCATGAGGAGAGTGCCTCCCTAAAAAAGAACCCCATGCACAAACTGATGATGAACACTAATTGCACGCTATTTCGCAAAAAGTGGGAGGGCGTCTATAAGCATGATGACTAATGAAACCCAAGCGCAAATACAAAGCCAGGTACTTTCCATTTTCTCCTGGAATCCCATGGAAAATTGAGCGGGGAAAATATGTCATTCCAGAAATTGATTTTGAAACCTGGCATAAGATTCTTGATGGCCGCAATATCATCATTACTGCGTTCGGCGGCTTATTAGAGTCATTTTTGTCTTTAAGCGCAGTTGAAGCTATTTTATCTATTGACTCTGCGCACAAGGTCTATTGGCTTGGTAATCAAGAGTATTCCTTCTTGGTACGGCTGCAAGGCTTGTGTAAGATCAGTCTCATCAATCTCACAAAAGAAACCCTAAAGCAGTATCCGGTTCCGTTATTTTTGGATGGCAAGGGAAACGCCTACCTTAATGTTTTGAACAATTACATGCAGCGCACAAGCTATTGGGGAAAGTATCCAGAGGAAGTAACAGCGCCAGTTGTAGAACAGATATCTAGAAACATCATGATCCCTTGGGAAAGTTATGCTCCAAAGCTTAGAAATTTGGGGACTGAGTTCATAGATGAGCTCCAAAAAACAGGTCGAATACGCCAAATATCCAAGATTATCTCTATCATTCTGAACGAGACTAATAAAGATCTGTTAAAGTGGAGTCTGCAGAACTTCAAGGAGTTCTCACAACTAGCTTCTCATAAAGGATGGAAAGTTATTGTCTTCACAAACAACACAAATCTATTTCATGGGTCTAATATATTAGCAGTTGAATATAATCCAAGACACATACTTCAAGTCATCAAAAAATCATGGGTAATAATGTCCAATGATATTAATTGGTCATTGATGGCCTTGATGATATCAGAAGCCAAGTTGATATCCAAGCCTATAGATAACCAATATAGCCTATTCAAAAATGCCGAGTTCTTAGGCGCGAACAACGATATATTCACAGATCGAAACCTTTATCCGATAGATGTTTTTGGGATTTGCGAGGGCTTATGAACGATGCCTCTGTATAGGGAATATTTTCTAAGCAAAAAATACAGTTCTCAGAATCGTAGAATTATTCACCAGAGTTGTGGCGAATCACATTACCGGCTCTTATGGTTATTGCCCAAATGAAAGGAAAAATAATGAAAACTGACACTGTTTTAATGATGGTAACATATGATCGACTTGATCTTACCAAGAAGACTATAGAAGCTTTACTAACCAGTACCGAGCATCCGTTTTCTTTGGTTGTAGTGGATAATGGGTCCAAGGATGGGACTGTGGAATACCTTGAAAATATTGTGGGTGTCTACAACAGTGCCCCTCTTCAAGAGTTTCATAAGATTTTTCTTCCAGAGAATAAAGGAATTGCCATCGGGCGCAATCTGGCACTCAAGAAGGCTGATGAGATGAAACCAATTTGGTACTGTTCAATTGATAATGATGTACAGATGCCGAAAAGTTGGTTGGAAGATAGTATCAAAATTCTCCAGGCTAACAAAAGCTACGGAGCTATAGGAGTGAACTTCGAACCAAAACCATATCCTTTGGTAACATTGAATGATTGCACGTTCCAAGATAAGCCAGCTGGAAATCTAGGAACGGCCTGTATGGTATTTCGAAAGCAATTACATCAAATGATCGGATTCTTCAATACCGAGTATAATAAATATGGGTTAGAAGATAGTGATTTTGGAATACGTGCCAGAGTTGCCGGTTTCAAATTAGGCTATGTCAAGCAGATGGGCATTCACTTGGGCGAAGACAATAATGAGGTCAATGAGTATCGTAAATTCAAAACCCAGCAGCATAATGACCTTGTAGGAGTATTTCAAAGAAACTGCGGCTTGTATATGCAGAAACGCAAGCCAATTTATATTCCATTTAAGGATTAAATGATCATCGTAACATCATTCGTATTATCCAAACGCAACGAGCGTAATAAGGAATTTTTATTTGCCCTAACCAAAAACTCAGCAAATGTATTAATTGACTCCATTCATGTGGTAACAGAGGATGAATCTGTTGTTGATTTTGTAAAGAATATAGGTAATGTGTGTGTTTTTAAAGTAGATTCGCGGCCTACTTTTAAGGTACTTGTTGATTACGCAAATACATTATCTGGTCCAGTTGCGATTGCTAATTCAGATATCTTTTTTGATGATTCATTGGCAATACCGGAACCAGGGGTGGCTTTTTGCCTTACTCGATGGTTTCCTGCTGTAAGTGGCAATGGTCCATGGCATGTTCGTCCATGGATTGAGAGTGACGGCATGTCGTTCGATGCTTGGATTTTTCATCCTCCAATAATAGTAAGTGATATAAATTTCTATCTTGGAATTCTTGGCTGTGATGGAAAATTTGCATATGAACTTCACCGCTCAGGATTGAAGGTAATTAATCCATCTAAAAAAATACGATCTTATCATGTTCATGGTTCTGTAATTAGGGATTATGGAGATGAGTGGGTTAAAGGAAGCTATCTTAGAATTGGTATGGTTGATGATTTTAAATATCACTCAAATCTTATCTATGTAACAATAACAAAGGAATAATATGGAAATACCAGACGATATGAAGCAGTTTTTTTCTAATGGAGAATATTGCGAGAAAAATGTATATTACCATTTACAAAGATTGGTTGATTGTAATTCTGTATTTTATGATATTGGAGCAAATTATGGATATTATTCCGTTAGGTTAGCTGGTGTGTGTAAGCAGATATATTCATTTGAACCTGTCACGAAAACTTTTTCAGTATTGTGTGAAAATACATCAAATTTTCCAAACGTGAAACCGATTAAATTAGGCCTATTTAATGAGTTTGGTGAACATGAAATAAACCTCTATAATGTTTCTGGTTGTAATTCTCTGTTTAGAAGAAATGTGAATGTTTTAAGATATGTTGGAGTTGAAAATATTCAATTAGATACTCTAGATCATGTGATTGATTACTTAAACTTACTTCCACCTACTATAATCAAAATGGACGTTGAGGGAGTTGAGAAGCATATCCTACAAGGAGCCTCTAATACCCTAACTCACAAACCTGTATTATTATTAGAATACGGAATAACTACAGCAAATGATTCTGGATATGATGTATCGGATATTTTAGAAATACTTACAGGATATGGGTATAAAATACAAAGCTTATCTGGTGATAATGATTTGTTTTTGTATGATCAAATAGATACCTCTACAACAAATATCTTAGCGACATAGAGTTTCAAGTATAGTTTTATAGCATCTCGGCATACTTGTCTGGTAGAAGATTCCCATTGGATCATTCAAGCATTTAGTTGCTGCAATGGTGAATTGATTAAATTTTTCATTTGAGAATGTTCGTATTGCTTCCATTAGTGGTTCTTTAAGTAGTATTGGGGATTGGTTTGGTTTTTTGATGACAAAGTTTCTTAGATCAAAGAACGTATCTTTGGGAAGTATATCATCAACGTTATATGCCCCCAGATATAAAGGGACTGTACCACTATACATTACGTGTAATGGTTTTTCTGTAAAATAGTTGTGCGAATATATTGGGTCATAGGTATTTTCGGTACATATACCAAACCTATACCTAGATAGAACTCTTATCTTTTCAGGAATAGACCCACGGTAATATCTATTACCTGGATTGCTATGGCCAAACCAATCAACTACAAATCCATTTTCATAAAATAGATCTGCTAACATTTCCCTAAGACAATATATAGACGCTTGATGTGTAGAGGTTTTATTACAAGATATAATAACTACACCATTAATACGTTCTTCCCATGTTGGCCATGTCAGTTTTACATTAGTCACCCTAGAATCACATAGTTCGGAACCGCAGTTGATTGGTACAAATTTATCCTTGATCGCCGAGGTTTCAAAGAATTTATTCGCCCAGCTAAATACCGTTTTGAATTTCGAAAGGTAGTTTAGATCGTAGTGTGATGGAGTGGTAACTATCGGTTCTAAAACAACAATACTGTCTTCTGATTGAGGATCTTTTGCATCTCCAAAAAATATGTTTGGCATCGATGGATCGCGGCAATTTGACATCCATACTTTACCTTCTTCGCCTTCGTATTCAAGAGTTCTACTTTGCCTGGCGTAGTATACAATATTTACTTCTTTGCACATATTCGTGGATATATCAAGAGTTTATGCTCAAGCCTATTCGTGCTCTTGTTTATGAGTTTGATTTGAAGATTCGTGGCGTAATTCATATCGGCGGTCATTATGGTCAAGAATACTCTTCTTATAAAAACTTTGGGCTTACCAATATAGTATTTGTAGAGCCTCAACCAAAAGTCTTTGGAATCCTTTCTCAAAATGTTGGTGTGGAATGTTTGCTATTCAATACCGCGCTTGGTAACTTTGAAGGGAAAACAGAGATGTTTACAGAAGAAGCTAATCAGGGGCAATCATCTTCATTATTGCAACCTAAAAAACATCTAAATCAGTATCCAAATATCATATTCAATAGTAAAGTTGAAGTGGATGTTACTAAGTTAGATTTGCTACCACTTGATTTCCAGCTATATAACTTCATCAATATTGATGTTCAAGGATACGAACTGGAAGTTTTCAAAGGGGGAGTTGAGACACTAAAAAATATAGATTATGTCTATGCAGAGGTTAATAGGGCCGAGTTGTATAAAGGCTGCGCTATGGTGGAAGATATAGATAACTTCTTAGGCGAGTATAAGTTTAAGCGCGTTGATACGTGGTGGGATGGTGTAACTTGGGGTGATGCATTGTATATTAAAGGATGATATGAATCATTTTGTAATTGTAATCCCAAGCTATCAAAATCGTATTTGGTGTGAAAAGACCTTGATGTCAGTTTTGACCCAGGAGTATCCTCATTTCAGAGCAATTTATTCTGATGATTGCTCTACCGATGGAACTGCCGATGAAGTTGATAGATTGTTAGCCGAGAAGGACAAAGATAAGCGTGTCACCTTGGTTCGTAATACAGAGCGTTTGTACGCGGTGCATAACATCTACAACATGGTTCATAGCTGCGATGATGATGAAATCATTGTGATGTTGGATGGTGATGATTGGCTGGAAAATACGAATGTCCTATCCAGGCTTAGTGAGGAGTACGACAAAGGGATATGGATGACCTACGGGCAATATATCTCTCACCATGATCGAGAGATCGGTTGTTCTTACCAGATCCCCAGGGAAATTATCGAGGCAGGGGCGTTTAGGCGCTACAGGTGGTGCTCTTCTCACCTGCGAACATTTTATGCTTGGTTATACAAGAAAATTCGTCCAGAGGATTTGATGCACAATGGTCAATGGCTAAAGATGTCTGGTGATTTGGCAGCTATGTTCCCGATGCTGGAGATGGCTGGTCCGAAACAATCGTTCATTCCAGATATTCTGTATGAGTATAATTACACATCTCCAATCAATGACGGTAAGATAAATAGAAACTTACAGATTGAATTGGAAAGGAAAATACGGTCAATGCATCCATATCAGAGAATATTAGAGAGGTGAGAATGGGCGCTAAAATAGAGCTAGATATTTACACAATATATTCAGAACATTGTCGTGGAGTATCTGTCAGTTATTTGTCGAAAAAATATTCAGTTTCAAGAGAAACATTATTTAGAAGATTCAAAAGCCTTGGCCTTAAAACTAAGACTAAAATGTCTTTATATAATGCTCAATCTGAGAATATAATACGTTTGTATATTTCAAATAATTCAATACAGGATATTTCTTTAACTTTATCAATTCCAGTTACTCAAGTATGGCGAGTTTTAAAATCAAATAACATTAAGGCTACCGAACAATATAATTACGTAAATAAATTTAATAAGTACGAGATTAATGAATATTTTGATACTATAGACACTCCAAATAAAGCTTATTTTCTTGGTTTATTGTATGCTGATGGAAATGTAAACCGTAAACTTAATCAAATTACTTTAAAATTAAAAGCCTCTGATGTTCATATTTTAAATGATATAAAATACGAATTTGGAATAAATGGACCATTATACAAAGATAGACCAAAAAATCCAAGGGCAGAAAATCAACTGGCCCTAAAAATAATCAATAAACGCACAAAAGATAATTTTATAAGACACGGCGTAATTCCAAGAAAAACATGGAGATTAAGTTTTCCATTCTGGTTACCTCAAAACTTGAGAAGTCACTTTGTTAGAGGTTATTTTGATGGAGATGGCTGTCTTTATATTGATCGGAATAGAAATAATGCGTCTTTTGATATATGTGGCACATATAACATGTGCTCTGATTTGGAATTTGTACTGAAAAATTCCATTGGAGTTTGTACGCAAATTTCAAAAGATCGAAATATTTTTCGTATCAGAATTAGAAGATATATAGATGTAGTGGCTGTATGTAATTGGATGTATTATGATGCCAAGTTATTTCTCAAAAGAAAATATGATAAATACCAGGAAATTAGGAGTATGAATGTGCGCAACGTTTTATGAATTAGGAAATCATGGTCGTGCTGGGCAATGCATTATTTCAGATAGCTACCACTATCGGATATGCAAAGAAGTACAACGTACCATTTTGTTTCCCTAAATGGGAATATCAATCTCTCACAAATATACCAGAAGATTGTTTCGTAGACAAGTCATCCATCCGAGTGTCAACTTATTTCAAAGAACCTCGATACGTCTATTCAAACATACCATTTCAAGATAGTTGTTCTCTATCTGGGTACTTTCAAAGCTGGAAATATTTTGAGAATTGTCAGGATTACATAAGGAAAATGCTTTCCCCAATTCCAGAAGAAGATTTAAAAGAATATTGCTGTATTCACGTTAGACGCGGAGATTATTTGAGGTATCCAGAACATCACCCAATTCAAACAATGCAGTATTATATGAGTGCTGTCGAAAAGATTCCTGTGAAGAAATTCATGGTATTTTCAGATGATGTTGCTTGGTGCAAACAGAACTTTACTGGTAATGAATTTACTGTAAATGAAACTTCTTCTGTAACCTCTGATTTTCGAAGAATGGTTAATTGTTCTCATTTCATCATTGCCAATAGTTCGTTCTCTTGGTGGCCAGCCTGGCTTAGTTCAAGAGTTGGTAAAGTAGTTGTAGCGCCTAGTAATTGGTTTGGTTCAAAATTAAAAAAATCAAATCCCATAACAGATCTTATTCCTCCAGGGTGGATTGTTATATGATAAAAAAGGTTATCTTCTTTAATACATATCACAATGGAGATATACATGTGAGTAGGAGCTTGGTCGGAGCTATATCTGATATTTGTGCCAAGAGAAATATACCATGTGAATATTGTCATGGGAATGGTTCTTCTCTATTAGCAGATATAAAAAATCTTACTCATGTACCAAATCGTTACGGTCTACATGCTCATTTTCCAAGTTCAATAGTTGGTAATGTTTTATTCATCAATACTTGGTATTGTGCAGATATGAATAACTTTCAAAAGTACAATCTTACATTTGATTGTTTATACATGAATTTCAAGGAGTCGGCTAAATGGTTAGATATTGATCTGGATACCATTTCCGGAATTGAACTATTCCCGAACATTAATTTTGAACATTTTGCGATTGGTAAGGCAAAAGAATGGTTGGGAAGCCGCTCTCGTCCATTAGTCTTCGTCTCGAATGGAAGTGCTTTATCTGGGCAGGCTACAAATTTCTCCTTTTCTGAAATCATACATAAACTGGCACAAGAGTATGATTATATTGATTTTTTAATTTCTAATACCGAGGCAAATTACAAACCAATGCCGAATACATTCATGACATCAGATATTATCCAGAAGGTTGGGTGTGATCTAAATGAAAATGCGTATTTGGCTGGTCATTGCTCATTGATTTTAGGGCGCTGTTCTGGAGCTTACAGTTTCGCGGTAAATCGCCAAAACTATTGGGATAATCCGAAGACATTTTTGGCCTTCACTACTCTGAAGCCTAGTGAAGCAATTTGGACTCATCAATTCACCCCTCCTGTTCTGGCAAAAATCATATCGCATGACGTATCTGATCATAGGGTGATTGATTTGATTAGAGAGCATCTACCATCAAAATTTTGAGACTAGTACACGTTATATATTGAACTATGATTCCTATCTACAAACCGTTTTGGCCAAAAAACTCCAAGAACTATGCACTGAAGGCGCTGGAGGATTGTTGGCTCATTATGCACGACAACAATACTATCGTGGAAGAACAGCTTGCAGAAAGGACTGGTGCAAAACATGTTATTCTTACATGTAATGGAACGGCCGCTATTCATTTGGTAGCTAAATGCCTACAATATAAGCATCCAGAAGTTACCCAACTTATCGTGCCTAATCTGGTCTATGTTGCTGCCTGGAATGCATTCCTACAAGAAAATTTCGGCCTGCATATGGCTCGAACAAATCTGAATACATGGAACTTCGATGTGGAACATGTTGCTAAGCTGGTTGACTTTAAGAATTCGGCCATTCTTGCTGTTCATAATCTTGGTAATCCACTACCAGTCCAAGAACTTCTTAAATTTGGAATTCCTGTGGTGGAAGATGCCTGTGAAGCGCTATTTGGCAGCTACGGTGGCCAGAAGGTTCCGTCCCTAGGCTTGGCCTCAGCTTTATCATTCTTTGGTAACAAAACAGTTACATCAGGAGAGGGTGGCGCTTTTGTAACAAATGATGATGAATTAGCTGACTATGCCAAAAGACTACGCGGTCAAGGGCAAACAAGTCAAAGGTATATTCACGATGTCTTGGGATACAATTATCGGATGACTAATATTCAAGCGGCGATATTAAGGGGACAATTAGAGTATGCCGATGAAATATTAGATAGAAAAGCTGATATATGGAATTATTATGATGAGGCTTTTTCTAATAGAGAAGATGTTCTTATACAAATGACAGAGAAGGATAGTTCCCATTCAAAGTGGATGTATGGAATTAGACTCCCTAATAGGAATGAATCATTTGAGGTTAAGCAAGCATTCTTTAATAGTCGAGGGTTTGACATTAGGCCAATGTTTTATCCTATGAGGTATCATGCTCATCTAAAAGAAAATCGTAATGTCTGGATTTGTAATGATGAAGTTGGAGATTTAATATCTCAAAGTTCGATAATGCTACCGAGTTTCCCAGATATAACTAGGGAAGAGCAATCAATAGTGATATCTTCCGTGAATGAGTTTTTGTGTCATTATTAATTTCTCGAAGCATTTATGACAACTGTGTAGATGAATTGATGGAATTTAAAACTAAATGTTTAGGGTATTTAAGAGATAAGAGATCTAACTCTGGCTTAGTAAATAATTTGCCAATGAGGTCATGATTGCTGACAAAAGGATAAGATGAATATTGAAATTATCAAAAGAGCTATCTATGCCGTAATTCCGAAGAATGTACATGTTTCTAATGTAGATATCAAAGAGGACAATGGAAAGCTATCCATACAGATTAGCTGGGCAGTTTTTACGGATAGCGCGCCCAGATTGGATTTGGAATTCGGTAGTGATAATAATTGGTGTGATGGATATGTCCGCATACCTACCCACCCACCCATTATAGACTTCGATCAACGGATACCTATTGGTAAACTGGATTTACCAGAGGCCCTTCAAGAGGCCAACAAGCTTCGGGCAGAAGAGATTGATAAGTCGAATGCTGAATCTATTAGAGAGGCAGAAGATGCTCGTATTTTGGAAGAGTTAATCAAGAAAGCTACTGGTCCAGATGCGGTAACAAAGCCCACAGCTGATGTGCGAGAAGTGCGAACGCCAGAAGGTAGAAAGGTGAATCGAATCAGCCTTCCGAAAGATGTGACTGTGGTTGCCAAGGGTACTGACCAATATGAAAAGGCTCTGATTCGTGCAGGAATAGATCCGTTAATAGCTAAAGACATGGCTGAACCATTGCCACCAAAAAAGCCATTGCCACCAAAAAAGCAACTAAAGATAACCGTAGAAGGAAAGTTGGTAACTCCAATTGATCTACCCTTGCGAGAGTTGAAAGTTCCTAGCCCAAATACCAAGGCAGAAGCTGAATTTCGTAGGAAGATTTATCCAGGAGTCTTTCGGCGTGCAGAACCAGACGGTTACACTACAATCATTGTTGATGGTAAACCAAAGGTGATTGATGGTTACCAGAAGCCGCGCAATGTCAAAAATGCTTTTGAGGTAGTTGCCGAGTACAAGAAGGCCGTTGAGGCGTACGATAAGCGCTTTGCGAATGTTAGGTCGCCTCTCGCACCAAAGCCGAATGCCAATGATAAAGGCAAGCGTGGTGTTGCTGCTCTCACGTCTCATGCCCTACCTTTCTCACATCGGGATAGGAAGGTTACTGATGTTGAAGTTATGTTCATGGCCAATGAGAAGATGGCAAAATTAACAGATTCGCCTTCGTTGCTTGATGACCTGAAAGCTATCGAAGTCAAGCTGCCACCTCAAACCAAGCTCAATAGAATAATGTTCCATCTAAGATCAATCAAGAACGAAATACTAAGGAAGTAATGGCTAAGAGGAAGAAAGTTCTAGTAACAGGTAGTGGTGGCCTCTATCAATATTTAGATATTTGTATATGTTGATTTCGGAGAGACCTTTAGGTAAAAGAACTAGGGAGTTTTTGATTAGGTGTGAATCGTGTGGAACTGAAGAATGGTTGCCTGGTAAGAAATGTAAGTTTGGTGGCAGAAGGTATTGTTCAAAGAAGTGCATTAATCTTGGGCGACATAAATCAGAAGAACAAAAAAAGCATTTATCCGATGTAAGTCTTGGAGAAAAGAATCACTTCTTTGGGAAGCGCCATTCTAAGACATCAAAGGAAAAAATGTCAGAAACTCACAGCGATCTTGGTGGTCTATACCATATGATGAAAGCCAAACTATCAGCTGATGAGTTTGATATTTACTGGAGTGAATACTGCAGTAAATTTATTGGTGCCAAAAATCCATTCTTTGGAAAGGTGCATTCCTCAGCTACCAGAGCAAAGATATCAATAACAAGATCTAATCTAATATCAAGTGGCCAAATTGATATCAAGCCTAGTCATTATGGACTTAAAGGATATTATACATCAAAAAAAACAGGAGAGGTGTTTAGGTTCGATTCCTTTACAGAATATATTAGGATGATTGTTCTTGATACGGATGATAATGTTACAACGTGGACAAAAAGACATAAAATAAGAATCCAGTATGAATTCGATGGTGAACAGAAGAACTATATACCAGATTTTTTAGTTGCTAAAATTGATGGCGAGGTTATAGAGGAAGTGAAGGGTTATGAGAATAAAAAAAAGAAGGAAGCGAAATTTTCAGCTCTGCGGGCATACTGTAAAGAACATGGGTTTGGTTGTAGTATTGTGACATATGAGGATGTCAGAAATATGTGTCTGAGTCATTTTGGGAAAAGTATAGATGTTTTAAGAGAACAATACAAAAAGGGATTATTTCATGGCTAAAAGAAAGAAGGTAATGGTCACTGGTTCAGGAGGGTTTATTTTCGGAAACTTCATTCGACAAGTTTTCTATTCTAAGCTGCCCTACACCATTTCTAGTATTGACAGGGTAAGAGACTCCCATATCATTCATAATATCTATGTGAACGCCGATCATTCGTTCCATATTGCGGATATTACGGATGCTCATATTCTACATGTAATCTTTGAGAAGGAACGCCCAGATATTGTAATACATGGTGCGGCTGAAACTATAGATGAACAGTCGATGAACAGCCGCAACATTTTTGGCACCAAGGCTGTCGTCAATGAATGCTTGAAGATGGAGTCGAAGCTGATTTACGTGAGCACAGATCGAGTTTATGGAGATCTTGGATCCGAGGAGGTTCCGCTTCGGAAGGAGGCTGATCCAGTCAATCCACATGGAGTTCTTGCAACAACCAAGGCCAGCGGCGAGGCGTTCGTCAAGGGCGCTTCTGGTTTGGATTACAACATTATTCGCCTGAGCAATAATTACGGGCCATGGCAGACGGTTTCGGGTCTCATTCCTCATATTATTGATGGAATATTTGATGAGAAACCAGTTGAGATATATGGGACTGGATCTCAAACAAGAGATTGGACTCATGTCTTTGATACTTGTTCTGCGATATTTGCTATTATCGAAAATTGGGTTGGCGGAGAGATATATAACATAACTTCCAAACAGGAATTTAGCAATCTTGAGGTTGTTCAAATAGTTTGTAATGCCCTTAGTAAAGGGCATGAGTTAGTAAAACATGTCGAGAGAGATTTTGATTCTAGATATGCTATGGCTAATGATAAAATCAAAGCACTAGGGTGGTCTCCACAATTCAAGTTCAGAGATGGAATTGCTCAGACTTGCCAATGGTATCTGAATAATAAATATGTGCTAAAGATGTAATATTTAGGTAAATAATGGTAACTCAATCAAAAGTTGAAATTTTAAATCAAGAGGAAATCGTGAACGACATAGAGGAAACACCACAAGTGGATTTGGAAAAGTTAGCTGCACTAAAGGCCCGAGCCGCTCAAAAAAGAGCTGAGGAAGAGGCTGCTCAGAATGCGGTGAAAACAGAACAGGAGGAGCCTATGCCGCTGCGCATTATAGAGGAGCAACAGAGAAGCCTTCGCTTTGGTATTATCGGTTCAGGACAGGCCGGTTGTATTGATGGTAAAACAAATGTATTTATTTCCAATGATGGTATCATTTCTATAGAAGAGTTTTTTAATAAACAATTAAAATCTTCTACTGTACAAGATATTGATGCAAAATCAGGGGAAATATGTGTTAAATTACCTTCTGATAAAAATATCTTTACAGTATCAATAAATCCAGAAACAGGAGAACTTTGTAAACGCAAAGTAATGGCTGTTTGGAAGTTGAAAAAACAATCTAAAAATAAGATTATAACAGAATCTGGCACTGAATTAATTTGTTCAAAGGTTCATCCTAGTTTAGTATTCAGTCCAAGCGTAAGGAAGCGTGCTCATTTTAAATCTTTTAAATCAATTTCAAGCAGTGATCGTTTTGTTGGTATTAGATCTAGTGTTATTGATCAATTATCTTCAGAAACTTCTGTTGGGGGTATAACTATTACTGAGGATATTGCTTGGGTTTTGGGTTTATTTGCCGGGGATGGATCCACAACAAAGAGTGGAAATGAGATAGCATTTTATCTTAGCGATTCTGGTACATTAGAAAAAGCATCTGGGATTTTAAATGGTTTATTTGCCAGTTCGATTTCTATTAGCGATCAGCCGGGTTGTAAAAAATTATCTGCTTTTGGGTTTAAAATTAGGTATTTCTTTGAATCTGCTTTTAATATATTTAATGGAAAGACATATGGCGGGTTTGGATCTAAAACTTTTACAATAGATATTCCTTCTTGTATATCTTCGGCTAGCTCTAATATCAGAGCCTCGTTTATTGCCGGTTTATTAGATTCTGATGGAACAATTTGCAAAGATTGGTGTGAGTCGAGTATCTCTACTGTCTCTGGGTTATTAGCAGATAAGTTATGCTGCTTAATTGCCTCTATTGGTGGTAGGGCTCATGTTGAAGTGGTACTTCCTAGAAACGGAAGGGATAACGAGAAAACTTGTTATAGAGTTAGGATTAGTGGTAAAATAAATCATGGACCACTGTTAGATAAAATAGTTGAGTGTCTTGCACATTCAGACAAGAAAGATAAACTTAATTATTGGTTAAGTGCAAATCAAAAAAGCTTTATCTCTTCTTCTGTACCTTTATCGTTTGAAGAGTTGTCTTATTGGTTAAAAGATGAAGGAGGGATGACAACTGTTAATAATTTATCAGAACGTTCTGGTGTGTGTTTAAAGGGCTGGAGTCGTGGTGAAAGGAAGTTATCTATTCCAGCATTTGAGAAAATGCTTGATGTTTTAGAACCCTCAGAACAAGCTGAATATATCAAATCAATTTGTCCAAAGTTGGATGTGGTCAAGGAGGTGTTTGAAGATATTGAATCTGATGATATTTTTTATGACTTAACCGTTGAAGAACATGAAAATTATTTAGCTGGTAATTTTGGATTTATTTTTACTCATAATAGCCGTCTTGCTGAGCAATTTTTCGCACTTGGATATCCTTCGGTTTGTATGAATACAGCCCCTCAGGACTTGGAGAATATCAAGATCCCTGAACAGCAAAAACTGCTCTTGGACTTTGGTTTGGGTGGTGCTGCCAAAGATCTGTCTATCGGCCATGATGCTGCAGACGCCTATCGTGCCGCCATCAACCAACTGATTCAGCGTCATCTCAGTGACGCAGAGATGTTCATCTTCTGCACGTCACTTGGAGGCGGATCTGGCGCAGGATCTGTTCCTGTTGTAGTTGATATCCTGGCACAAATTGGGAAGCCAGTTGCGGTGCTCACGGTTCTTCCAAAGGCCAGCGAAGATGCTCAGCTCAAGCACAACGCATGGCAAACCTTGAGTAAGTTCACGAAGCTTTTCGCTGATGGCAAGATTCACAATATCATTACCGTTGATAACGCGAAGATCGAATCGTTGTACAGTGAGGTTGGGCCATTCAATTTCTTCAACGTATCAAATAAGGCCATCGTAGAGCCTCTGAACGTCTTCAATACGCTCAGCCGCCGGCCAGATGAAGGCGTCAAGGTTCTGGACTCCAGCGAGTTCGGCAAGCTGTTCATGGACGGCCGTGGATTCACTGTATACGGCGTCACCAGCGTCCCAGACTACGAAGATGAGATGGCAATCGCCACCGCTATCGTAGACTCTCTCAAGGGCAATCTGCTTGCTTCTGGGTTCAACATTCGGCAGGCTCGATATGCCGGTTTCATGCTCGTAGCTCCGGAGAAAATCTGGAACAAGATTCCAAGCTCCAGTCTCCACTTCGCACAGTCTATGATTCTTGATGCCTGTGATGGAGCTGTCATCTTCCATGGTATTTACAAGGAAGAATCTGATGACGATTGTATCAAGGTCTATTCGATGTTCTCTGGGCTTGGGTTACCAGAGGAAAGAATTGATCAACTGAAGACCGAAGCACAGTTGAAGATTGGAGTGGCGCAGCGCAAGGACGAGGCGCGCAATCTCACAATGAAGGTTGACGTTGGCGAAGAGACCGTCAATCAGGTTGAGGAAATCAAGAAGAAGATTCAGCAGAAAGCCTCATCCTTCACCAAGCTTCACAATGCGGCCGTACAAGACAGGAGAAAGAAGTGAAGCTTTCCATTGACGAAGACGGAACCATTGAGGTCATGGAGTTGTCCAAAAGATGGGTGGATGAATGACAGATAAATACGTAGCCTCCAATTATTTCCTACGGCCTGAAGCTGGATATTATCAGCGGATGTTTGTGATCGATCCATTGGGTTCATTAGAGCATCACTTATACCCCAAATACGAAGCAGATAAGACTGATACTAGTTATTTTGTTAGTAAAAGAGGGACTGTTAGTAAAAGAGGGACTGTTAAGAAGGGGTTTTTCAAAACAATTACTGTTGATTTGCTAAATCCGTTGAAATATGATCCTGAAAAAACCATTGCTAGATTTTTAAAGTTTGTTATCAATGATCATATTGAAAATAACCTTAGATGTGTATCGTTTGATGAGGTGTTGAAAAAAATTGTAAGTTCTGAAAAGCCTGCGGTTTGTGAAAGGTTAAGGGTTGCTGGGTCTAAATTGGTTTTCCCAATAGATGGTATTGATGAGGATATTGCCGTTATTTTTCCAGATCCAGAGTTATTTGGGTGTTTGCCATTTATTACAGATGGAAACAAAATGGGTGGCTATGGTATTTTCTGTTGGGGCGGAAGCGGCATTGAAGTATTTAGGATTCAATGACAGCAATTATTCGGTACCAGAACTCCTGCAGGATCGCTGAAGAAGATGATGAGGAAATTTTAGGAGCATTGGACAATGAGCTGTCCTTTAAGCTTCTTGGTGCCGAATTTTCCCAAGCTTACAAAGGCTACACCAACGATCTAGGTGAATTTGTAACCTGGGACGGTAAGCGCCATCTATTATCAGCGAGCGGAAAGTTCCCAGTTGGTTTGCTGCCGCGTGTGATGGATTTCTATGCTTCAAAGGGGTGCCGCCCAATGATAATAGATGAACGTCCGCAAATTGAAAGGTCAACGCCACTTGATATTACCAATAACTTACGGGCTATCGGTAAGGAAGCTCGACCCTATCAAGAGAGCGCCGCCAACGCTGCTGTGGAAACAGACCGTGGCATCATTCGGCTTGCCACGGGATCTGGAAAAACTTTAGTGTCGGCTTTAATTACTGCTAAGATTGGTAAATCTTCGACAATTTTAGTAATCGGTAAGGATTTGTTATATCAAACACAATCTTTTTTCAAAGAAGTATTTAGACAAGAAATTGGCATTATTGGAGATGGCAAATGCGAAATTAGAGACATTAATATAGCTACTATTTGGAGTGTCGGCCAGGCGTTAGGCCTGACTGGTACAGTGACACTGGATGATGATGGTTTGGTAGAAAAGAAAACAGATCCAGAGAAATTTTCTAAGATCAAGGGCATGTTGTTGAATTCTGGTACGATAATACTCGACGAATGTCATTTGGCAGCTTGCGATACTGTACAAGTTATTGCTCGAAATATCAAAGCTGAATATGTATACGGAATGTCTGCTAGTCCATGGCGTGATGATGGAGCGGATATGCTCATCGAAGCTTTCCTTGGACGAAAGATCGTTGATGTTTCTGCTAGAGAGCTAATTAAGCAGGGGTATTTGGTTCCGCCAAGTATCAGGTTCATTGCCCCCATGCCGTATCAGTTCAAGAGCGGAAAGTACCCAAGCATTTACTCCAGATATATTGTCGAGAACGAACAGCGCAACTCGATGGTTGTGAAGGCCACAAAAAGTATGGTCGAGCAAGGCTTTGTGCCGCTCGTACTGTTCCACACCATCAAGCATGGCGATGTTCTGTTCGATCACATGAAGAAGACGGTACCAACTGGACTTCTGAGTGGAAAGGACAGTGCAACACAACGCGAGAAGATTAAGGATGAGCTGGAAAGTGGCAAGATCAAATGCTTGGTGGCGAGTAAGATTTTCGATATTGGGGTTGACCTACCGATACTTTCCGGGCTGGTTATTGCTGGCGCTGGTAAATCGTCTGTTAGAGCTTTGCAACGGATAGGTCGAGTCATCCGTCCTTACAAGGGAAAGAAGATGTCTGCGATTATTGACTTTGCAGATCAGGCCCCATATCTGAATAAACATTCTGAAATTAGGCGAGAGATATACGAGTCGGAGTTTGATGTAACATGGCCCCAAGAAAAAAAGCAGTAGAGCCCAAGGTAACTAAGGTCCAGAAGATTAGTGGGTTGAAGGCTGATGGCACTCCAAATGCTTTTTGGCAGAAGTTCAAAGCCAAGCTGGCTTTGTATGCATCTGATGATATTTCACAATGGCAGGAGTATCACTTTCTGGGACACATACTCAAGAGATATAAAGATCACATGGGTATTGAGTTTACATTATCATACTCAAGAGCGCCCGCCAAATGTTCTGAGATGTTCTGTATAAAGCGAATGATTGCGTTCCTGGGTGTTGAGGATAAGCAAACCATCAAGGATTATATAGATTTCGTATTCGATCAGTATATAATTCCCAAGAAGGTATCTGTAACATCTATTGGGTACTTCTTTACTACCGAGTTTATCTTCCAGTTCAAGAAGATGTTTAGCAAGGATTCTAGGATTAGTAGGTCAACTCAATTACCAGCCGATTACAAGTCTGTTGTGAGTAGTCTAAACATAGATGTTTGTACATATGGCGATTTGGCGTTTGCTAAGCTAGCTATTGAAAATGATCCTAATGGCAGTGAGGTTGCGATATATATTAGGATGTTTGATGAATTAAAGAACATTGGGTTCGATGATGGTGTATTAGGAAGACTAGATGGAAATTAAAATAGGCTCTATTATAAAGATCATTTGTATCAACAATGTTATCGAAGCCGGAAAGCTTGTCGAGTATACTGATGAGCAGATGGTACTTGAATTGTTTGATAGATCTTTGTTTATTGTACAAGACCCGTTCAAGAATGTGATGTGTATTAGGCTCACCCCACAAACAACGGAGTCGAGTGAGCAGGGGGAGGTTTTTGTAGAATTGGAGCCCGAACCTGCTCACTACTATCGCCAAGAGGATTTGAGGGCAAAAAATTTGGCGGAGCTGCATAAGCTAAAGGCCGCTGAGGAACGGAAAAGAGCTCGTGAGCTACTGCAAAGATCTAAGAATATCGAAACCCTTCCCGAGGTAGATTTTGGATCCCCATTTTTCACAAAGTCCATTCTTAAACATCCCAAGAAAAAAGCTCGATGATGCGCTTGATGATATTCTCGAAGCTCAATCGAACAATGGCATCTTAACTCCTGGTGGGGCAGCTCTCACTACAGCCTTCACTCGTTATTACGAAGCTAATATTCCGGTTGATTATTGGTGGCGTGAAATGGATGGTTGGTCTGGGCCAGATAAATTAACACGTATTTATTTAGACATCACTAAAGATATAAAAGCCTCCTATAAAAGTGGAGAAAAGGCTTTCTTTGCTGGGAAGCACGGAATTGGGAAAACTTATATTTCGTGTTGTATTCTTAAGCGTGCAGTTGAGAAACAATATAGTGCCTTGTATGTCAACTTGACGGACATCATTCATATCATGTTGAACTCTTCACCTCAGGTAAAATCTGATGCAAGAGAAATATTATTAAATGTAGATTTTTTGGTAATAGATGAGTTTGATGCTCGTTTCATGGGTAGCGAGAATGCCGCAGATCTATTTGGCCGTATTCTAGAACCCATCATGCGAACGAGAATCCAGAATAGGATGCCACTCTTCTTCTGTACCAACAGTGTGAAGGTTGAGGAAAGTTTTTCAGGTCCTTTGCGTGCGAGTATTGAAAGTTTGATGAAGGTGGTTAAATTGGTGCCGATAATTGGTGGCCAAGATATGAGAGATATGATTAAGAAGGGGGAATTATGATAGAAGAGCTAGATCTTCGCGTCCTAAAATCCCTAGTAAAAGACAAGGTAAGCGCTCTGACGTTTACCTCAAGGTACGACCATTTATTGTTCGATCAGGATATTCAGCGCTTTGCCAAGCTCGTTCTTGACTACACAAAACATTACCGCTCCCCGCCTACCAAACGAACCCTGCTCGAACAGCACGGCAACAATCAACTTCTCGCCACCACTATCGAGGATTCCTGGCGCGAATTAGAGGAACTGGATTACGATACCAAGGAATACCCCTATGATCTCGCGCAGTTGAAGAAGCGCTTCCAAATGCAGGCGGTTGAGGACATTCGGGCGCGTGCAGCCGCGGATGATCCGGATTCTGCCCAAAATCCAGAGGAGTATTTCAACAACCTATCGCTGGCCATCAATAGGATCACCTCTATTGAGCTGGAGCGTACCTATACCCAGAAGCCTGTTGGGGACTACCTTCAGGAATTTACCGATTCGTATGAGGCTCGGAAGCTCAATCCAGAGGCCTCTATTGAGATCAAGACTGGCTATAGCATGATAGATGCCGTCTCTGGAGGGATGTCTCCTGGAGAGTTGGTTATGATCGGCGGCGAATCAAATGCTGGGAAATCCCAGCTGCTCAATAATACCGCTAAGCAGATTTGGTTGCAAGGCAATACCATTGAGTCGATTGCCAGTACGTCGATGGTGCGTGGATACAACGTCCTCTATTTCTCTTTAGAGATGCCTTATGAAGACTGCTTTATCCGATTTCTTGCCAGCTTGGCAAACGTTCCACAGCGCGGTTTGGCTAAGTCAACGCTTTCTCACGAAGAGGAGCTGAGAGTCGAAAAAGCCAAGGAATTCATCAGGGCATATCAAGATAGTGGGTATTATTTCGACATAGTAGATGTACCACGCAATCTCACAATTGAGGAGGTTGAGCTTCGATATCATGATGCAATGCTTCGGTATCGTCCAGATGTGGTCGTTATCGATTATATGGGTTTGATGCACAGCACAACGCTCGCAAAGGAGCAGGATTGGTTAAAGCTTGGTGGCATTGCGGCATCTCTTCATGAGTTCGGCAGAGCGTATGATAATGTTATCTTAACTGCCGCACAGCTAACAGATCTGAAACGTAGTTCTGGAAATTCTAAGAGCGAAGAGAATCGTGCTGTTGGCATGCATCGATGGGGGCGTTCCTCATTGATTATGCATCACGTCAATCTTGGAATTCAGATTGAGACTCGACAAAACGAAATGAGTTTCCCAGATCTAAGGATTCATGTAGTCAAAAATCGCAAAGGACCATTGGGGCAAGGACATTTAATCAAGAACTTTGCCAATGCGTCTCTTATCGATGTTCCATATGATCAGAGAGATCTTCCTGGAGATGTATCTGCTAATATACCTGATTTGATTAGATCAATTCAAGAGGCAAAGAATAAAAAGGATAGTTAATGGATACTCATGATACCGTTGCAAGAGCTGTAAGAATGGAAGTTGATCCAATTACTGGCGACTTGTATTTGGTATTCAGAGTTATTGATGAGTCATTTAAACAAAGAATTCGAGAGAATTGGAACGCTGATGTTGAATTGAAAGTTCTAGGAAGAGACCTAATAGAACATAGGAGATAAAATGCCAACATATCTGCACATTTGCAATGCCTGTAATCAAGAGTTTGAAGATATATACAGTATACATGCCGCAGTCCCAACTGTATGTCCTAATTGTAATGTAGAAGGACAAGTGAAGAGATTAATATCTTGTAATGTTTCGGCTAATGTTGAATTAACCGGTCGAGAACTTGTACAGAAACTTTGGAAAGAAGGGAAAGACTTGGCTCGTCAAGCTAGGACAGATGAAAAACTTGCTCGTACTTTGTATGGAAGTAAATGAGAAAGATTTCGTTCACATAAACAATATAGGAGAATTTTGGAAAATGAAAATCATGAAAGGATGCTTCTTGAAAAGTTAGTTACATTGCGCGAGAAGTATAAGCTAAAGCAAAATAAAAAGAATCAACTTGAATACAAAAAAGTAGAATCAGACTGTATTATGATGTTTTCTCATATTGTTGATTCAAGAACAAAAAAATATAGAGGTTTCGCTAACTACGAAGATCTTTGTCAAGATGGAAAAATTGCACTGTGCAGAGCACTACAAACATATAATCCTAATAAGGGTGATTTTTATTGGTGGTGTAATAAGTACATTAAAACAAAGATTAGTCGAGAGGCGAATCGTCATTCCACTATCAAGATACCTCTGAAGCACGCCAAGCTAGTACAGCCTTACAAAGTTTCACAGCTGCCGATTATTATTGATGGAGAGCCAAGCGCTCTCGATCGTATCGCGAATGATGAAGCGGTGATTTTGATTCGAAGTGCAGTTGAAAAGCTTCCTGAGGATCAGCGTAGGGTAATAACCTTACATTACGAACTGGGTGGCGGATCCGATAATCGCCGGGACCTTTATTCTATCGGAAAGATTTGCGATAGGCTGAATATTTCCCGAATGAGTTGTATCAAGCTACTTACCGAAGCTAAAAAGACGTTGAGACGAGAATTAGTAGACTTGTTTTGAGGAATAACATGGTAATTAGACAGAATATCTCAGATGAAGTTTGGAACGATAATTACAGAGCCCCAGGAGAAAGTTCGTTAGCTGATACTTGGGAGAGGCAAGCTAAAGCTTGCTCCGAAATTGAAAGCGAAGATATTAGAGAAAAGGTATACAAAGATTTTCTGTGGTTACTGACTGATTTCAAAGGTATTGCTGGCGGTAGAATTACTGCAAATCTTGGCGTGACTGGACGCGAAGCTACTAGTTTGATGAATTGTTTTGTACATAATCCTTCAGATATAAAATACCAAGATCCAGACTCGTTGAGTGGTATTTATGATATGCTTAAAGCACAGGCACTAACTCTAAAATCCGAAGGCGGATATGGAATGAATTTTTCCTGGATTCGTCCATCTGGTTCGTATGTTAGTGGCATTGGTGGTAGAACTCCGGGCGTCTTGAAGTTTATGGAACTTTGGGATAAATCTTCAGAAGTTATTACAATGGGCTCGGAGAAGTCATCTGGTAAAAAAGCAGATGAAAAAAAGAAAATTCGCAAGGGTGCTCAGATGGGCATTCTGGAGTGTATTGCTGGAAGTTCTTTAATTTCTACAATCAACGGAAGAGTGTCTATTAAAGATTTGGTTGGAAAGACGCCATATGTTTATTGCACGGATTGTAAAGGAAATGTTTTTGTACGACAAGCATCAAAAATATGGAGTAATGGCAAAAGGAAAGTTATCAAAGTTTTCTTTGATAACGATGACTTTATAATTTGCACACCAGATCATAAAATATTATTATCAAATGGTTCTTACAAAGAAGCTGGGAAACTGGTATTTGGAGATTCTATCTCTGCTCTTAGGAAGAGAATTTATAACAAATACTTACAATTAGGAATTACTGGGTATAGAAAATGTATACCAGAACATGTAGCTGTCGCCGAATTAAAATATGGGCGATATCCTTTAAGTAAAATTGCCAATGGAGCGTTTTTGCCAGAGAGTGAAGAACTTCATCATATAGATTGTAACACAACAAATAATTCCATTGATAATATAGAATTATTAACACGATCTGAACATGCCAAAGAACATGGAAGATCTAATGATTTTGTATTGAGAAAATATCAAAGGGATTTGGCAGAGTCAAGAAAAGGGAAGAGTGATATTGAATGGTATGGTGAAAAAAAATCTAGGTTGATTCAAGAAAAGAGAATAGCATCTAGAAGATCAAACGGAACCAATGTTCCATGGAATAAAGGGTCTGTTGAATATAAAAATCACTATCAGAATGGATTCAAGAATCAGTTCAGTCAAAAACTAGCAGATGATACAAATCATAAAGTAATAACTGTCGAAGATTATGGTGAAGAAGAAGTCTTTGACATGTCAGTGCCTGATTTTCATAATTTTGTAGCTAATGGTGTATTTATTCACAATTGCTGGCACCCAGAGATTGAAGATTTTATTGTTGCCAAGCAAACTGCTGGACGCCTTTCAAAGTTTAATATTTCGGTTGGTATCTGCCGAGGATTTATGGAGGCTGTCGAAAACAATACAGATTGGGATTTGGTATTTCCTAATACTCATGTTCCAGAGCATAAACAAGTATGGGCTGGTGATATTGAAGATTGGAAATCTAGGGGTTTACCAATTGTAGTATACAAGACTGTCAAGGCTCGTGATTTGTGGGACAATATCATGAAGTCAACCTACAATAGAAATGACCCAGGAGTGTTGTTTTTAGATATCGCTAACAAATACAACCCGTTGGGGTATGCAGAAAATATAGTGACAACCAATCCATGCGGAGAGGTGTCTATGTCAACCGGGGTGTGTCTGTTGTTGTCTTTGAATTTAGTAAAGTATCTCAAAGAAACAGATGATGGTTTTGAGTTTGATTTTGAGACATTTAAACGAGCTTCTGAAATAGCCGTCAGATTTTCTGATAACATTAATGATATTTCTCGCGTTCCTCTTGATGATTATAAGATCTCAATGGTAGAGAAGCGCCGAATTGGTATTGGTGTTGTTGGGCTTGGTTCATTGCTGGCAATTTTGGGATTGAGATACGGATCAAAAGAGTCTATTGAGTTAGTGACCAAGATATTTAAGACAAAGGCCGAAACTGAGATCCTAGCGTCTGCACGAATTGGCCAAGAAAAGGGTTCGTTCCCATTATTTGATAAGCTGAAATATTTTAATTCGTATTGGTGGAAAACACTACCAATATCCGAAAAAGTAAAGCGCGAAGTAGAGGATATTGGGTATATGAGAAATTCTCATCGCTCAGCAAATGCCCCAACCGGCAATATGAGCATTTACGCAGGAGTATTGTCTGGTGGTATTGAGCCTATGTTCAATCTAGAATACGCCAGATGGGCAATTGTACCAGAGGGAGATCGGGCAGATCTTCGCAAGAGCGGGTTCAACTTTCCGGATGTTTTTAAGGGAGAGTGGTTTGAGACTGAGTTGTTAAAAAAGTCAAAGGCTGGTACAGACGATATCCTAATTGGAGAATTTAATGGGTCTCAATATCAGGTTGATAAGAATCGCGGCCTTACCAAAAAGAGCGTTGTGCAGGATTGGGCCTGGTTGTTTATTAAAGAGCATTTTAGTCAAGAAGAGATAGATCGCCGCAAAAATCTTGGGTTATTAGCCACTTCCGAAGAACTATCTCATTCCGAACATATCGACATGTTAAAAGCTATCGCTAGATATGTCGATATGAATAGTAGTAAAACAATAAATCTTCCAAATGATTATCCATATGACTCATTTAAGGATATATACTTTGATGCTTGGAAGTCTGGTATAAAGGGTGTTACCACATACCGCAATGGAACAATGACGGCTGTTCTGGAGGCTGTAGATGATAAGCCTAAGGAACGCGAGGCACCAAAGAGACCAAAAGAATTGCCTTGTAATATTCATACGGCTAAGGTTGATGGTGTAAAGTGGGCTGTTATTATTGGATTACATGATAATAAACCATACGAAGTTTTTGCTGGTCCGGCCGAGAATCTGGATGTCAAAAATGGCCAAACCGGCAAGATTGTAAAGAGGAAGCGCGGGGAATATTGCCTTGAAATTAATGGCGAAATACTCTCCGTTAATGGAACGGGAAATATCGTGGATATGCTCGATGACGCATCTTCGGCTTGGGCTACTAGATTGATTTCAATGTCACTGCGCCACTCTGTTCCAATTCGCTTTATATGTGATCAACTAAGCAAAGACGGTTATGTTACTGACATTAATAAAGTACTAGCAAGGATTTTGAAGAAATATTTATCTGATAATAAGGTTGATAATATTTGTCCAGAATGTGGCGGTAAAAATATAAAACTAGATCCGTGTTTTACTTGTGTTGATTGTAATTATGGTAAGTGTGGTTAATGTACAGATCAGTTTACCTAGATAGAGAGGACGCCAAATCAGTCGAAGAGGAAGAAAGAAACCTTTTTCTGAAAGGCGTCCTTGAACAAGTCGGAGTTCCGTTAGATGACGTTTGGCCTGATATATTATTGACGGTAAAACAGAAATGCCTACTTCGGGATTTGTTAGGTAAATTAGAGATAGAAATCATTGATGATGGAGATAGGGCATTTACAATCTATCATAATGACACTCAGCTTGGTAAATGGAACAAACCAAAATTTATCTTGCGAGAAGATAATAAGGCGAGAACCCTGAGCAAGCGACATTTCTTTGAGATGGTGATAAATACCTGGAGCGTATTTGATACCAAAGAGTAACTAAGGAGAATAGAATGGCAAGAGTAACGCAGATCAGTAAAGAAGAATTGGAACCAGTTGTCCAGGCCCGAGGAAAGGCAGTGGAAGCTGCTCAAAACGCCGATAAGGCATTGAAAGATGCTCGCTTGGCAGAGCTGGAGTTCAAGGTTCAAATTCAACAGTTGTATTTGGCCAAGAATCTAGATGCCAATTGTCGGGTTGATATTTCTAATGGAGTTATTGCGTGGCCTGATGAGACAGCTGCTCCAACAGAGACTGTGGTCGCCGGGGAGCCAGATCAAGATCCACCGCCGAGAGTAAGCAAGCGCCGAGGAAAGAAACCAGCAGAGCCGGAGACCGAAGGATGAAGATCTCTGATCTAGCAGATCTTGTTGCTGTGCGAAATCACATTTCCATAGTAATGAATGATAAGAGCGTTTGTAGCAAGGATGACGTTCGTCCTCTTAATGAAGCTAGGGTTAAGTTAGATAAGAAATTTATAGCAGCATTAAGGGATGCGGATGTCGAAGGTCTGTTTAGTCAGCCTGTCATCGCTCCGCAACGTATTAAATCATCAGATATTGTTTTTCTTCAATCCGTAGAAAATGTGACGCAAGATCTATATTCTCCAAAGGGGGTTTGGGAAGAAGCTGACACATCTCTAGACCACCATGATGATACCGAACAAAGTGTTGCCCCAGAAACAGAGCCTGTAGAAGCCACAGAAGATTCAGAGGCGGCAGAATTGGCATTGATTGCTGAGCGTGTGCGGGCTCAGAAAGAGCAGCTGAAGAAGGAAGGGCGTAGCAATAAGCGGAAGCCTAAAGATGGCACTACCAAGTAAAAGCGAAATCATTGTTCTCAAGGATAAGGATTGGATTGGGCGGCAGAAGATTGCTGGTCGTGTCGTAGGTAAAGCTCATCAAGAGATTTACGCTATGTTCAAAGGTATGGCCAGCAACCTTACGCTTTCCAAACTAAATAGTATGGTTGATGACCTAATAAGACAAAACAACTGTACTCCTACATTTCTTAATTATCGAGGATTTCCCAGTTCTATCTGTGCTTCACTTAATACCGAATTGGTTCATGGGATGGGAAGCAGAAATATCCAATTGAAGGATGGTGATGTTCTTAAGGTTGATATCGGAGCAACCTTCGAAGGCGCTATTGGAGATTGTGCCGTAACATACATATATGGAAAGCCAAAGAACCCAGAGATATTGCGGTTATTGATTTCTTGCCAAGATGCATTGTATGATGCTATTGCACTAGTTGAACCTGGGCGTCGAATAGGCGAGATTGGTAGAGCGATCTTCGACAGATCAAAGAGCGATGGGTTTGGTGTGGTGATTGAATTTGGAGGTCATGGAATAGAGCATAACAAACTGCACGCTGATCCATTTGTTCCAAACAAGTCATCAGTAAATGATGGGGTAACGATGCAGCCCGGAATGTCGATTGCTATTGAACCTATGTTTGTGCTTGGGAAGAATGTCAAGACAAAAACCCTCACTGATAAATGGACAGTGATAACTCATGATATCGGATGTCATTTCGAACACACCATTACTCTTGATGAAGATGGTAATCGGCACATTATCACTGATCATGGTATAAGTGCTAGAGAATATTGAGGTCGAGCGACTAATAAGTAACGGTTTTTAGTGGCAACTAACTAAATCGAGACAGGCCGAGAATGCGAATATCCTTCGATGATGGTGGCTATTTAGAACTTCAGCGCTCCAAGAAAGCACAACATGTTCATGTCATGGTCGCTGCCAGGAAGCCAGATAATCATCTGGAGTTGCTAGTAAACTCGGCTGAGATACCATTGGTAAAATTGATAGAGGCCGTGAAATCTGTATCAGGGCCAATTGTTACACAACAAGGAAGACAAAATGAAGACATTGAAAACAACAATTCAGGCAGCTCAGAAGAAGATCACCAATAATACCCAGCGCGTTGGTATTCGTTTGCTATCCGCAGACGGCGAATGGCTCCCACGTTCCAGCTTGAGCCGTATCCCATCCGCCACAGCTCGCGTTCGCGATCTGCGCAAGGATGAGTTTGGTAGCTTCAAAGTGGAGTGTAAAAGCTCAACAGACCTGTCTCGTAAGACCAGTAAACGCACATTCTACTACCGAATCAATCCGAATAAGGTAACTCAAAAGCAGATCCAAACATTATTTCCTGCAGAATAATCTTTGAACAGCCACGAATAACCCCGGAAGTAAAACTTCCGGGGTTATTTTGTTTAACCATTCTGTTTTGGATATACATAATCTGCCATATCCATGAGACTATGGCTATTTTTGAGGATCAATGGTAACTCTCAACCCATGCGATTTTGGACCATCAATACCTTGCGGAGTGAATCCTGCATACTCCTATACCCGCTATCCGTGCGATCAAGATGACCCACGCCCAATGGATACCAAAGGATTGCCAGTAATTGTCGATTTACAAACTTCAATAAAAGCTGAAGTTTTGAACCGGCACCGAGAATCAATTCTTGCAATTGAAGGAGAATTGGGAATTAAGCCTAGTGGTACTTATACAACCGTAAGAGCACGCCTAGACGAAATGGAGTATCGGCTTTGTTTTCTTAGTTGTATAGAAATGTCTAATGTGATTGTCGGTACTGGTTCGGCCTCTGAAATTAGGCAATTGACTGAGGATGATATCCTTCCTGGATTTGCGATTATTTCTTTTACTATCGCTGGAACGAATTATGCTTCGGTGGTTGAAGTAGGAACATCAATCTCAAGTATTGTTGCCAGTGTTGCTGAAAACTATGTACCTACATCTGGAACAATAACCGATAATGCTGGTGGTACATGGACATTTGCTACGCCATTCAGTTCTGGCTCTCGGGCTGGTGCTGCTGTTGTTAAGACAGTCAATAATCAGACTTATACAGCTACTCTAAGCGTCACAAAGGGCACTAAGACACAAACGGCAACGCAGACCGTATCCTGGCAGCCATACGTCTATCATGGCAACAGTGTTATTCCTGGTTCCTACAATTCATCATTTGTAACAAGCTTGACTAATCGTGCGCTGCAGCCGTCAAAGGCCGCAATTATTACTGATACGATGGGCGTTGATGAATATGAATTCTACTGTTTGCCTAATTCTTATGGAACACCTACATTCCAGTATGGTGTTCTTCCAGGTGGGTGGTCTTTGGTTGCTCAAACCAGTGTTACTAATAGCCAAGGTGTAACGCAGTTATATGATATATGGATGACCAACCAACCTAATCTCAGCACCATTACTTGGACTGTAACGTGAAACCAAAACTTCTCATCCTAAAGGATTCTTAATGTCAATAGAAGTACCTGATACCCTTATCGCAAAAAATGGTGGCGCATTCGCGGTTGCTGAACAGACCATTGCTAATTGGCTCAAGAATACAACCACAATCGTTTCGTGCGCCGCATCTCCAGCACCAATTGATGGCTATGTTCTAACAGCCACAAGCTCAACTACGGCAGCATGGAAGCCATCATCAGGTATAGGCCCTATTAATACAGTCTATTGGTCAGATGGTTATAATGATATTTGGTCAAGTGATCCTCTGATAAATACGGTCAACGCAATATCATGGGTTGAGACACCTGCTGTATATAGTGAATCTGATCTAATTCTTGGTTGTAATGGTGATGGTGGTAATATAGATATCCATTCTGGTGGAGGAACTACATCTGGTATAATTAGCTTAAGCGCGGCATCTTATAATGTTGTGACCATGGGTAGGTCTGATATACATAATTTCAATGGATCAAAATGGATGAATTTTGATGGTTACTTTATTCTTCCATCGCAAACTTCTGTGATGACAAGCAGTTATGCTACAGAGCAGATGGTTGCTGATCATCTAGTAACGACTAATGCTAATGGATATGGAAGCTATGCAATATCACCAATCGCTTATGACGGCGGAACATATCAAGTACCAAGAACAGATAAGTTTTTTGGTACGTTCAAGCTCGTTGGAACCGCGCCTACATATTCAGTCCAAATTCCAACTACCATTCACAGTGCAGGAATGCCACGAAACTCGGTATTGCTTGGAAGAATTAGAGTTGGCTGGAACGGTAATGGCTCCTATACAAATGGTGGGGCAATAGAATTCCTGTATACTATTACCTCAGATGGTGGTGGTAAAGTTAAGATGTTCTGTTGCTCTATAAGTGATAATACTGTGCTAGCAGGCGGATCGTCCCCTGTCTCTTCGGTAGGCAAACCAGTACCTATAAACGGTGATTGTGACTACGTTCTGCCAACAGGATCAAATATGCCATTGATTGTTGTTGATCTTCCATCTAGTGATAGATATTATACGTTTATATTTCGGGCTACTGACAACCCATTGCCAACAGATACGACAAACTTTGTGTATGATATTGAACACACTTGGGGTGAAACATAATGGCAATATGGATGGTATCCGGCCTTCACGATCCGCGTTGGTTACCTAACGTTCTAGGTAACTTTGCGCGCCAAACTTATACTGACAAAAGATTACTCATCGTCGAGAATGGGAAGGGGCTTGGTTCGTGCTTTGAATTACCAGAGAAAGTATCTATTATTCAAAGCGATCCTGGGGTTGGGCAATACATAACAGCCGCGCTTCATTGGCTTCGTGAAATTGCCAAGGATGACTCTTGGTTTGCTAAATGTGATGCTGATGATTACTACGGCCCAGGATATCTAACTAAAATATCTTCTTTGGTAAAAACAAATGCAGACTACGCCGGCTCAAAATCCCTCTACATCCGTAATACAGAAAACATTCTCTGGTTCGCTGAATCTAAGGATGCTAAGTTCGTCTTTCATGGCCCAACATTAACTGGTAGAATTTCTTCTGCACTTGACTTCCCGAATGTAGCGCAATGGGGTGAAGATGACTCTTGGTGTCGAATGATGGCCGCTGATAGAAGGGTTTGTGTAGAGCTTCCCCCCGAGAACTTCTGTTATCAAAGATTTAGTGGTAACAAACATACTTGGCCATGTACTGATGAAGAGCTGAGAGTTCTTTGGCAGGTAGATTTTCAGGATCTTGGTAGTTTCGATGAAGACATTGTGAATGGAATTGTTCCACGTCCAATTCCAAAGATCCTAAAGACGCCCAAAATGACAGCGGATAATTTCATGCCCTGGAGAATTTTAAGAGAACGCGGTATTAGTTATGTTGGGAATTAGTATGTGAACTACCCTTGCCTAAATATTTTTAGCTGTCTAAACCAAGTTTCACCTTAATTTGGAGCATAATGATATTCAATACATTTGAAAACGAAATGCATAAGCATTATAGTTTTGATATTAAATACAAGAATAAATCATTGTTTATGAAGCTTCTTGGCTTTTTATTATTTTTCAATAAAGGCTTCATGACTAAATACATTACCACAATTGGTAGTACTATCTATTTCACTAGTGAAGACTTCGTCAATTCACAAAATCAATCAGCAATTAGCGTTTTAGCGCATGAGCTTGTGCATATACAACAAGCGAAACGGTATGGAAAAGTTCTGTTCAGTATTTTATATCTATTTCCGCAATGTTTGGCAGTTTTCGCTTTATTAGCACCTATCTCTTTGTGGTTCTTATTATTCTTGTTGTGTCTAGCCCCATTACCAGCACCATGGAGAACGAAGTTTGAGGTAGGTGGATATACGATGAGTTTATTCGTATTAAATGAGCAGTTGATATTCTTCCAAAATTCCCCAGATAAGATTTACGAAATTCTTTGTGAAGAATCAGATAAAATCAACAGGATATACTTCGTTGGGCCATCTTATTGGTTCATGTGGCCATTTGGTGTTTCTTATCAATTGCAAAATAATATCGTAGATATCTTGGATGGTGTTATAGGAGGAAAAGACGAGATATATGATTGTGTAAGGCAATCGTATTTGAACGCCGTATCCTCAACATCACCATGAATAATTCGTTTGATATAGGAATAGTGGGCTCTGGTATCTCTGGCGTATTTGCTGCTTTACGCTTAGCTGAACGACACAAGAACTTAAAAGTTGTTGTATTTGAGTTCGGTCCACCACCTCCAAATTGTTTGCGGCAAGATCCTATCCATGTGAAGCGTAGACGTCGCCAATTAGAAGGATATCTCGGATGTTTCCCTACAGGAGATGGAAAAATCTACCTAGATGAGGATACTGATAAGGTTTTGGAAATTGCAGATGGTAGGCGTGTCAGATCTATCAAAGAATGGTTTTCTGCGCAACTGAATGAGGTGAGTGTTCCTCGTGGTGTGAAAACTAAGCAGCCTTCAGCTACTATCAAAAAGGCAATTACTGATAATGGTTTTGGTTTGATAATGCATACATACGATCAGTGGAATCCCGATCAAATTCATCAACTATCAAAGATAACATCCGAAAAAATAGAGGCCGCAGGAAATGTACTTCTTAGTTTTGATACTGAGGTTTTTGACTTTTTAAAGATTGATAAGAAGTTCGTGGTTAATACATCTCAGGGCGATTTCACTTGTAAGAAACTGATTCTTGGAGTTGGGAGAAGCGGCTGGCGTTGGGTGAATAATGTATATAAAAATCTAGGTCTGTTACAACCAGATCACATTGCTAGGTATGGAGTTAGAGTAGAAATGCCATCCTCATCTCTCAAGGAATTCCATAAAGCTCATTGTTCTTTGGTAAGAGAAGACCTTGATGTAGGGCCGCTTCAATGGATGGGTTCTGTAATTCAAGAAGACCATGATGACATGACCATCGCAGCCTTTCGCTCAAATGAAGATAGGTGGAAGTCAGATAAGGTATTCTTTTCAGTTCAAAAAAGCATTGAGATCAAGGCAGATCCATGTTCTCACGTTGATAGGATTGCCAAGCTTTCGCATTTACTATCTGGGGATAGGGTTGGACGTGAAAAGATTAGGAGCTTTACCCATGGTATTGGCGACTTAGCAGAGATGCCAGAATACTCTTGGGTGGCCGTAGCGTTGAAGACTCTTGAGTCAGTATTTCCAAACATCATAAATCGTGGTTACTTCCATGTACCAGACATTGATACGAATACTAGTAGAATTAATATAGCAAACAATTTAGAAACCGAAGTGGATGGTTTATTTGTAGCCGGCGAATGTGCTGGTATAAAAGGGATAGCCGCTGCTGGAATTATGGGGGCGGTAGCCGCTGAAGGAGCTGCAAAATGAACGATCATTCTTATCACAAGTACTCAGATGACCAATTTGCCTACGATGAAAAGGGCGGAAAGAAGGGCTCGTTCATCAAACAAGACTCTGAATTTTTCAATGACGAAGATTACGTTCCTGGAAAATCTGTGAGAGTTAAGCGGATCTCAACAAGTTCTCATGAGGATTGGAGAGTTTTCATAAATGAGCAGGAAATCATTGTTCTGAAAGGAATTAGATTTACTTCTAAAGAGCGTGAATTCTTAAGAACTACTGAAGGGGTGATGTTCATCATTAATGGCATCAAGAGCGGATGGAAGTCTGTTTCTGAATTTAAGAGACAACTGCAGGTGAAGGCATGATCATTTTCAAAGGAACAAGAAGCGTTAGGGACGATCATTTTCTCATCTTTGAAAACGAGAAAGGGTCGTCTATCGAGATCCCTATAGCTGAAGAAATTATGATCTGGTTTATGCGGTACTTTGATCGTCTATCTCCGCCAACAAAGCCTGTCGAGGATCCCCAGCCCGCCGCCTCTAAATAGCATGTATGGCGCGAAGACAAACGTTAGAAGAAGCTAGAATTAAAGTAAAAGAAAAATTCCCTTATCTTGATTTGCTATCTTATACATCTGCACATTCAATTGCGGAATTTGAGGATAGTGAGTATGGTAAATTTTATGGAACTTATTCCAAAGTTCTCTATGGGGAGAGGCGACATCCGAAACGTTCAGCGGCTAACAAAGTACTAGGGTCTAGAAAACAAAGTACCAAAGATAAACGCGCCAATACCTGTATAGAGAGATTTGGAGCATCTACGCCTCTATTAAATAAAGATATACAAGACAAAATCAAAAATACTAATTTGAAAAGGTTTGGAGTAGATCATCCATCCAAAGCAGAATGTGTGATTGCGAAAATTAATAACACAAAAATAGCCAGAGGGATTAGTTACGATCTAAACGGGTTATCTGCTAGAAATATTTTTGATGGTTATGAGCCTAATTTTAGTTATTCAAAATTTCTTGAGTTGATAAAATCAGTTGGTGTTGATTCTGCCCTTAAATGGAATAAATCTAAAACAGATATAGAATTTGTTATTGAAAATATCTTAAATGATCTTGGTGTGAATTTTGTGTATGATAAGCAATTGCCAGGTACATCATATAGACCAGATTTTAGACTTGGTAATCTAATTATAGAATCAGATGGTTTAAAACATCACTCCGATCTTTACATCAAAGATAGGTCTTATCACCTAAATAAACAAGCATCGTATTATTTATATGGATATACATCTTTGTTTTTTAGGGGTGATGAAATTCTTCAAAAAACAAACATTGTCAAATCTATCATACGCGCAAAGCTGAATATAATAAACAGCAAACTATTTGCTAGGAAGTGTGCTGTTAATGTGTTGCCTGATGATTGTGGTTGGTTCGCTAATAATCATTTGATGTCTAAGGGCACAGGCAAGATATACTCTCTGGTGTTTGATGGTGATATTGTCGCGTGTATGCAAATTATTCACAAAAAAGAATTTGTTGAAATATCTAGATTTGCAAACAAAATAGATACATTGGTTGTTGGTGGTTTTAGTAAATTATTAAAAAGGGTTGCCTGTGACTATAATCCAAAAAAAATAATAAGTTTTGTTGATTGTAGATATGGCACAGGATCTTCCCTTGTAAATATTGGATTTGTTGAAGCTTCAAATCATGTAAGTTTCAAGTGGACAGATTTCAAAAACACATTCCATAGAATGAAATATCCAGGAAATTCTGGATATGACAATGGATTAGTTAAAATTTGGGATTGTGGACAAAAGAAATTCGTTTTAAATCTTAGGTAAAATTCAAATGTATATACAATATGTATGTGACGTAGAAACAACGGGTACCGATCCTGAAAAGCATGACATCATTGAACTCTGCTTCTGGCGTATTGGAGATGCCGAAAGTAAGACTTGGTGTCTGAAACCTTTATCTCCAGAGAACATCGAAGAAGAAGCTCTCCGAGTCAATGGCCATTTGCTTGAAGACATTCTGTGGAAAACACCCAAGGGAAGAGAGACGTATCGCATTCCAAAGGAAGTTCTTCCAGAGATCGAAATGTGGCTGATGGAAGATGGGGCAGCTGCAGAAGAGCGGGTGTTCATTGGCCAGAACCCAGACTTCGATTACAGGTTCCTTCTAGCGTTGTGGCGCAAGGCCGGATCTGAGGATGATTTCCCGTTCGGCTACTGGATTGAGGGGAAGGACGGCAAGCGGCGCAACCAGGGGTACATCATCGATACAATGCAGCTTGCTCGACTGATCGATGTCTGCACTGGCAAGAAGCGGGCTCGCTACGGTCTCGGCGCTTTAGTCAAGGACTTCAGCATCACTAAGGCTACGGCCCACAGAGCTGATGGTGACGTCAAGATGACAAAGGAATTGTTCGAGAAAATCGTTGCTGTTCTTAAAGACCCAATCATCTCGGCCTTCAACGATTCGTATAAGTAACATGGCAACAGATCATCGAGACAAGATTGGAGACCAAGTCTTCAACTTCCTGAGGCTAAAGTGATCAAAAGAAATGATCATTTAGTTGTTATAATCTCCAATGAGATTTTCAAAGTCAAACCAAATGGTGTTAGGTAGTGATTATGTGGAAAAATACAGATCCTAGATATGATATCGACAAAAGAGCTGATGTGGATGATATGAATGATGTAATTGGGCCACACGCCACCCCTATTGACGATCATATGCGGAGATGGTTGAATAACTTCCGCCGCGTCACCAGTGTTCATCGTCATATCTTGGTGAAATACCTTACCACTCCAGGTGGTCGGCAGCAGATAGCTGAGAGTATGCTTAGGCCATTTGTAAACAACATAGCATTTCTAAAGCATGAACTTGACTCTGGAAGTAGAACACACGAAAGCGTAGCGCAAGCCTTACAGGATTTAGTTGTCGAGATGGAAGATTACCTCGCAATTCTTCCTAGAGAAGAGAGATTTCTACCACAATCAAGTAAGCTCAGAGATTTGTTGATATCGGCGGTGAATATTATCAATGGACATCATGAATAACGGACTAGACAATGATATTTGCTTTTACGAGCAAGACTTATAAATAAGCTATTTGTTAATTTTCCTTTGGTTCTTATAGCATTAACGAAAACTAAGTTAACATGGATATTAAAAGAGTATGGCCATTTGTAGTTCACAGGAACAAAAGTTACTATGATGTGTATGTGGGTCGCCCATCAAAATACGGAAATCCATATTCTCACAAAGACGGAACACTGGCAAAGTTCAAAGTAGATACTAGAGCAGAGGCAATACAAAAGTACGAAGAATGGGTTAGATCGCAGCCAGAAATGATAGCAATGATTAAGAGAGAGTTGCGAGGCAAGAAGCTCGCGTGTTTTTGCGTTCCACGGCTATGTCATGCCCATGTTCTTGCATGGATTGCTAACTTTGAAGCCGATGAATCTTGACACCATTTATCTCAGCATATGTAACTCTTTTAGAAATCCATAACCTCAAAGTCTCTCTATTAATTCCTATTTTCCCGGCAATACTTCGTATACTGTGTTTCTGATTCAGTAGTTTGATTATGGCAGATTGTGGAAGCTTTCTTTCAAATCTACAATGATTTATCTTGTGATACCTAATGAAGTGTTTCACACGATCATATTTTAGATTCATCATATTTGATATTTCCACAACGCTATATCCGTCACTTGCCATGTTTACTATAATCTGCTTTTCGTCGAGAGACATCGGATTGAATTCTCTAATCTTGCCGCCATCACTGTTGCCAATCTCAGATAATTTGTCCATTATCAATGGCTTTAGTTGTGTGTAGCGATCTTTGTTAGAGTGACCGAGCCTGTGGCAATTAGAACAAATCAGAATACACTTATCAATTTCACTTTTGTGGTTGGCGAAACTGCCGTTGTATAGCTTGTTCTTTACTTCGTATGATTTTCCCGAACCATCTCTATGATGAAAATCCATACACCAAGGAATGTCAAAACCGTCAGCACCACACTCTGAGCAGTACCTACCAAGGTATTTTATTGCGTATAGCATTCTGGCCATTCTCAATATGTAAACTGATTCTTTGCACTTTTCGGAAACAACTCTTTTTGACATAATCGGATACTAACATATTGATATAGTTTCCATAAAATTGTCAACATCTAAGACAGAATGAGCCCAAGTAATGAGGATGAACAATGAATATTACAATCAATGGTAAAGAGCAGCCGCTAAGACTCACATATGAAGAAATTATTACACGTGCCGGATATTCTCCTAACAGGGTAATTTCTGTAACGTACCGAGGAAGGCAACATGGTGATATGCAACGGTCAGGTATGTTGTACCCTGGTAGTTCTGTAGAGCTTGAAGATGGTATGGTCTTTAGTGCATATGATACCGGAAACGCATGAAGATTTTGTTTGGAGCAAGCAAGACAATAGGTTCCAATATTATGCTGTCTCGGTTCCTGCACCACACACAGGAGCATGAGGTTCGCATCGCTGCGTACTACCGAAATAGCCGATATCTTCAGTCTATTGATTGGTGCCTGGATGCGCTAGCTGTCAGGTGTGAGAAGAACTACTTCAAGGATAAGTATGGTGTAGCTGGGCCGCCGGTAGACCATTTCCTTGCCGATATGATCATCAACGATCTTCTGGAGTGGGTTCCGGAATTGGTGATTAGCGATTGCGAGTTCTTCACCGCGATGGTGGCGAAGGTGCTGGAAGTTCCATTGTGGTATTGCAGCCCCATGCTTCAAATTACTGGGATGGAGCATGAGAAGAAGGAGCTGACCACCAAGATAATGGATAACACTAAAGTGTATCTTGAATCGCTGCCGCGTGGCGATGCTTATCTAGTGTATTCTCCGTTATGTGATATTTCTGCAAGGCCAATATTGAAGCGCGGATTTGAATGGGTACGTCCATATTCAATAGTACCTAAAGAATGTACTACAGAAGATATTGACATATCAAATCTTCAGAGATTGATCCCTGTAGGTAGTTTAGTTACAACAGGAGAGACTAGTTTTGTATCTGATTGTTTGTATACTGGGAAACCTCTTTACATCAGCCCAAATCCATCTGAGATTGAGCAAGTTATAAATGCGCAATTGTTGCAGTGGTATGGTGTTTCGACCAATATCGGCAGATCAACAAATATGAACTTCATTAAGAGACAGGTCGAGCGCCCGGTATCTCATCCATCTCTATCTATACAGAAGTGGAGGCAGCTTGACGAAAGATTACTTTCAGTATAATCCCCAGAAGAAAATTGCATTCGATATTGGTAATGTTCTGTTTCGCTTCGATCTAAGCCCATTACTCGATCTATTAATAGGTAAAAGGATAGTTGAGGATACTATTCAAGCGTATGAGTTCATGGGTGGAAGCTTTCAACACTCTCAGGAAATTGGATTATACGATATTAAGCAGAGCTTTTATCAACTAAACAAATCATTGAGTTATCATACATTGCAAGAGATTCATGACAGATGGATGGAAACATTCACACCATCATTACCAATGCTTGATGTAGTTGATGAATTGATAGCTAAAAAGCATAAGGTTGCCCTATTATCAAACATCGGGCCTGATCATGCTAAATTTGTGCGTGAAAAATGTAAGATATTTAGGGATTGTATTCAACATTTCTCTTGTGATGTTGGAGCTAGGAAACCTATGAGATTATATTATCAAAGCTTCCTAATTCAGTATGGATGGCCAAACAACTCTCTATACTTCGATGATAGGGAAGATAATATTGCCATGGGCAGTGAATTTCACAAAGGAATATTGTTCGATATTACAAAATTCGAATCGGATGAGGCTGCGGCAAAAGCGATGCGAGAGCATCTTTCTTTGGCTTAAATATAATGGTAGCTCTATACCATATAAATAGAGACGCATAGTGTTATATCTATAATGGGTGAACTACCTATGGAGATAACTTATGCCAACCGTAACCAGACACAAGACACTATCTGTTGAAGAAGCGCTTGAATATATAGCCTTTGCTGTGTGGCATAGGGATGTGCCAGATGATTTCGACGGGGAAATCACCTGTGAACTCAATGAAGATGGATCAATTGAGGTCTACGCTTTAGAGCCAGAAGCCGACACTGCGAGCCAGTCCAATTAGGCGATTTCGTTAGCGGGTGGTGGAGCATCTGGAACGACAGATAGGTGCTTAGCACTTACTGTTGCGATGATATCCACCATATTACAGATTGTCAATTTCTTTCCGTCAACTTCAACAATTTCTGAGCGAGATGCGTCGAAGATTACATCTTGACCCTTTTCAAAATCAACTTTGACGAATATTCCCTGGACTAATTCACCGGGTCCAACTTCAACTACCTTTCCGAATCGAAGACTTCCTTTACGACCCACTGTTTGTGGAATGTAAAGACCGCTAGATGTACGCTCATCAGCAGCAGACTCTTCAAGGGCGATGTTTCCGTTTCTCATTTTGATAAGCATGATTTCCTCTGTATATACCTACGACTTCATTCTGGACTTCTCGTGGGTATTTGAATATGTACATCAAATTACCATTGTCAAGAAAAGAATCGTCGAGCAATCGCGAATTGGCCAATAAATAGCCAACCTATGTTCACTCAAGGCTATACTTTTGATGATGTTCTTCTGATCCCAAAACACAGCTCGATTGGATCTAGGGAGGAGGTTGATCTATCGGTTTCTTTACCAAAAGGTATTGAACTTAAGATACCTTTTGTCAGTGCAAATATGGCAACAGTGACAGATGTAAAAATGGCAGAAACAATCGCTGAACTTGGAGGTCTGGCCATACTGCACCGCTTCGATGACTATGGAGAGCTGTTCACAAACTACGATCAAGCTCGTGCAGCATCCCATGGATTTCCTGGTGCGATTGGTGCCTCAGTAGGTATCAAGCCGAAAGATCTGGACCTCATACATGAACTGAATAGAATTGGTTGTAAGATAATTTGTGTAGATGTTGCTCATGGGGATCATACCAAAGTGGCTGAGTTCGTATCGGCAGTTCACACCACATTTCCTGGCATTCTCCTTATTGCCGGGAATGTAGTAACTGCCAAAGGAGCTTCTTTGCTCTGGAATGCTGGTGCGGATATTATCAAAATTGGCGTAGGGCCAGGTTGTTTTGGGGCTGGTACCAGAATATTAATGTCTAATGGGTTGTATAAAAACATTGAGGATATCAAACCGGGCGAGCGTATTATCAATATGGATGGCAAACCGAAAAGTGTACTGAAAGCATTTTGCACCGGCATTCGTAAGGTATCTAAGATTCGCAACTCTATTTCATATAAAGCTACTTATGTAACGCCTGATCATCAATATTTCATTGGTGATTTAAGTAGTATTTCTAAAACAACACTTGAAAGTATTGGTTATTCAAAGGCTCTAAAAACGCAATCGAAAACTACACCAAAACAAAGCAAACTAAAATGGCAAGAAATTGGCAACATTAATAAAGTTGCATTACTAATGCCAAATAATATTGAGTTTGAATTTCCGAATAGTTTCAAAAAGGAAATTGTGATACGCGATGGCTGGAATGGGCATTCTTCAATTAAGGTAAGTGTTGATTTTGTCATTGAACCAACAATAGAGGTAGGATATATTTTTGGGACTTTCCTTGGAGATGGGCACGCCATGATTGTTAATAACGGGCGTACTAATACAGGAGCTATTCATTGGTATTTTGGAGTTGATGAACTTCACATCGCACATCGATTAGCGGAGTGTATCAAGACCCTTACAGGAAGGGCGTTGAAAATTAAAGCTAAAGAAAACATAATTGTTTGTTCTTTGTATCATAAACCGTTTGCGGAATTCTTATCTGGTTTTGGAAAGAGAACAGAGAAATATCTACCACCAGAATACATTGTAAATAATATTGGGTATTTACAAGGCATACACGATGGTTTGATGGACTCGGATGGTAGTATAGAATCTGGTGGTAGAAAGAATTTCAAAAATACATCAATTCACCTAATAGAACTATTTAATATAGTCACATATCTTCTTACCAAGGTGTTCCCAAACAATCAGCAAGATAAAGTGACATCTGGAAATCTAAAAGGTGCGAATATTGAAAATTTCAATACGCCTTATGTGTCAAGAATAAACAACACAGCAGAAAAACGAGTTATAGACAACTATCAAATATCTAAATTGTTAGAGTATACAAATATAAATGATGAGGTGTCGGTATTTGATTTGACGATTGATTGTGAAACACATAGCTTTATTGCTGATAACGCTATAGTACACAATTCTCTCTGCACTACCCGCATTGAAACAGGCAACGGATATCCACAACTCAGTGCGCTGGATATTGTCTGCAATGATGGCAACTACAGCATGAGAGATGATCAGTGGCCGATGTTCATTGCGGATGGTGGAATTAAGAGCGCAGGTGATTGCGTCAAGGCGCTGGCATTCGCGGAGCTTGTGATGATTGGCAACTTGTTTGCCGGCACAGACGAAGCCCCAGGAGAAATCATCCAGTTTCAAGGCAAGAAGTTCAAGCGCTACGCTGGCAGCTCAACACACAAGCAAAAGCATGTCGAAGGTGTCGTTGCGCTCGTTCCATACAAAAGCAGTGTGCGTGATGTTGTACTGCGTTTGGTGGAGGGCATCAAGAGTGGATGTTCATACCAAGGATCCAAGAATCTAGCTGACTTGAAAGCCGATCCTCATTTCGTGGTTATATCGAATGCTGGCCTGACTGAGTCGCATCCTCACAATGTAATGCTATGACAACTATCAAGCGACAAGGATACCCTGACATTACTGATGAGGATCTGAAACCAATATCAGAGATTCTTTTAGAGATGACGCCAATCACTCCAGTGAGACATGAGCGGAAAGGCCCTATGCCAGTAGTTCTTCCTGACCTAATAGCGTATCAATTGCTGGAGTGTAATGGTGTTGGTGTCGTAAATCCTCGGGGACTAATTGGTGCTCCGAAGATTGTAAAGACGGTAATAGTAGGAGATGAAGATGATTAAAGAATGGGAAGAAATTTGTAAAAACAAATCATGGAACGATGATAATCGCTACACTCCGCGCATCATACAGCTGGTTGAGAGCTTTGAAAAGCAATTCCCAGATACTGATTCACGAGAGCACACGGCTTGTTTGGCCGTTGTCATGTACCTCTTCGGCCCGCTTGAGGACGAAGAAGAAGTGAACCTGTACCTGGGAATCGTCAAGCGAAGACTGCGCGATCATCGCAATCAACCTATGCAATAAACGTCCGAGCAAATTCCAAAGCCTCTTCTTTGCTCATACTTGGATTGTCAAGCAGAGCTTCGTCGAGCGCATTGAGGATCTGTCCCATGATTGGCCCCGGCTTAAGACCCATTGCGATAAGGTCTTTTCCGGAGATTGGGCGCGGGATAGCTGAGGTGGAGTTGGGGTCTTTACCAGCCCATTCCATTGCCTTCTGAATGTTTCCGCGAAGGCCTTCATACTTTTGCCTTTCCAGTTCGGCCTCTTCCGGATTGAAGTTTTGCTTGCCAAGATTATCGGCAATTGCAATGTCAACACTGTGCCTCCAATCTGGGTAGTCTCGAACGAACCTCCGGTAATTGCGCCCACGCCCATTTTCAAGAAGGGTATGTGGCCGCAAATGCACAGAAATCAAATCAACAACTCTTTTGATAATATCCTGCGGAGCATGTAGCCTGGTCAATACAGCCTGAGCAAGCTTAGCTGATGCTTCTTCATGTCCGTGGTATGAAGTATGGCTACCATTCTCGGAAACTCCTTGAATGCCAGTATACCGCTTCCCGATGTCATGGAGCAGTGCCGCTAGATTGCGCACTAGGTAAGTCTCCTGATCTTCGGTAATTGGTTTTGGGGTTTGATCAATCAGATTCTTCACCACGCTCAGGGTATGATTCCAAATGTCGAATTGGTGATGTGGATTGTTCTGTGGAGTTTCCCAAGGCACCATTCGCTCTTCTTTCGGTGGTGGTGCGTTGAGGCGTTCGTAGTCATCAGTACCGCGCGGCGGAAGCGGTTTTGGGGCCAGATCCTTCACCTCCTCATCGGTTGGGTCGAAGACAGCCTCCATCAATCCAAGCTCCTTCAGAAGCTCTACGGCGCGTGTTGGATTCGGACCAATCAGAGCACCTGGCTTGTAGTGGTCGCCGTCCTTCTTACCAGCTAGTTCGGCCCAGACACGTTCATTAGAGATCTTGGTCTTGAAGGCTTCTTGCACTTTTGGATCGTGTGTAGCGGCAATGAGTGCTGGGTCTAAGTCCAGGCCATACTTAGACGCAAATCTGACCGTTCGAAGAATTCGTAGCGGGTCGTCCAAGAAAGTTTGTACTGGGTCAAGGGGAGTGCGCGCAATGCCTGCACGAAGGTCATTGATGCCGCCAACAAAATCCTCGATTTCGCCGCTATTAATATTGTAGAATAACGAGTTGATGGTAAGATCCCTACGTTGAGCATCCTCTTCGGCGGTGCCCATTTCCATGGTTGGGATTCGGCTATCTGCGTAGGTCTCTGTGCGCAGATTAACGAAGTCGATAGGGAGTCCAAACAGCCTGATCATGGCGGTGGCTAGGTGCTTCGATTGATCGGGGTTTGCTTCGACGACGGTAACGCTTTGCTTCTTTAATCCATGCTCAGCCATATATTCACTGACCAAATTAGCAAATGCTTCTCCGGTCATGTTATTGACTGCGATATCAATATCATTAGAGTCTTTGCTCAGTAGCTTATCGCGCACCCAGCCTCCTGCGCCCCGAAGAATGGTTTCTGGGGTCTTCTCGGCGACGACTGCTTTGAGTAGGGAAAAGATCTTAGTTTCTGTGGCGGTTAGAGACAGGTCCATATTCAATTTCTCAATTGCTAGAGAATACAGATGAGCAAATCTTAGTAATTTTTTCACATCTAAATGTGATTTTATTGATAATGCTCGGTATAGGGTAATGTATGGAAGAGAAGAAAGGCGAAAGTAAAAGACCGGTTCCTAAGAAGGTTGAGCTACCGAAACCTCGACAAAGATTCATGATTGTAGTGGAAGGAATAGTTCCAGTAAAGGTCAGATTCCAAACATTTGCTACTGATGAACATGAAGCACTGAAGCAATTAGATAATCCACATTTACTTAGTATGCTGGAAAGACCTGAACTTGATATGCCAAGATTGATTCGAAAGAAGATTACGGTAAAAGATGCCAACACCTCATTAGTCAAGTTGGTAAAGAACTTCTAATCGAGGATGGCCTTGGCTTCCCTTCAGACTTTGAAGGGAAACCTAATGATACATTACTATATCTTGGACACAGAAACAACAGGTCTTTCGGTAGACGCTCATGAAATCAACCAGGTTTCTGTTATGCGGGTTATCGACAGAGAACAATTAAGTCTTCAAATTAAGGTGAAGCATCCCCACGTCTACAGCATACAAGCTCTGGAAGTTCAAGGGATTACGCCAGATGACTTGAAGAAGGGAGTTCCGGTAGAGGAAGTTGTGGAGTCGGTGGACATGTTCCTCAAGGAAGACGGCCAGACTGCAGCCCACCGCTGCATCATAGCACACAACGCTCCGTTCGACCGAAAATTCATCCACCGGGCCTGGGATAGGCTTGGCAAGGAGTTCCCAGCCGATCTTTGGCTCTGCACCCAGTCCTTCGCCAAGCGCCACGTCAAGAAGCACAACAACGGCGAGAAGATCGCGGAGGCGCAGGTCAAGTGTGGGGTGGACATCAAGCGGGACAAGTGTGGAGCCCTCAAGCCGAAGTTTGGTTTGAACAACTTCATGGTTGGCGTTGGGCTGACACCAAAGATTGGGGCTCATAGTGCAGAGGTCGATGTTCAGAATACTGTCGAGTTATATCAGTGGTTGATGAACTCAAATACAGAGCATGTGTCTCTTATTGGAAGAGTTCCTCAAAAAGATGCTCCAACCCAAGATCTTGATATAGATGATATGTGATGGAATATATTCTTTAGCAAGGTAGCTCGGGACCTTATAAATCGAGACGAGGCCAAATGGTTGATTATTTAAAGGATCAGTTGATTAAGGAAGTTACAGAATCTATCTCCAAGGAATTGGATGAGAAGAGAAAGGCTCGCAACAAGGCAAAGGCCGCCCGTCGAAAGGCAAGGGTGCAACTCAAGAAGTAAGTATCTCATGTAAGTTTGGGTGGATTGAATGATTAATGTTTTTGTTGATAATTTTATTCACCCAAATGAAGAAAGAGCTGCTGAGATATCAAGATGTATTGACCTAAATAAATCTAATACCAATTTCAATTATCACCTTCTAAATTCCCCCGAAAGAATGTCCTATCAAAGTATCTTTAATAGGATTAATGAACAAACATTGGGTGATAATGTCAATGTAATTGCCAACATAGATATATACTTTGACGAAACAGTGCTACTATTGAATAAAATTGGCGAAAATCAATTTGTTGCAATATCTAGATATGAATCAGAGTCTGCTGATTTGGACCCACAGACAGCTAAGTATAGTCAAGATGTCTGGGCTTGGAAGGGTAGAGTTAGGATTGAGAATGCTAATTTCTATCTTGGGGTTCTTGGTTGTGATAACAGGATAGCGGCCGAAGCGCAATTGGTTGGTTATGAAGTGATCAATCCAAGCTTTTCTATTAGAATATATCATTATCATACAATATGTTCTAGCAATGATGAATATTACAACAGAGTTCCTGGCCCTTATATGAATGTATTTCCTCAAACCTGGACGTAATTATGGGCGCATTTATTCCACCTTCATTTTGGAATGAGAGAATTCCATCCTGTGATCCTATTGAATTGATGGCTAAGCCTCAAGTGCGAGAAAAGTCATACATGGTAAAGAGAGCCTTTCGAGTTCAGCATTTTAATACAGATGCAGATTTGGAAGATACTATTTACAAGAATGTTGGTGATAACAACTTCTATCTAGAGAAGAAGATGACCGGGATGACTTATCATTGTGAAGTAGAATGGTCTATAGCAATGAAGACATTGAGATATGGATGGATTGAATTGGAAAAAGTCGAGGAGCCAGGATAGTGTCCCATTTTGTACACTTCCCCCGGATAGCTCAAGTTGTAAAGAGCCCCTAATTGTTTAGGGACGATCCAGGTGCGAGCCCTGGTCTGGGGACTGTTTGGAAACTTCGAATAAACAAGAGAGATAGTATGAAGACGATTGTTTTTGATCTTGGCGGAACCCTGACCATTTCCAAAGACGCACTTGATGAGGAAATGATAGCATTGCTCAGCAAGTTGTTAGCCAGTTGTAATATTGCCATCATTTCTGGAGCATCTTGGAAACAGGTAAACAAACAGATCGATAACCTTCTACATATTGATCAGAAGCTTCTAAACAACCTCTACATTCTCCCAGCGTCAGGTGGCAGCCTGTTCCAATCCTGGGGGAAGTATGGTTGGGTTGCGGCCTATCAGCATAAGCTTAGCTCTCGCGAGGTAGACCGCATCAACGCCATGATTGAAGAGGCTATCGTGGAATCTGGGTTTATACAGCCACAGAAGCTTTGGGGGAAGCAGGTGGAGAGTTGTGATTCCAAAGTAACCTTCTCCGCACTTGGCCAGAGAGCACCTCTTGAAGCCAAGGAGAAGTGGGATGTGGATGGTAGTAAGCGCCGGGTGTTGGCCGATGTTCTACGACGCAAACTTCCAATTTACGAGGTGCGCGTAGCTGGGAAGACTTCCATTGATGTCTCTGCTAAGGGCATTAATAAGAAGTACGGCATTGATGAGTTGATGAAGAAGCTACGTGCCAGCAAGGATGATCTTTTGTATGTAGGCGATGCCATCTTCAAGGGAGGCAGTGATTATGCCGCTATAGAGATGGGTCTTGTTTACGTTCAAGTAAGGGATCCGGAAGATACTAAGACTTGGATTCGGAATACCCTTGATGGGTCTATTCAGGTTCAAGCGGCATCTGTGTGATGCCATCGGAATGTAGGAAAGTTTGGTAATCCGCCAGTTTTGGGTACTGGAGACCGTCAGTTCGAATCTGACCATTCCGACAATATGGGAAAGAAGCATCGTGAAAAGCGAAAGGCCATCAAGGCCATGTTGCCTAGTGGTTGGCGCGAGAATGAGTTTGGAGAGCTTGTAAGGAAAATCTCCAAGGCAGATATTCGCAGGGCGTTGTTGGGGAAGTATCTGGCCTTTAGAGAAATGATCAGGTGTGCAGAAAAGGATATCATTGAATCTGCTCAAAAGAGAGCCATTGATGATTTGATAGCTGTTGAGGACGCTAGGGTTTTTGGTGAGATAAACGAATTCTGCAATGGAACGTAAGAAGTACATACACTTATCTAAATCCGATAAGACATTGAAAGAGTTTTATACCTGGATAAACAGGTATATGTGAATATAGGTAAAAATGAAACCAGTAATTTTGTTTCGCAATGATATTGATTGGAGACAAGAAGAACAAGTAGTGCGTAAGTATTTTGCTTGTGTTGATAGTCGTATGTTGCTTAGAGACAATTTAGTAATTTCTAGGTTTTCAGCCCTCCCGTTTTATCTCGAACAGGAACGTGACCTAAATATTGTTGGATGCAAGATGATTAATACCTATGAGCAACATAGGTATATTGCAGATCTTGGTAATTGGTATATGGATTTGAGTTCTTTTACTCCTCATACATGGGATGAGCTTCACAACATTCCTACTGATGGTCCATTTGTATTAAAGGGCGAAACAAACTCCAAAAAGTTCCTTTGGAATACCCACTGTTTTGCCAAGGATAAGAAGGCGGCCATTGAAGTGCATGGGCGGCTTATGGCTGATTCAATGCTTCAGTACCAGAAGATCTACATTCGAAAGTACGTGCCTCTTGAGGTTCTTTCTAGCGGGCTTCAAGGACTACAAATTACCAGAGAGTATAGGTTTTTTGTATACAAGAAGACGATACTTAGCGGCGGCTTCTATTGGAGTTCACATTCGGATGACATCCGCGCCGAGGGTATTTCTATTAATCCAGATGAGGTGCCGCGCGAGTTCTTGAATGCTATCATTGATAAGATTCAGAATACGGAGCTGAGTGAGCCGCCAACGTACTACGTGATTGATGTGGCAAAGACAGCCGCTGGTGAATGGATTCTGATTGAGTTGAATGACGGCCAGATGAGCGGGTTATCGGATAACGATCCTGACGTCTTGTACAGTAACTTGAAGAAGGCATTGGAAGATGACGGCGCAACAACCTGAAATCCTCATCATTGATGGTGAGGAGTTAGAGATGGTATCCAACCCAAGCCTCCATGACAAGGCTGAAGCTGGTTGGTCTACGAAAACCTCAAACTATCGAGGGTACGTTGGGGAGTGGGAGATTGTAGATAACAAGCTATATCTCAATCGAGTGGTTGGCGGAGTCATGAAGGGTAAAGGCCCATTTTTTGCCGATTGGGTTTCTCAAGAACTTCATGTTTGGAAGGGAAATCTTCTTAACTATGTTCATGCCGGATATGGATCTATGTATGAAGAAGATATGTTCCTTTCCATTAATGGTGGGCTTCTAAAAAGCACAGTAATAGAAAGTAATGTTGAGAAATTCAAAGCACAAGCCCTACGAGAAGTGCAAGAGGCCAATTCCAAACAGAGAATCCAATATCTATACGGAACATACCTTGATCCACGAGGATCTCTTTCCAGGCTGATTGAGAAGTCAACCGATAGGAAAAAAGAGTATACTGATCTGAAAAACGATCTGGAGTTCGATTTCAAACAAAGATTGATTATCCTGTCCGAAGATCCTAATAGCGGAATTAAGTTAGTATACAAATGAAACTTATCGTAGCAGACTTCTCTAGCAAGTTCTCCGATGATGCGGTGATTGTCAACACAACTTCACGCGCTCATGGTTGGAGCCGTGGTTTATCACCATTTCTACTTGGGCCTGTGAAGTTGTACGGAGAGTATGAGGCTCAAAATGTAGAGAATGCCTGGCAATATTCTAAAGTGTACACCGAGTACGCTGATGAAAATAACGAGCCTGGCAATGCGTATTTCGAATGGGCTAAAAAGGGCTGGGCTAAGAAGTTTGCTGATCGGTATCCTATGGGTCGAGGAAACAAGCCGCTTTACTCATTATGGGATGGGAGAAAGCTTGGGTATATAGAAGCTAGAAGGCAAATCTATATTCCACTTTACTCAAATGCAGTACGAAATACCGAGGCGTTCGAGAAGCTAACTCAAACATTTGAATCGGTTTGTTCTCGAACGAATGGAGCAGATTGTTTGGTTCTTCAAGACTTCGACGCGCATGGAATCAATGTGCATGGGTATGATGTCGATAAGCTGATTGATAATGAAAAGATTAAAGTTGGTCATGGATATGTTCTGGCCATGATGTTACTTGGCTTGCTATAAAGAAAGACAGATATGCCGATTCCAATTGAACAACGCAAAGACCTGTTCGAACTAAGTAGCGATCTAAACCTCCTCATTTCATATCGCAAAGCTCTCTTGGACGCAAACCCAAGATTGTGGATATTGATTCACCATAATAAAGAGACCAATAATTATGGGTTAGAGGTCAATAACTCTAGTGGCAGTGCGTGTTCAGCACAAGAGATTGAAGAAGTTCGGGAAGTGCTTCGAATTTGTAGGAGCCAATCCACACCAGTGATTAAGAAGACCAGGAAGAAGAAGGATGTGTCATGAAGTATCCGGAGTATCAAGTTTGGTACCATGTATATACTAGTGTGGTTACAACGATGTTTACATCTTCGGCCAATTACGATGCGCAGCATGCGATTATGAAAGCAGACGCTATCGCTACCCATGCCGTCGAGAAATTCAAGGAAGTCGAGGACATTCCACAAGCTCCAAACTTCGATGTCCAGGGTATTGTTGATAAGGTACTGAAGGACGCATCAAGTAAAAAGAAATGATCACCAACCAAGACCTACTCATTGAACATCTCGCCAAGTGGCTGGCAGAATACGCCAAAGCCGCCGGACGCAGTGTTTTTGTGGTGGGTTTTGATGGCGCTCGTTCTGATGCCCTGTTGCTTCACATCTGCTCAAAGGCCACTGAGAACTATGGTGGCCTTGCAACTCATGCCCTCAGCTTTCCGACGAGCACTATCGAGATCAAGAATGTTTTCAATGGAAATGTTACATACTCCATTGACAGTATCAAGAACCCTGGTTACTACTATCTTCAATGCCACGAAATAGCGCACGACCACGGCATTGTAGTTGGCCCGGTAGACAGAACGTTCGGACTGTACTATCGCAGCTACGGAAAGCGCGCGGCGGGTAGTGCAGATGTCTTCCCGCTGTTTGACCTTGAGTATTCGGAGATTGTTGAGATAACTGATTCTCTGTGGCCTGGTCTATGGCCGGTTGAATCCACAGATATCGTTGCAGACATTGAGTTCTGCAATGAGGCCGAGGCGATGTTCGGGATCATCACGTGTGAAGAGTCTCCGCACCGGCATCCTCGTTGGCCCTACTTCATTCATACACAGAAGGCTATGATTGCTAAGGTTCATCAAAGAGAAAAACTGACACGCCACAAGAAGATGAACAAGCCATATCCAAGCCTCTCTGATAAACCACAGCTATATAGAAGAGTGCGATGAGGCAGGAACGGTTGATAGCTTCAGCTCGGGCGGCGCTTAATTGCCCCTTCGATCTTCTGGTGGACATGCTAGGCCTGGAACCGGTGGAGGACTGGCATGTGTGGAGAGATTTTGATGGAAACCGCCTGCGTCTTCTAAAGAACGGGGTGGTCAAGGTTTATCCAGCCACAGCCATTTCCACGAAGACTACAGACGTTTTTAGGAAGGCAAACCCAGCCCTGATAGAACGCCATAGCTATTGGGGGATGCTACTTTCCGGACAAAACAATATACTTATACTTCTTGGTAATGATGGAAAGATTAGAAGCTCCTATTTCGAAAACAATATCTGGGTCAGGAATATTAGCCCGCTATTATTAGGTTTCGGTATTCTTAGATATATATCTTCTGGGTACCTAGAAACCAATCTAAGGACAATAAAGTTCCTGAAGGTTTCATATCCTAATGACTTTATAATCGAGGAAGCCTGGGCTTTTGGACTTCCAATTGAGCAGGCCAATATCAAGGAACGTGTTGATATATTGATTGCCAAGTACACTGGGACAACGGAGTGATTGATGCCGAGTGAAAAACCAAGATTCAATGGGCTTATTAATAAAGCGTGCGGTAACGGATTTTTCTCCATTCTCATTGATCTTGAGAATGGCAACACTAGAAGAGTCATGGGACAGCTGTCTGGTAAGATGAGGACCAATAACATTAAGGTTGTTGAGGGTGATAAAGTTGATATCGAACTCGATACCTTCGATATAACTAAGTGTCGTATAATCTATCGGAAGAAATAACGCAGAGTGGCGCACTGGTACCTGTTTTGTAGTTTCAGATCAAAAACTACTTCTTTTCGTAGGAAACAATATGGTAAACCCAAGTGATCATAATCCCAAAGGCCTTCTCAAGTTCGTAAAGGGCGATGCAACAAATCCTCTCGGAAGTAGCAACCGTTACATTATCCAAATCGTGAATGATGAGGGGAAATACGGAGCAGGCTTTTCAGGAGCACTTTCTAAGCGATGGCCGAAGGTTGAAACAGAGTATCGTAAGTGGTGGCGCGAACGCTTTGGAAAGCTACTACTTGGTGATATTCAGGTAATTCAGATTCTGAGCGACCTAGTTGTTATCAACATGGTGGCTCAAAAAGGCATCGTAGGTCCAAACAATCCTAAGCCGATTGACTATAAAGCTCTACAACAGTGCTTGAGTAAAGCTGGTGATGAAATCAGTCAGCATACCGCAGCAGTACATATGCCTCGGATCGGAGCAGGATTAGCACAAGGGGAGTGGAGTGTTATTGAGCCACTTATTGAACAAGAGTTATTAAAGAGAGGAATTAATGTTACTGTATATGATCAGGGGTAAAAGAATGGATGATTGTACTGTAACGATTCTTAATAACGAATTTGAATACAAACCTACCTTGCGACAATCTATTGCAAGTGTATTTCAGGCAATAAAATATGAAGTATACAGTATCATTGAATTCTTGGGTTATACTAAAGAAGATTACGTTCTCAATCCATATCCCCTAACCATTCAGAGAGTGGATGGTCTTCCGGTATCTCAAATACTTCTTGGGTGCATTCGGTCTAGATTAGGTGGAAGGCCAGATCTTATTTCATGAAAACACTAGATACAAAAATACTTCTCGAAGGAATAGGCACCACGCTTCTACAAACAGTAATTTCAGAAGCTCATTGTCCCAAATGTCAAGGCACTCTACTTGGATTGAAAGTAACATCAGTGTTTGAGTGCCATGATTGCCATAAGGTATTTCAACGCATGACTGATCAAGATGAAACATACTATCTTGAACTAATAAGAGTGCATTGAGGCAATGCAACCACCTGAAGGGCGCGCTCTGACTGTAGCTCAGAAAAGTATGATGATAGAGGCGATCTTTCAATCATGGATCAAGTGTCCAGATCTGCGCCTTGGACAATTGATTGTGAATGCCTTTCGTACCTCGGAAACAGCCCCATCTGTACCGCTGTTCTACATCGAGGATTACATGCTCGAAGCTGCTATCGTTGATTTCGCTTGCAAGAATGAGAAGGTTTAGTGCCTCAAACAGAATTGGTTATGGACGCCAACTCACCAAAATAGTGAACTATGCCGGTGAACTACTCTTCATCATCGGCGAATTTAGCAAAGCTGCCCAGGCTGATCGCAGGATGTTCTTGAGCACTCTTGATGCCAGCGTCTAGGCTAGCTTTTGCTTCTGACAATAGTGGCGTGTTGCGATGTGCGAAGTGAGTTCGTTCGCAGGAATCGCAGCGCACTTTTATCCAATGAGCTGAGTTTCGAATCTTGCCGTACTCACCGCATGTTTCGCAGATGTGGCCACTCATCTCTTCGGCTTGAATAACCGTTTCTCGAATATAATCGGTAGCGTGTTCGCAGCCAACTCTCAACGTACCGAACTTCTCTTTAATATATGTAATTCGGAAGTCTATAGGCTCTGGTTGTTTAACCAAATTTTTTTGCATTACTTCGAATAGACAATCCAGAAGTTGATACCATCCCTCACCACAATGAAAACCTTGTTCAGGTTCGCGTTTTGGAAATACAAGTGGATATTGATCGTAGAAAGTATCTTTTTTCATATGCACTCGGGTTGCGGTAAGATAGGGGGTCGAACCCTAAAGGCCCTTCAGGGGCTCGCTTCTTTAGCAAAGAAGTTCCGTTGCCAGCTGTCGGATAATCTTACCCAATATTCTTTTGCGGAGAGCAGTGAAATCGAATCACTAACGTTTAAGTCTCATCTAATTTCCAATCAGAGCTTAGTCCCACTAAGTTTACTCTCCATATTTGGGTGAATTGTTGGTCAATGCAGAGAAGATAATGCGGTCTGTTCCCGCCGTCAGCTGTCTTTCCAGCTGTCTGGTGCTGTTCATTCTCCGCGCCCGTCGAGCGTTAGCTGTCTCGTTTCAGCTGTCAATCGTCTACTCCGGATTGTCGGGAAGCTGTATATGCATGTCCGCTTTACTCATCGACTTTGCGCTCTTTCTCGCCGTCATGGTCACCACTGCCCACGGATCCTAAGGGCTGGCACCTACCCCAAAAGCCCCAGGCTAACGAAAGCTCTGGAGCTGAACGCGGTTTACTTGCATTTGGGTCTATATTTCCAATTATTCCCTATTTAGCTAACCATTCTACTAATATAGATATATCGCCATTCTGGATACGTTTATTGCGGTAGGAGAGGAATTCGAATCCCCAAGGCTTGCGCTCGCTTGTTTTCAAAACAAGTTCCGTCGCCAATCGGATTGTCCTACCATATCATTCTTTTCTTTGGCTAATAGTAATTGGTATTCTTGAATATTATGCTCGACTACCAAATATCCCAACTGGTACATTTACAATGGCCGGGCTCATCATTATATTCTTCTATATCCTTTAATCCAACGGTTATTTCATGAAGACGATGTTTTATTACTCTACGATAGGAACGATGACATGATTTCTTGTAGTAGCGCATAGACCTTTCCCCACTACAGACATAGCGAGTAGCTCGGCGAGCGCCACGTTCAATGATTGTCGGAACATAATTATTGGTTGTTTGCATAACTATAGCATAACTACCTCATTCCTGTATGAATATATTGGGTTATTAGTATGACTGAAGATAAGCTTAAGACAGAAAATAATCCAGTTGAAGAGAATAAGACAATCTCGTTGTTGAACCAGATACTATCTTACAAGGGTTTGATTATCGGAATAGCTGCTGTTCTCACGGCGGCTGCTTCTTGGTTTAAGCCACCGGATATTACGGCGACCAAAGCAACCTACGAAGTTTTGTCGGTGAAGGTAAATGAGCTTACGAAAACGACAGAAGATCTATCAAAGTCAATTGAAGATAGTCACGATGAAGTTTCTAACCTACGAGCTTATATTGAGGGTTTCAATAATGGTAAGCTAGCCGGTCTTTCTGGAAATACCCAAACCATAACTCTTCCGCTAGTTACCAAAGCTCGTAAACCAAAAACTACCAAGACCGATGGGGATGGAATAGTAATGTCAGAGGAACCACCACAGAATTTCTGGGAACCAGACGTTGCACCAGATGTTGCGCAAGAAGCTCCAAAAAAATCCGCTCCACCGGCAGCTGCTGCAACTCTCCCGCCTTTTGATCAGGTTGTGAGAAACTCTTCAGTTGCTGCATATTAATTACAGAAGCACTATTCCGTTCTCAATATTTTCAGTATTTGGAGGCTCAACTGAGATTTCAATTTCGCCTTCTTCCGGACCTTTCTTCGTGATGCTGCTAACGTAAATCTTCTTCAATAGTCCTGGATTTGTACGCATCAGGATATTGATAACTTGGTCCAGCGCTTCAGTTTCCAGGCCTTTGATGTAGCACAATACTTCTTCGTATGGGCGAACCTTCAATGCGGCTTCGATATACTCGATGATGTCCTTCGGCTTATATTCGGGCTGCTTGCGTTTCTTCGCAGTTACCACAATATCCTTCAACGATTCGGTCTTATCAATAATCTCTTTCGCATGATCGGCTACGCTACCCATATCTTCTCCTAATCCCTTTAATTCCTGCTGTAGAAGGTAAATGTGAACCTCACCCTGGCTTGCTTGAGACATAATCAAGTCATCAAGACCAAGCGTGAGCATCTCCTTTTCCTTCAGAACATTGTATGTATTCTGGCCAACATCTTGGAAGGCACGTTCAATCTCTAATGAGGATTCCAGGAGCGAGCTGAGCGTCTTGATGCGGGCCTCGAATTTCTTAGCAATCGCTTCAGCGCCTTCTAACACAACCTCTCCACAAAGGCCCATGGTGCGCTCGGCGGCGTCGTCAGCTAAGTCCTGTGCATCTTCGTACAATCTCTGGAAGAGTAGATGATCTTCATAGGCTTGAGCTTCCCAATGGTTCTGCTGATGAAGTGTGTAGAGTGCTCTAGTGAATGCTACATAAGCTGACAGAATCTTACAAGCTTCTTCATCCATTGAATCAGCAGCAACTTTAACTCCAAAGAAGCCATCGATCATAGATTCTGAAACAACAAGCTGAGAATTTACGTCTTTATTGGATAAAGCCCATCTTTTAATAACTCTAGAATGATCCATGAATCAATACGAATATATGTAATGTAAAAAAGAATTATTGTGATTCGACGTCAAAAAATGTGATTTGAGAAACCAACAACCCAAATATCAAAAGAACTTGGAGTGTAAGATTCTATTATTGGAAAGCGTGCCAGAAAACATGGATTGAAAAAACCTGGTCGTGGTGATTGGCAACGCAACTAATTGGAGCAGATGGAGGTAATCGAAACCTCGTCTTCTGGTTGGAAGCCAGGAATAATAGCCGCTATACGACATCTGCGAAATGACCGCCTTACAGGACAGGGTTCTGAGGCAGTCACAAACCACTTACTGAAAAGCAATTTATCCCAACTAACAAGTGGGGGAGCGAGCGGTGGACAACGATTCCACAACCTCCTGGTTGGCAACCAGACGTTCTGCCAATTGAACTACGCCCGCAAAAATGACCACCCTGAATTATTCTGCTATGGTATGGCCCCAAACCATGGTTAGTGGTTTGTCCTGTTCTAACCAACTATATCGTTGTGTTCAAGATACAGGCTAGATTATTATACTTAAGTATTAGTAGTTTCCTCGACCTGTGACTTTCTTAGATGTTCAATATAGTATGTGATAGTTTCATTTGCAAATAATTCTCCTCTATCAATCTTTTCCTCAAGTTCCTTGCGGAGCTGCCCAATTCTGGGGCCGAGCGGAATGCCGAGGTTATCAACAATAGCGCTTCCCAAGCCCTTTGGTAGAGGACATTGCTTTGAGTCTTTTTCTCGTATGTCTTTAATGCGGTCTCGCAGCTCTTGAATCCTTCTCAGGATCCTCCTTCTGTTTTCCGGTTTGCTGGTTGTAATATCAGACTCGGATAAAGTCAAAAGATCTTCAAGAAAAATTCCGACTTCCTTATCCAACCTACGTACGGCAGTGTCCGTCCAATTACTTTCATAGGCTTCCATATAACCTAAATTAGCTATAAGAAACCTGATAGATCTTCGCTGTCCGCTGCTGAAAATCCCAGTGCGCTTTGAAAACTGATTAAAGATTCCTGCGCTGATATGCTCGTGATTATGAAATGTTACCTTGTTGTTCTTGATCTCAAATGCCTTGGCCTTACCAAGATCATGGAACAGTGCAGCCCAGCGAACATTAAGAACCGGCGGTGTCTGACCAACTACTCGAATCGTATGCGGCCAAATTTCCTTGAAGTGCTTTGAACTCTGTAAGTCCAAACCAGCCTGAATCTCTGGAATTAGATCGGCAAAGAATCCAATCCGCTGAAGAACAGCTAGGGCCAAACTTACGTGCGGCCCAATCATGATTGAGTGAAGTACTAATAAATCCTTTTGGCTTAGAGCGTCAACCTCTTCATTAGTTACATTGCTAATTTCTTCAGAATAGTTGGAATGAGCTATTTGCCTGATGTGATCTAAGATCATGTTATACTCTTATCTTCTTGTGCAGGTATCTCATCAGACTAGAGTGAGTTACGCAATCTTCGGCCTTGCTAAGAAATGCTGTGATCCTAGATAGGTCCAGTGTAACATTGTTATTGGATTTGAAACCCTCGACGCTAACCCAAAAAGACTCCTTCACTTCGGTACATAACAATGCTAAATCCTCTTCAAGTATTGAGTATCCGCAATATCTAGAAAAAGAAAACATTCCACTTCTTGGTAATAGAATATTGGCATTGAATGTTGGTACGTAATTGGTTTGTAGTATGATCTTTTTAGCACACAGCAGACATCCGTTCCTATTTTTTACACGGCAAGTTTTATCTGTGCATGTGGTAAGGACATCAACTATGTTCCGCGGACTATTGCGGATATCTACCTGTACATAATCAATTGCATTCCAAAGGTCAGGCTTCTCTATTTTGAAAGAAAGCGTACCGTCAAGTATATCGCTTTCCCAACGCCCGTGCAAGATCCCCCTCAATTGGAGGTCGTCAGAGTATTGCAGCAGTTCTTCAAGCCATTCTGAGGAAGGGTATCCAGGCCTCTGTCCTTGGTCAGGGTACAGATTAATGCCCCACTCAACAAACTTGAAGGTCTGTGAAATATCAGCTAGATCTTGGGGACATACACTATCATCAACCCCGACGATAGAAATTTTTGAAACCATACTTCTCTGCGTTTTTATGCAGAGTTTTGAGCCGAAAGTCAGATTCGAACTGACCACCTCAACTTTACCAAAGTTGCGTTCACCCTAGCAAACTCTATCGGCATGTTTACATATCTATGATGTTCTCTGCTATTTTAAGCCATACATGTTGTTCGCATGCATCTTCAAACTCTCCAGCGTCGAACTCTTCAAGGATGCTTGGCATTGAATTTTCATCTGCTTCAACGCGGGCATCTCTAATTCCACGAAGGTAATATTCCCGAAGTTTCTCCGCAACTACCTGAACTATTGCCTCTCTAATCGTAACCATTTGTCACCTCATTATTGAGGAGTGCGACTTGATTACTCCTATGAATATGCTAAATTATTCGTTGATATTCCTTGCCCAGTATTTGTATTTGAAGACTATCCCTACAAGAATTACGTTGCTGAGATAATTCAATATCAAAATGTAATCATCTGGATATTTATGATAAGTATACGCAAGTGTTGCAGCCTCTCCAACCAACCATAACCAAACCGTTGCGGTGGCAATCCCTCTAGAATGGCCATCCTTCCAGGACTTGATAGCTTGAGGAAGTCCGGATAACGCGAAACATATTGCGCCGATTATGCCGATTATGGAGAATACTTCATTCACTAGAGCTAACTACCAGAGTTGAACTGGGCCTCTTGATTACGAAACAAGCATGCTGCCGTTACACCAAGTTAGCGAGTAGAGCTGATTACCAGATTCGAACTGATACTACATGGGTACAGGCCAAGTGTGCTACCATTACAACTAAATCAGCATTAATAAGACAATCCTTTGTTGTATCTACTACGTCTGTTATATCTTCCGTTTCCTTTGTTTTTGCCTTTATATGTCTTGGTTAGAGCGTGACAATTTGGACAAATCAATCTTAGATTTGTTTCAGTATTGTTTTCAGAATTTCCATCAACATGATCTATATCTAGTGGAATTTTATTACCCAACCAACTATCATTGGAACATACAGAACATTTTTCTCCATTAGTATCTATTAGTATCTTTTTGCGTGTTCTATCACATCTGGCTTTTGAAAGATCTTTTACTCTTCTGTCTGTGATGTGTATTTTGTTTTGTATACATTTGGGGCAATATTTCTTTCCGCGAGTATTTGTGCGTCGGAATTTATCTCCACAGTTGATTCACTCGAATGGTCTGCTTCTTATAATTCCAGTATTATTGTATTTGCTTGAACAGCTTAATGAGCAAAAAGTTCGATCTTTTTCTGGGGATTCAAATTCTTTATGGCAGTGTTTACATGTAAAATTATGCACCTTTGTGGTGGTATAGATAATCTGACTCTCGACTTCTAATTGTGAAGCCGTCGAGAATTTCCTTGCAAGGGAAATCTGTATCCCTATACACAGCCCCGAAGTGGAACCAGAGAGAGTCGAACTCTCATTTTCAGATTGCAGGTCTGAAGTCCTCCCATTGGACGATGGCCCCGTGCGAGACGTCTGAGTTAACAAACCATCTCGGTCATTCATACCAGATTATCACTACCTATAACTCCATATCCTTTGTTATTTACTGACCCTTTCCACAACCAACATCCATTTGATATCTCTATATTTGAATAGAGCCTTTGCCCAATTGGTAAATATACTATGATTGATTTAGGATCTTTTTACCAACTACAACCTGCTTGTAGTGAGCACTGCACCAACCTTTTGAAAGAACTTTTCTGCCACATCCATCAAATGAACAAATTAGTTTTGAATTGTTGGTTTGAAATTTTGCCATCCTATCATTTTCCTTCTATCTGATGGCTTATATTTGTTTTTCAATTTACATCCAGTAATTTTATGTGGATGACAAAGAAAACATCCAGCTCTGGAATTAGGCGGCTTTCGCCGTTTGTGATGCGCCATAACTATCCTTACACGCCGCCGTTAGCGGCTCGCGTGTGATCGTTAGGCTGATGTGCTGGGAAGTAAACATTTGGTAGCGGCAATGAGAATCGAACTCACATGGGCAACCTTATGAGGATTGCTGGGACACCATAAGCCCACACCGCCATATCAAATCTATGCTGTAGTATTACCTGTATTATCTTCTTGTGCAAGTAATTTTCTTGCTTCTCGAACTTTTCTTTCATGATCCGCCTTTGCTTTTTGTTCTTCTTCTTTCTTGAAATAAGGCGCAAGAAGATCTAGCACGCGCCCATGACAGCGCTGCGAATCCGAATACCACTCGTGAACTACTTTGACGTACTTATCAAAACCTCTAATGAATGGTCCTTTATCTTCTGGCGGTTCGAAAACATCTTTACAGCTTGGGCAAACCCACATGGAGCGGGTTGAATAATTCCAGTTATCACAATCTTGGTATCCGCCAAACTTCTTTACAATTAGTTCTATATCACTAACTTTAGTTTCGTGTCCGCAAATGCATTCGATTGTCAAATGACGCTTTGCTTCTTCAAGAACCTTATTTGCTTCCTGCAATTTAGCTGAAGCTTTGGAGTATGCTGCAGCCGCCTTTTCTTGGTTAGCTAATGCGGTTTCGTAAGTGATCATATCTTACCTAGTACCCCAATCAGGATTCGAACCTGAAGCCTACAGGTTAGAAACCTGTTGCTCTATCCGTTGAGCTATTGGGGCGCATGTTGCCATGACATTGAGCATTATGCCAGTGTTGCGTGATCCCTCTTCACCACGGTCCCGTATCAATCAACTATTCGGAAATAGTGGTAGATTGTATCTTCGAAACTGTATCCTCTTATTATTGGCCGTCCAACAGACGTCCTCGACCACAGGTTTTCCAATGATCGGAAACTTCGTTGGCGATATTACCACAAGGGTATTTGATCTCTCTGACAATCTCCAAAGCAAGTCTGGCAACATACTCTGTTGGCACAGATGCATTGCGAAACTGCAAATTATGCAAGAGAAATCATGTGGCAGGCCGTCATTGACTATATCCTTAAAGGACATCCTATATGATGGACGCCCAGTGCGAGCAGTGTACTCTTCGCTCCGAAACGGGTCAAGCCCAATTACGTCAAAATGCCCCAAAGCCTGAAGCGAGCTGGTAACGAGCCCATTCCCGCAGGCCAGGTCCAGGACGTTTTCCAATGGCAGCGCTAGGTGGTGGGCTCGGATCAGCGCATCAACCTCGCGGGCGTGGGGGTTCTCGTACCGCATCACGCCGGAGTAGAAGGCCTCAACTCCGATGCTCTCGTAGATGCTTCGTATGCTCACCTGGTTGCCATGAAGGCAATTGCGACAAACGAAACTAGTAATGAAGCTTTCAATAACCAGTTTATGTTTCTGGTTTTATGCAGTGTCTTTATCAAAGAATAGTTTTTAGTTACCATTCTTCTTATTAGTAGATCTTTATCATCGCAAGTTTCCATATCAATGTACCTCCCAGACTATTTCGAATCCATCCAATTCCATGGAGAGGAGCCACTTCTTTAGGATTCCACCTGGGTCGCCATACAGTTGCTTGTACAGCGCGTATTTGGTTTTGTTATCAACACACCCATAGATCTCGTACGAATCATCAGATCTGGTTTGAGAAAGCAGAGGGCCACTCTCCCTATGATATCTCTTATTGCCATTTGGAGTGGTAATATCTCCTTTGGCATATACGCTAAGGTTCATGGACATTAGAAGATTGGTCCTATACAACCTCCGGACAGGAATTCATATTCACGAGCGTAGCTGCGAATTCTCTCCAGATCCTTATCTTGGAGACTTCCTCTATTCTTCAACCTTGTGATATCCATGTTGTGCCGAAGGTCAAGCAGCTTGATTTTCTTAGCAATACGATTTTGAGCTACTCTCTTGATGTACTCATTGCGGTCCTCACCATCACGGCGTGTCAAAGCATCTACTGCTTCGATTACTTCCTCAGAAAATCTCCACTCCCTCAACATCTCAAATGTCACTGGAGTATCTTCAACCACATCGTGAAGTATACCAACAGAGATTTCTGTGTCAGTCCCTCCACGATATAGAAGCTCTGAGGCTATCCAAAGAGGATGCTTGAAGTATGGCTGGCCGCCTTTATCTTTGATGCCTGCGTGATAAAATGCCGATATCGCAAACGCATGCTCAAGAGTACCTTGGATATTGAACTCAAATAGCACTGGTGTCATGATTCCCTATCAATCTAGTCTAATGAATGACCCTGCACAGTGAAGGTTTGGGTATTTCCGCATTTGGGACATGTATGCTCATATGTCCCTGGCTCTAAGCAGATGTGGCGAGGAGGATCGTGCTCAGGATCTTTACACTGCTTTGGGGTTTTCCAACCATCTTCTATCTTCTTAAGAGGCATGTCCAATCTTCCTTTCCTCAGTGGAGAACGAAGACTTGAATACCTTGCCGGTTTCCAGATCAAGATATGCTGACATGCTTTCTGGTTCGTACAAGCTGACAGCAAAGCGCCCATGATCTTTTACCAGGTATGGATGGAAGTTCGCACCAAACCCGATGTCTCTTGGGGATCCGTCAATCTTAGATGTGAGGTATTCCCAATCAGAAAACTCCTCTGTTGCCCTGCCTTGAGCTGATAACGGCAGCAAGATGAAGTACTTTACCTTGCCAGAGAACTCATTGTAGATTTCGGAGAACCGATCTATAGACTCTCGGTTACCAATTATCATATGAAGATTGGTATGAATACCATTCTCCAAGTAGAGATTGGTAGCATCTCTCCATTGCCGCTCAAGGTGTTGATGAGTTGAGACAGCAACACCTCCGCACAGCTCTTTCGTGGTGGCTAGGATGGTCAGTGCCTTGCCAGCATCGTCAACCCACATGCCGTTGGTGGTGTAGTTTGGGACCACTCCCAAATCCACGCTGGCCCGCATCAGGTCTGCGAACTCTGGGTGGCTGGTGGGCTCCCCGCCTCCAAAGGCGATTTGGAATGGCATCTGGTTGCGGGAGAACCCATCGAAGAACGCCCGAAACCTCGTAACCAAACCGGATGTGTGCTTGGCGCTGGGCACGCTGCTTTGGTAGCAGTATGGACAGTTCCCTTTGCAATACGAAGTGACCTTGACGTCGTAGAACTCCGGATATGCCAGCTCGGTAATTGGTTTGGTAGGATCGATCGCTATACGTACTGTCTTCCCATTGAAGTGCAGCGCTCGGTAATTATGTTCCGGGAATGTTCTGGTTTGAAGCATAAAGCTATCAATCAGCCCCAGTATCTGTGTGGGTGGAATATAGGAAGTTGACAATCAGCTCCGCCAACTTCTCGAACTTTGGAGATTTGGCTACGATGTAAAGTTTGGTACTTGGGGTGTAACCCTCATCGCTTTCGTCTTGCTCTGCTTCCGTCATCCAATTTGGCTTCTCAGCGCGTCCTTGGATGATGTCCTCGATCAGTTTATCGATGTCGCTTACCTCCTCATCCTCATCCTCATCCTCATCCTCATCCTCATCCTCATTCTCATCTTCTTCATCTTCTTCCTCCCCATCATCCTCGTCTTCATCGAGGTCGTCATCATCATCTTCCGCTTCTGCTTGACGATCTTTCCACTCAGTGTAGGTGTAGGAGTCTTCGGCTAAGACAGTGAGTCGGAAGACATCGCTGCACTTCTTATCAACGCCGAGTGTTTTGAAGATTTCGTCAATCATCTCCTCACAAGCCTGCGGGGATGCATCGCTATAGGTGAAGAGGGTTGTGGATGAGTTTGTTATAAGATCTGTAATTGAATGAAACTGTATTGTGATCATTTGAATTCCTCTCCTCTCACTTGCTAGTCATAGATTTCTTTGGTCTCAGTTGAATATAGGAACTTCTTAATGAGATTAGCTACAGCAACGTACTTCTTGGATTTGGCTGAGATATGGAGTACGGTGCCTTGATGACGAGACTTTTCGGCATCAAACATCCACTTTGGTTTCTCAACCTTACCACTACGAACCTTATTAAGTAGTTCGCTAAGGTCCCCTTCAATGTCGTGACCTTGATCCTCTAACCAGTATTCGTAGTTCTCTTCATTCTCCATCATCAAAACGATATGGAAGACGTCATCGCACTTCTTGTCGATTTCGAAGGCTTTGAATATGGCCTCGATCATTTCTCGACACGCAGCAGGAGAAGCATCGCTGTAGGTGTAGATTGTAGTGGAAGAGTTGGTGATCAGATCTGTTTGAGAGTGAAGTGGGATGCTGACAGTTAAATCGCTGGTGTTCATATTATCTCCAATAGTACATCACATAAATCAATTAATCATCTTCATCTTCAGATTCATCTATCTCTTGAGCTTGCTCAGCTTGGAGTTCAGTGGCCAATTCATCCTCTGAAATCTTGCCGGAAGACACTCCAATAGCTATAAGCTTTTTTATGAATCCTTTATTAGCTTCGTATGAATGGGCTTTATTAGGTGATGGTAATCTAGTTGCCATGTATAGAGCTTCGGAGATATTAATCTCTCCGGGATATTTCTTGAGGAATTTAGCGCACCCAGGGCCAATGCCATAAGTGTTTGGTCCAAACTCCACAACGTTCAAATACAGTTCAAGAATTTTCTCTTTGGAAAGTCCACTCTCAAGAGCTATGGTGAGAATGCCTTCTTGCAACTTGCGACCCAGAGACTTATTGCGGGTCAACCAGAGGTTTTTGGCGAGCTGCATCGTTATAGTGCTGCCGCCCCTAAAGAACTTTCCGAGGCGCATATTGTCCTTGAGAGAGTTCTCTAGAGCCTGAGGGATTATACCACGATGGTGCCAAAATCCAGGGTCTTCCGTAATCGTTAGCGCTGTGGCCATGTTATCCACGAAATCCAACGGAATCCAGTCATTTGTTCCAGGCCCTGACGTTCTCTCGAACGGGGTACCATCTGGGTGATACGCGGTGTATTTGAAGGGCTCCCGCAGATCGGCGATGAACTGCGGCACCGGTCCATCGATACTGCAGTTGCTATTGATCTTCAGGGATATTGGGCTGAGTTGAAGATCAAACCCAAACGTTCCCTTGATACGCATCTGTGAAATTGGGCCAATCTTCAGCTCTTCTGGAACAACATCAAGCCAGCTTTGGCAAGCATACTTACCAGACATCCTCTTCTTATCGATATCGGCAATAAAAGTAACCTTATCCCCAACAATTATCATAGCTTTACTTAATAAAGGATCTGCTACAGATATGTTTGTTATCGTGATATTTCTGATAGTCAAAGGGCGGCTGAACAATCTCTTGTGAGATGCCGCAAGAGATCCAATGCTCAGCGATACAAAATCATTCTGGCGTATTGCGTAGATGTTTGACGCAACAGTATCTTCGTACTTTATCTCCCCAACAGACACCTCTGTCTTTGTAGCTTTGAAGAGACTAGTAAAGGAAATTTCCTCAACCTTATGTCCTTTAACTTCGATCTTTGGAGATATTGTCCCATTAGACGCCATCACGCTATGAGATTTTCGATCAAAGCATGGATTGAAAACTACGGCGTCTGCTTTTGGATGAAAGAAAATTACCTTACCGGCACATACTGTATTCTGGTTTATCGTTGCACCAGATATATCAGCCGAAATATCACCTTTGGAAAGATGGACATCAAGACCTTTAGCGGTAATGGCAAATCCATGAGTAGGATCTCCATCTGATTTTTTACCAGAAGATTTCTCTATTGTGACATTTAGCTTGCCACCATTGATGTCAACAGTCTTTCCGCGATAGCAAACCACAGCAGAGTTGATGACCCCATTGACTGTTGGTTTAGAAATTTGGACATTGCGGACCCGAGCACAGTCAATTCCAACGATGCTGATGAGTCCTACGTGGATGTCTGGTGCGTACTTTCGATTGACGTAGGCGGACAGGCCCAGCGGGATTGTGAACCACACTGCAACGAGCCCAATGCCAGCAATCGCCCACCGCGATAGTCTCTTCATTGTGCGGTGCTTATACCAGAGATGCTATTGTGAAGTCAACGAACATGGTGAACCGAACGTTCGCTCAAACCATCAGTTCCCTGAGCACTTCTGGTGGTTGATTCAATACGAACTCACGAACCTTCTCTTGGGAGATTCTCTCGGCAATTACTTCGTTGACCACCTTCTTCTTTCTGGAAGACTTGGACTTAGCGGCGAAGTCAAGCAAGAACTGCACATCAACCTTACGTGCCGCAACTCTAAACACAGCAAGTGCATTGTCCGCAAAGAACTCCTTAGCTTTTGCAGGCCCTACACCTTCTACAACCTTGGCGCGCACCTGCGGACTACTGTCCTTGGCCAACAGTAATCGGTCTTCTTCTTCCTTGAGAAGTTTCAAGACCTCTAGCTTTAGAGTAATGTTCTCTTTATCTTTCAGGTCTTTCAGCTTTTCGACCATGGCTACAAGTCTTTCATAGCCAATTGATCCGAGATACTTTCTGTTCCACTGGTTATGGAATATCGGGATCAGCTCCTCAACAGAGCGATAGACAAACTTCAAATCAGGACGCTTTGTTTCTACGTAATCTTGCGTCACATTTGTCTGTTGCTTCAGCCATTCAGCAGCTTCTGGCCCAGGGATCTTTCCGCTAACAACCATGCGCAGATAGTTCTTCGGTGGCCGATCAGAGATGATAACTTTTATAGCATCTCGAAGCCGGTCTTCTTCCGCTTCGGAGAATGACCTGGCTAAGTTGTCCTGAGCATCGTACACGCTGAACCCAAGCAAGCCATTTCTCACAATAGCATATTTCGAAGAAGCCAGTGAATTCTGATCTTTCCTGATTACTATGTAGAAGTCATTACCTTGAGAAACGTAATCTTCATAGTAGGGATGATCCTTCATGGTCGTACACCAGCGGGTGTTTGCTCCATAGAGAACCATTGCCGGTTTGTCATCTATTCGGATAACCATCAAGTGATCATCTTCATAGATCTTATCAGAACCATCTTTGTCCTGAGCTTTGGCTTGCCGATTTGAAAGACCAAAGCCCTTGACCAGATCTTCAAGATCCTTCAAGTCCTTGTATTTATGAATATCCTTAACGATGAACTTGTCAGGATTATCATCGAAGAACTTGAGTGTTTGGGAAATGTCTGGAGAGTTATGCCCGCTTGCCAGTTGGTTTGCGATCCATAAGAGGTACTTGTGTTTCTTACCACTTGGGTCTTCAACCTTCAGCGCAGCCTCGTAATGGTCTGGAAATGTTTCTTTGACCCTATCAATCCTGTTCATTTTTCAGACTTTCTGCAAAGGCCTTGGCATCATCGACACAACCGATGATCTGTGGATTCTTACTTTCCCAATCAGAACCCTTCGGCGCTACGTCATTGGAAACATGAACGCCAGAGCAGACTTTATAAGTTCCGATTTTGCGCACTGCAGTAATAACACCCAGCGCGCCATCCTCGTTGATTATGCTGTATGTAGTTCATGAGTGCTTATCAGGTTCTTTTTCTGTCATAGTATATTGTTCAAGTTTCACGTTGCCTGGATGAAAGGTGCCGTGGCCCTCAGCAGAGTTCCATCCGCGAGCAAGCCCTGCCCGAATGATCTTCTCGATGTCTGATGGGAATATGGAACCATCACAAGTCTCATACTCATCAAATCGGTACGTCTCTTTTGTGATAACTTCAGTGGCTAATAGCATGCACTGAAGAGTTGATCCCGGCTTCTCCAAATCCTCTTGAATGGAAATGGTAACGCAAATCGGGGAACCGCCATATCTATTCTTCCCGCGTAACATCCATCGGAACTTGCGGCCATCGATAGTAATTGGCGTAAGCGAGACATATATTACTTCATCAATGCTTTTAGTAGTTCGGGCTTCTTGAGCTGAGAGATGTCACAAGCGAACTTCTCACCAAACCCAAAATCTTTCTTTGGTAATTGAATTAATGCTTTATGAGGCATCCATCCAATTTCTTCAAAATCAGTATTGATAGAGACCTTCACAACAATGTAGATATCCGCCCACCGCTGAGGCTCATATCTACAGAACTAATCAGATTGCCAGTGTCTTATAATACCAGCTATAATCGCTATGTTGGTAATTATTGCAAGGAGAACAAAGAACGTTCTGATAAGCGCAATTATATCAGCTTCTCTGTCGCTCTTGCCGTCTTTTTGGCCTATTGCTTTTGCCCATATGCGCCAAATCATTCTATGTCCTTGGAAGCTATTCTCGGATGAAGTGATAGTAATTTAAAAAGAGCATCCTTATCCGGAAGTTTACTATCATTCAATCCTTTTAGCGTAAGACTATTTCCAGTATATGCCTGGTACATTTGCAACAAACGATGAAAATTACGTTTGTTGCTGAAATCAATATCCTTGTCCGTGTAGAATTTGACTCGGAGATTATTATCATGGTGAATTGGGACTAGGTTTTCGCAACTAATAACATCAAACTGGCAATGATGTTTAGCGAATAACCTAAGTCGAAACTCCAAATCCTCTGCGCCCCAGCTTCTGAACGATTCCTCAAATCCACCAGATACCGTGAAAATGCTCTTGTGAATGACAAGTAAGCCAGTGAGATCTTCTTCGCCAGTTGGTTCCGCAATAATGAACCGATCCTTTCGAAGCAATGGAGATATTTGGTTGATGAAACCAGGGCGAATGATAGTATCAGCATCGAAGTACAGCAGGTATTCAGCACACATTTTACTGATTGCGTATTTAGATCCGGCATTTAGTGCAATAGTTTTATGGAAAACACCTGGCTTTGCCCTCATCACCAACGCTTCAGCCCTGCTAGGATCTAGATTCTTCCGAACCCATTCTCCAGTGTGTTCCGGGCATTCATAATCAACCACTAAATATCCAACGTCATTGGGAGTGGATTCAATAAAAGCCGTAGCTGTTCGTTGTATGTGGTTTAGGCGGCCCTTACAAGTAGAGATACCAACTATATTAAACATACTCACCAAATTGGGAATACTAACATATTCTCCACACCGTCTCTGAGATGATACCTCAAAGTAAGGGCATAATTACACTTGCCATTGGAGTATTGAAATTGACGGAAGAGATAAGCGTACCTGCTGACCAGCTACCAGCAACGCGTGAGAAAGGGACTAGCACGTTACTACCCGAAGCTACAGCGATTGCTATATCTTGTCTACCTAACTCGGGAACAGAAATCCCCCAAAGTTGCCCAGTAATTCCAGCAACGACTATTGTTTGACTCAGACTGAATGTTTTAGTTCCTGGGTCATAGTTCAACACTTTTAACTCATGCGTCGAGATACCCCCACTGACAGTTAGTACTGAAGTACCGTCGGATAACCAACGTGATGCAGCGAACACTTGAGTGACATCAGATCTGGTCCAAACAGAACCGTCCCAGTGAAGTACGTCTGCATTTACCCCAGCAGTGTTGCTCCCAATCAAGCAAACAGTCCCAGTTGGGTCCATCGAAATACTGAAGAAACGCGTGGAGCTACTCCCCAGGTTAATCCTTGGGCCTACAGACCACACATCTGTGCCTGGGTCACGAAATAAAGGATAAGCAAAACCACTTGTTTTGGGAACACAGATACCACGAAGACCATCAGGGGTGATAGCGATATTTGTCAGATTGGATTCTGTCAAGCTCACATAGCCATTTGATGTCCATAATCCAGTCAATGTATTGAACTTAACTGCACCTACCGTAGAGGTGTTATCACATGCAACAATTCCATGGACCCCATCCAATGAGATACCTAGGTGTGAAGGACTACCTGCTGCAGCTAATGTAACAGATGAGCCAGCACTCCAAACTCCGTTAGTACATGTGATAGGGACAACAGCATTACCACCATAAGATGTTTTCAGGCATCGAGCATTACCAATCGTTGCCGCCCCTATGGACATAGCAATCAAGTTGGTCCCAGATGGAGCTGCAGTAATCAATGTACCTTCAGTCCAGAATCCAGCTGGATATGTGAATTGAGTTACGTTCTGGTTAGCCGAGTAATTGGCTACCAAGGCGTTATAAGAGGTCCAAAACTTTCTAGGCATGGTTGTCTCCCTGAATTATCTACCTATCTTTTCCGAATTTGTATGTAGGCAGCAAATCTTCTTCGAAAGATTCGGCCTGAACCCAATTGCCATCTAGGCAGAATCTAAACAACATTCTCGACCTATAAGGTTCTCCAGCCCACTTCCAATCAATATACCAATTGTTGAAATATGTCCATCCTATTATTAGATGTATCTTATTTAGTCGGCTAGAATATTTACTAAGTAATGCTTTTTGAGCAGAACTTGGTATTGGAATTTTATCAGTCATGCCAGGGATCTATCCTTATGATTTCTTTGCTTACACTTTCAGCATACCTAACGCAATTACCAGTACCACCATTTGAGCCATCCCAAACTGCCAGCACCTTATCAGAATGGTTGACCATCCATTCGTTGCGTAGTTGCATTTTGCGTGAGCTATATATCCCATCACTCACAATCACAACTTCATCAGCCAACTCTAATAATTCACGATATAGTTTTTGTGATTGCGCTGGCCACACAGATTCTTGACCTGTAAAAGGAACGGCGGCAATGAATGGAATTTTTAGTTTGTAGGATATTTGAGCGAGCCAAGTATCCCAACCAAGAGCCATACCAGTAATGATCTTGGAGGGGCTTTCTCGTATCAATATCTCTTCTGCTGTTCTGCAGATATAGTTGAAGGTCTTGTTTGGGATAATAAATCCACCTATTTTAGATGGGCGATGACCTGTTCCTGATATAATCATTTTCATCAATCTTGTGGACATGGAACTAATAATCTCGCATCTAAATATAAAATCTACTGTAGAAGAATTAATAGATATATATGGATGTAAAGAGTATTAGAAAACTGCAGAATTAACTGGTTACTCTAAATCTGGTGTCCAATATTTATTGAAATCGCATAGTATAGAGAGGTTTTCGCGTATTCGTTCCGGCTCTGAAAGTTCTAGCAGTAAGGCTATTGTATCTTTGGATGATGATAATCCACGGAAGTTGGTACGTAATTATGATTATATGTTTAATTTGTATGTAACAAAAAAGATGTCATTACCAGAAATTGGTAGACTTCTTGGAGTGGATGCTACAACAGTACTAACAGGGTTAGGTCAGTGTGGTATTAATCGTAGAACAAAACAAGAAGCACTTCGAGGGTTCTAATAACCATAATTGGAAAGGTGGTTTGTCTGGAAATTAGCACGAGGAAGAATAAATGAACATTTTGTTTATCCAATTATGAGGAGAGATGGATTTATATGCCAGTGGTGTGGTTCTAGAAAGAGCCTCGTTGTACATCATCACAAACGTTCATTTATGGATATTGTGAATTTAGTTAGGATCCGTTGCGACGAAAATGATTTAGAGAATTTTGTCGGAATTACGTTGTGTAAAAATGCCATGATTCTTTTCATAAAAAAAGTAATTATGTATACCTAACCAGTATCGGGACTGGTGTATCCAGTAAGAACCCACTCACTTTCCCGCATTGACATTCAGCTATGTAAATGCCGTGATGATCTTCATCACCACGTCCATTGAGTATCGACCGACAATTTCTACAGTATAGAACACACCCATCTCGTTTTAGAATGCGTTCATCGTGTAGTTTGGTAGCACGTTTATCTAAGACTCGGAAAATCCATTTAAGCATTGTACTTTTAAAAAGGTCTGAGCAACCATTAATCCATATATATCGTCGATGGGAACTTCCTCATGCCTCATTAGGACAATTCCATCTTCGTCAGTTACAACAGCATCAGATGAGCCTGAGCTACAACACGCCATTGCATCAGACATCTTTTCGAATGATTTATTTCCCACAAAGTACATTTGGTTTACCTAAGAGATGTAGAGATTCATCTGACATTTCAAAGTTAATCTCATCTCCCAGACCAACCGGAATAACACTATAGTCACCATCAAGATACATAGCAGCACTATCCATTTTGCTAATAACCTTAATGAATTGCCCTGGGGCTGCGGTCAATTCAATACGACCAGGCTGAGAGGATGGCCTATAGTACAACTCTCTTACCCTTAATTGCAAGTCTTTAGATGATAGATTCATTGGGCTCGCACCAGCTGAACGCCTGGCAGCCGTACTCCCTGCCGCAGGCCCTACCCAAATACCACTGGATCGCTGCGTTTCTTGAGTCGAGAGAGGAAGTACTTTATCGGCCGTCAGCTTCGTTTCAGTTCCACACTGTACGGCAGCCATTGTGCGCGTACTATGGTTCATGAGTTGAATGATGTAGTTCGAGGTGGCGGCTGGATTTGTATGACAGAATAGAACGTCGTTAAGTATTCTATTAGCTACGAATTTGCCATTTTTTCGCACACTCATCCGAGTTAATTCTGTCTCAATACACATACTATCTAAGGCTAATAATAGATGTTTGAGGAATGTATCTGCGGTGGAGTAGCAGAAGAAGCCAATGCTAGTTTCTGGATCGGAGTTCACTCCCAGGATTGGTAGTGTGCCATTTACGCTGTGTGAGGCTGAGAGAAGAGTACCATCTCCGCCAACAGAAATTACCATTGCCACATCATCAGGATCGACTACAAATGACTTAGAATCAATAACCGTACAGACTATGTTCTGCTTTTGAATCTCCTCAACAACGCGATTGAGGGTTCTCATGTGGCTATTGTGTGAGGATTGCCAGAACGCAACAGCTGGGTTTTGGGTGCGCAACAGCTCTCTAGATCCTTCATCATCCTGGTCTTGAATATACTTGGAATATGAGGTTTTCTTAGTGATAACAATTATCTTTTTGGGCATGGTTTTATTCGCATCCGCATTGCCAATATGATTGGCATCTTTCGCACCAAGTTAACCTACCACCATTATCAAGTTCGATATCCTGATGATCGTCGTTGAGCCCAGTTATAGTTACCAAGTCTTTAAAATTCTGTTCAGAATTCGAGGCTAGCCCACAACGAACATCCGACCATTTCAGAATAGAACCGTCCCCTTCAGCAACCTCAAATACTTTTTTCAGGTTAGGCTCAGAAGGATTTGGGCTAGAGTTATCTACTTGTTTTTGAATCGCTTCAAGTGCCAACACTAATGTTTTGTTATTCGATAATTTGCTGCTGTCATGTGCAAATTTAAGATGTTGTCCATCCCAATGAAGCACACCAACCGTCACATGATCATCTGTGATCGGATTCGTGACGGCTTGCAAAAATCGAAAACTAATTTGTGTCGAGGGAGAGACTTGAACTCTCACGGTATTGCTACCAATGGGTTTTAAGCCCACGTTGTCTGCCATTCCAACACCCCGACAATTGTTGTTATATGATAGTTTGTCAATTAATTGTTGTTATATGATAGTTTGTCAATTACATGCGAAACCCATCTTCCCCTCGATACAACCTTCGTGCTTTGGTGGATCGATCACTCCCATAGTGTTTGAGTACCCTGTTTGAGTACCCTACACCAAGTAAGGTCCTTCATACTACCACTGGATGCACTCCGGGGTCAACACCAAGTCAAAGCGTGCTCAATACCCGTTGAGAAGCCTCCCGGACACTGAAGTCTTTGTACTCACTGATGGGAACTAGGTCGGGTCCTAGGTGATTCGCAAACCACTTAGGGTCGATATCCCCATAACGATTAGCCTTGAATTGAATATCTCTGGCTTGATCCGCCTCAATCAAATGGACTAATGCAGCTATAGCCGGGCGTGGTCTATCAGGAGCCACATCAGTTCTTCTTCGTGATTGGCGTCATCGAAGGAATGAGTGGCGTTGCAAGTTCTGCAGTGGATGTGCCAATCTGTACTCATGGTATTTCGTAGGCCTCCCCGGGTTCGAACCGAGAACCGCCCGATTATGAGTCGGGAGCTCTGACCAATTGAGCTAGAAGCCTATTAATGGTTCGAATCTGGTTAGCTTGCGCACCCGCTCAAGGCCTCTGAACTACCAGCGTGCCACACATTATATCACTCTTGCAATCCAATGGCAATCGAGAACACAGCCGTTTGGTTTGGGGGCCGGGTTAAAGGCGATGGCTGTAACTTGATTAACATATCTGGTTCTCTATGCCGCTTTATCTTCTGCAATCGCAGCGGCTGGTTCGTACTTTTCCATAATCCACATATGGATTTTATGTTGCATCTCTGCACCTGAAATGCGGAAGATCTCCCTTCCAACATCATATGCCAGATCTGTTAGGAATGTATCCCTACCAATTCCAAAGCTTTCATGATCCTCATTAATCTTATTTTCTAGTGCAACGTAAGGACGCCGCTTAAGGAAAGAATATGCCAATAGGGTTGTTCTGCTGGTATATTGTCCATTAGCAATCTTAGCTCTGAATGCTTTAATTAGCTTCTTTGTATCTTCATCAAACTTAGTTTCATGTTCCATATCTAAACTCCTGTAAGTCTCGACTTATAGGGCGTCGAGCTGCCATTATAACCAGATTACAGAAGCCTCTCGACCAATGAAATTTAGCAACCTACGTCATGTTGACTCTGCAAAATAAGCTAACCATCTTCATGAAGTGTTTGAATTACCATATTGTCTTTTAACCTGATCGTACAAGAAATCCCCTTGCTTTAGCTGTGAGAATGCAGCTGAAAACATTTATTGCGGGGGACAAGCTATTAAGGATAATCCTCAATATGTAGTTCACGATATCCTGATATTACCAGCTATCTGGGATTTTCGGATAGTTCAACCACTATTAAGGCATTTGGTATATGCAAGTACTACGATTTGCCTCTATTTACAAAACTGCTACTCATGCGAATCTACATCGCTGGGCTGCTGGTATTGCCAATCAAGCCTTTCAACAAGTAATGGGTCGTGCCCCAACTACAGCTGAACGACAAATAGTTATGGCAGTCTCGGACCTAGAATCGAACTACGGCAAAGGATGGAAAGAAGGACAAGGTTCAGGATCTCATAACTGGGGAGCTGTGCAAACCAGAAGTAAGAGAAATAGCTTCTCTCACCAAGACTCCAGCGCTCAAGGAAAATACATTACTAATTTTAAAGCATACCCTGACGATATTGCAGGGGCTGCTGATGTTGTAAGAAATCTATTCAAAGCAAATGGTAAACAGAGAATGCCAGACCCCAACAAGGCCAATCGAGCAATGGGTTCAAATATCAATGGACCAGGCCGTGCAGAATTGATTCAAGCCGCGGCACGAACCGGAGATACAGACGCTTTCTCAAGAGCAATGTGGTACACGAATTACTATGAAGGTGTAGCTCCAGACTTTGCCGAACGGATGCGCGTACATGCCAACGGAATACAAAAGGCTGTAGATTCAATCGCATCAGCATTGGGGGAACCGTCAGCGTGGAGCCGCCAATCTACAAATAATTTCTTGCCGGTTACTACTGATATGTCCATCTTGAATCAGATCAGGGGACAAGGCCCAAGCGCCAATATGAATGCTCCAGTTGCTCAGAAGTCACAAAGATCTATGGAATCAGTATTGCCGCAAAAGCAAGATCCTGGAGCCACACTCGAAAGCTTACTGTGGCAGTAATGATGCTTTGACATTCTTCTCAAATTGAGTGGCTAGTTGCAAAGCCTTTTCATTCTTATTTTGCTTTTCAACATCATCACACTCACTCTTCTTCTTCTTCTTCTTTCTTACCTTTTCTGGTAATTTAGAGAAGTCAGTTTTAGCAGCCCACTCTTTAGCCGTGTCAGGCATAGTTGCAAAGAATAACCTCTGTTGTCTTTTACTTCGGAACGGCATATTCACATGCCGTAATAGTAATATCGTCGAGAGGGTTTTCGTTACCAATGAAGTATGGTATGATTGACGATAGGATCTATGAAGTTGAAGAGCCGGAATTTTCTGGACGGTTACCTGTGAGAACAGAAATTGTCGTATTGAAGACAACTTAGGCTTGGTTGGGTTTTCTCAGAAAGTATAGGTAAGGGCTGCATCACAAAAGAAGCAAACAATATCCTCCATGGCCACAAGCTCGTGCGCTGCACCCTCGTAGAATAATTGACCGGCCAGACGTTTTTTTTATGCATAATTGATAATGTAGGATATAAGCTTACAATGTAGTTATGGAGGTTGCGATGACAAAAGAAGAACTAATGGCCGATGGCGCGTACATTTTGGAACAAGAGGGCTGGCTGATTGATCGGGCGGCTAACAGCGAATATGGCGCTGGTAATCGTCGATTGATGAGTTTCAGCGAGCGCTATGTCGATTGGCAGCGGCGTGTGAAAGAGTTCAGGCAACAGAACCCTGGGGTATGGCCAGAGCCGCCGGACAACTCATAACTAAAAGGAAACCCGGGGTGCTTTCACACCCCGGGTTTCAACCCAATACGAACAACCAATTAAGTTCTTGCGTCTCTAGATCCGTTGCCGTTTCCGCCAGCAGCTGTCAACGCAGCAACTGCCACTGTTCCTAGCTTGGTGCCCGACAGCAATTTGCTAAGAACGTCACCAACGCTATTACCACCAAGGATTGCCAATGGAGCCATAGCTTCGGCGGCTTTCATAACCAATGCATTATCACCGAAGGCTTGCAGCGCAGCAATGAGTTCTGGAGTAATTGCGCCAGCCTTATCGACGACGGCCTTAATCTCAGCTTGGATCATTGTGATCTTGAGCTCTTGGCGTCGCAGATCTTGTGCTGCTTCCAAATTATAATGTGCCTGATCGTTCTTGCGAGCTTCATCTGAGACCAAGTTGCGAGCAGTTTGTGCTGCTAGTTCCTTGGCTAGCCTAGCTTCAATCCCTGCTGCTTGCGCATTGATCTTGACCAATTCAGTTACTTTCTTTCGCTCGGCTTCTTCTGCCTCAAGCTCAAGAACTCTCCTGTTGGTCTCGGCTCGCACCTCGGCCATTTGGGTCTTGATGCTTTCCTCTTCCTTGCCGGCGTCGAGAGTGCGCCGCTGATTAGCAATCGCAATCGTGGTTTGGATGATTGCACGTTGGGACTTAGCAATCAGCCCCTCGATCTCTTGGTCTACCAACTTCACCATGAGAACTTCGACGTCATATACTTGCATTCCGTTCTCTTGGAAGAGCCGCGGACCAAACGTACCGTCAGCGGCTTCCTTGAGAACAGCCCTCCGAATGATGTCAGTGCTATCTGCATAGAACTGTTCGACACCAACCTTACGCACCGAATTCTTGAGGCGAGATCTCATATTATCGCAAAGGAACTTGACGTAGTTCTCGACAGCAAACCACAGCTCGGGCTTGTCTCCAGTGAAGTCCATTCGGTATGACAGCTTCACCTGGAACTTGCAATGATCGGCGGTATCTACTTCGATGACATCGCCAACCTTGTTCGCCGTTGTGCGCAGATACGCAGTGCGAAACATGTTATCCGTGGTCTTCGGCTTGCCCGTGGACAGTTCGAGGATCTCTGGTGTCTCGTCGTAGTCCAGGAGAACCGTCTGTGGCCCTTGGACAACGCGGCGCGAACCATCCGACTTCACCAACAGAACTGCGTAACCGGTGTAGACGTTGATGGCAACTGCGCCGTCGTACTTGGTCGAGAGCACGATGGAGCGCGGCTCGGTGTACTTGTTCTTGCGCTGAATTGCGTCTCCAGCAGCCTTCGTACCAGCCCTTCCAGCCAGACCTCGGGAATCTGCGCTGCTTCCAAGCGCTTGAGCCTCTCTCATCATGTGAGATGAAGAGGATGCTTCGTAATCCGCCATGGCCAGGAAGTTCATGGCCGCAGCGGGAGCTGCCGCTGCAGCTGCGCTAACAACCTCAGCGCCGTGATGGCTCATGTACGTATCGATATCAACACCAGCCAATTTCGCGTTGTGAGCGCATGCCGCCATGTTGTTCGGATAGAGCAGACTGCAGGTTCGGAACGGCAGAATCCTACGAACAATAACCTGCTCGCGAGGATCGGGTAGGAACATTAATGGGCCTTCGATCTTGGATACGGTGCCCCTGTTCCTGTCGAGAACGTATCTAGCCTCGCCTGCTGGAATTGCGATGGCGTAGTGGATCTCGCTCTTGTCGTACTTGACAATAGCGTGTTCTTCGCGCGGGAAGTAGATCATCTTCGCTTTCCCAGTGATGAACAACTCCTCTCCCACTTTGTGAGCCCCAGTTTCGTCGGTATAGGGGGCGATCACTTGAATGTAGATGCCAGAGTTCCCGTTCAGCTTGATGGCTTCGAACTTGCGAACCTGATCACCGTCTTGATCGCGAGTGATAAAGATTTCAGTGGGTTGCGGAAAGACCACAGCCGGGCCGCGTTCGTATCGCTTGCTTCCCTGCTCGTCCATAAGCAAGCAGTATTCGAGACGTTCTAGAGTTACAGCTTCTCGAACCAACGTTGGGCGGCCATCACCGTCCAGAATGTCCGTATCGGGAATAACTTCGATGCCGGTTGGCGGAATGTAGAACGAAACATCGGTGCCCTTAATTACCAAAACCTGACCCATGGTTAGCTTGGGCGGCGGGTCAGCAACGGCTATCTGGAGAGGTGCGGGAGTTTCTCCAGCAGGTAGCTCTGCACTTGTTTCTGCTTTCACCGTCTTGATAACGGCCTGGCTCCAGTTCTTTCGAGCTTCTTCTTCATCGTAAACGCGCACCAGCAGGTACTGGTTGGACCGGAGGTGGTGGCCTTTGAGGATCTTGGCCATCTGACCAGGCCAGAGACAGAACGTAACTGGGCCAGGAACAATGACCTTCTTGCCAACGTTGAGCACCGCGCTGCCAAGTTTCCCTTGACCTCCGGCCGGTTGTTTGCCATCCTTGGCAGGATTCTTGAGGATGATGTACCATCCTTCCGGAGCGGTATGCGCAAGCTGCTTGGCATGATCGCGATCAACGTTAGTGAACTTCTTTGTCCGCGTATCGAAAATGACCGGCTGATCGGTATTTGAGAGGCTCTGCTTCGTTGGACCTACGAAAACATCCACGTGGCCCTTTGTCTGATCCGAGACATACATGTACTCGTTCGGAGCTAGAACCATATCACCGCCGTCACGCCTATCGTTATCCGCCATGAGAAATCTCCTCTGAAAAGCAATGTTCGTTTGGGCATGTGAGAACCGCACGCTCTCACACTTGGGTTTTCCGGGATAGCACAACCAGAGATGAAATGTCAACAGAAATTACGGGCACCTCGGCCGAATAGGATAAGCATAGGTTGGCATATTAATAGTGCTAGAAATAGCCAGATACTAATGCCCGAGGTATAAAATGAATACTGTCAAAGAGATCAGATACAACCCACGTTGCGTTGCAAGTATCACAGTGAAAGTTAGTGGAAGAGATACGATCAAGACAGGAAATAAGGCGCAAGAAATTCCGGTTTCTAAGAATAAGACACCCCCAAACTCTTGTTAAATATTTGATTTATGAAAATCGTGGCGAGAAAACCCCGTCCGGGCTCTTAGCCCGGATGCGGCTACGCCGCAAGGCTTGGATATGTGATAAATGTGGGAAAGAACATGATAGAGATATTAATGCAGCAGTAAATATTCTACAATTCGGCATGGAACAGGCCGAATTCAAATGCCTTGATGCCCGAAGGGCCGAAAGGAAGCCCACAGGCTCGTCCTGTGGGTAGTTCACCGATATTTTAGTATCCTAATATGGATACTAGATTCAAAGTAGAACAAGCTGTAATTGCCGCTGCTGATTGTTGGGCTCGTGGAGTCCTACAAAGCGATAGGCTTTTGGATTTAACAGAACAAAATCTGTTAGATACAGTAATGACTTATGACAAGTACATGAAGAGAAATGGTCTAGACCTATCTCGTCTACCTCCACCTCCCCACATTCCACACGACATGGATATCGAGGAGCAGATTCCTACGGTAAGATATTCGGAATATACAACCGTCCCATCCCCTTCGCGTGGCATGTCGGCAGTTAAAATACAGTCAGAAGAGCCTGGGCCAAATTCTGAACAAGCTCCCGATTCCGAGGATATATTCTAATCTGAGGTTTAGATGGATTGGAACTGGAAGACAAAGGCAGGAGTTGTTGGCGGCACTATACTCGTAATGTCAGTAATGGGTTACATCATCAAGATCCAGCACGACACGGTAGAGCGTCTGAAGTTTATAGAAACCTCAGTTGTTGAATCTAAAAACATTGGTAATGGCATTGTCCGCGAACAAGCCTCTTATGTTACCAAGAAGGATTTAGAAAATATGATGAAAGACCAGGGCATGGATCTAGCTTCCATCAAAAAGGATTTAGCCGTTTTAGGAGCAAATATCAACGGCATCAGTACCGTAAAGGTTATAACTCAAGGTTATAAAGCTGACCACTTACCTAGCTCCAATACCACTGAACGCGATAACACAGAAACTACTCAAAGAACTGATGTTCAAACGGCTGCGACAACTCAAGATCTTCATGGTTATCAATCAGCAACTCAATGGTTTAATTTATCTGAGCCGATTGGAAAAGAAACTATACCTTTTGGTAAAGTAGGTTTCTCAGCATGGGACGCCAAACCATGGAGCGAACAGATCTCTCCGCGCACCTATAGCTCCATTACCGTCCTTGGGAAGAACGAAGAAGGTAGAAGTTACACCTACACCAAGTTCACAATTGATGTCGATGGAAAGAAGTACGTCGTCCCCATTACCGAAGCGAAGATTGCGGAAGAATATCCTAGTCCATCGTTTCATTGGAGTCCGAGACTTTATCTAGGTGTGGATTTTGGGGTTATTGCAAATCCGCCAATGCATTTTGAGGTGATGCCAGATCTTGGATTAAGCCTCTTCTCGTATGGACAGACCAAGCTTAATCCTGACTGGACGTTTTTAACACTAGGACTTGGGTATGAAACTCAGACAAAGGGAATTGCCTTCTTGCTTAATCCAGTTGATTACAATATCGCAAAGCATCTTCCATTTGTAGAGAACCTGTATCTAGGCCCTTCGGTGTCTCTTGATCCAAAAGGAAACTTCGGGTTGTATCTTGGCATAAGAGTTGGATTATGAGGAGTTGGATTATGAGGAAGTCTATAAAGGAAGATTTATCAACATTATCAGATGGAACATTGGCTCATATATTGTACAATACTAAATTCATTTTGAAGCACAAGTACATTACCAAGCTGATACGAGAAGTTCTTTTAGGTCGTGGGTTACCGGAAACATCTAAAATCAATGGAGAGTTGGCCGAGTCTGGCTGATGGCATCAGTTTCGAAAATTGAAGTGGGTAAAACCACCGGGGGTTCGAATCCCTCACTCTCCGCAAATACTTAGTCGTCGAGGGGCGTTGCGGCACCGGGTCTATTTCCATGACTGGTGCTAAAGCAATAGTAAATTCAGGTAGTAGAAAATTGATTGGGGAACTGGATAGCCGAGAATCAAAACCCGGAGATTCGGTAACGGTATTCAAGGCATACGAATTAAGAAGCGATATGTTCTTGGTCCCAACTCAACAAGGACCAATTACCATTACCCAAAATAACGTCGTACCTCTAGATGTAGAGGAAGGTCCGGTTGATATATATGCTGTTATCGACAACATTCGTTGGTTCGATGAAATGGCAGACCGAGGACTTAGATACGATAACATGATTGCTCAATTTGAAGAGATCATGATGCAGAATCGCGCGCAACGAGCTGGCCTTGCCATGGCTAGGAATGTTCCAAAAGAATCACCTCCTGGCAGAATACTACTATAGAGGATAACATGACTGATAAAAACCTAACCGAAATTGTTGCCATTATTGATCGATCCGGCTCGATGCACGGACTTACCAAAGATACTATTGGTGGGTTCAATTCATTCCTAGCTGAGCAGAAGAAGAATTCTGGCAAAGCAAAACTAACCCTCGTGCAATTTGATGACAAATATCAGATTGATTACGATGGTGCTGACATCAGTTCCGTAAAGGATTTAGACGAGAGCACATACATGCCTCGTGGTAATACAGCCCTTCTCGATGCGGTTGGCAAGACCATCGTGACAATTGGTGAGCGCTTGTCCAAGACTCCGGAAGATGAACGCCCAGGCCAAGTGATCTTCCTCATCATTACCGATGGGCAAGAGAATGCGTCCAAGGACTATCGCGAAGCCGCCAAGATCGCTGAGATGGTAAAGCACCAAACCGACACCTACAACTGGACGTTCTTGTTCCTTGGTGGTGGGGATGCTGCATTCAGTCAGGGTATGGCATTGGGATTCAGCGCCAACAACACACACAACTACTCTGCCAATGCGGCCGGAACGAGTAACCTGTATCGAAGTGTATCTAAGGGAGTATCTAGGCGTCGAGAGAAGGCAGCTGAGGGCGTACTGTTCTGTGCCTCAATGTCTCTTCTTGATGCGGATGAAGTCAAATCTCTAAAGACTGAATAATGCCACTTATCGACGACAGACTAGAAACAGATTGGGACTCCTTCAAAGAACTATGGGCTGATGTCACTAAGTTCATGGAGGAGCACCCCACTCATGTCATCATTCCAGCCGATGACCCGAATAAGGGAAGATATGGCTGGGTGGCGTTTATCGAAACTATGTCATTGAATATAGATGACGAGCAGGCAAAAGAGTGGACGATCCAAGTTTCTATCATCCGCAAAGAAGCGCCTGAGATTACGGAAGATCTATTTACCAATGAGGGTAGATTGAAGATGTGCCGGGTACTATGCGAAGGTAGATTCAAATGACGCCCAAACTGGATGACACTCCGCTTGATACTGATTGGGATTCCTTCAAAGAACTCTGGGAAGATGTAAAAGGGTTTATGAAGACGCATCCAGATCATATCATTCTCTGTGCTGATGATCCTGTGCGTGGGAGGTGGGGTTGGGTTGCTTATATTCCCGGGGGCGTGGAAGATGAGCAAGAGAAGGAGTGGACCATACCCCTTTCATGTATTACAGATCCTGCCACCAAACAATCACTCACTACAAGTGAAGGTAAGTTGGAAATGATTAGGGCTCTACGTCCTAAAACGCTGAACTGAATCGAGTACAATGGCCAAAGCAAAAGACGTCACAAACACACTCCCTGATGCAAAGCTCCTTAAAGAGCTGATTGATAGCGAGAAGCTAAGCGATGGAGAACTCGAAGCATTCTCTAGTATGCTGGAAGGTTTGATGTCAGGTAAGTACAAAAAGCTTACACCAAATCAAAAAGACTGGGCCGAGGGAATTCATTGCAGCCTCAACCTCGACCCAGGTACTGCAAATCTCGTTAGCTCAGGTCAAGTGAAAGTTACAGACGCGCAGCGAGCAGATTTGAAGAAGTTTCTAGACACAGCTCTTGGACCAAAGATGTTGAGACCACCAGGAAAGAAATGAGGCAGATCTGGTCTTCAATGCCTCCAGTGTAGGTGAAGCCATTGAAGAGTTTAGTGCCTCACATGGCTTGACAAAGACTGGTTGGGAGGATACTCTTTGAGAATGGCCAAGTGCGGAAGTCAGGACGGGTAGGTGGGGTGTCTCGATTGTCTCAAGGACTTCCTGCACATCAAGGCCGAAGGCGCAAGAGATCATCGGGACCGCCCGCATAGATTGGTTACATAGGGCACACATAGGGCACGTAAGAAGTCGTAGAACCACACGGACATACTTGAGTTCGGTCATGGGAGTGAGAAATTAGAATACGGATATTTGTTGAAGGCCCTAATCCTTGAGGTTTAAAGGATTCAAAGAGGTCTTGCATATAACTCTTGAACAACTACAGAGGGGGCATCATGAGAACCGCGCTAAATCTCGATAAATACGAGACAAACTCACTAACCATGATGGGGCCGGCGATGGTTATCATGGGTCTTGGTGTGCTAGTCATTCTCACGGCGTTGGTTCTAGAGGCCCTCTCAAAGAGGCGTGAGGACCGTCAACTAGATATTTGGAAGTACGGCCAAGCGATTGTAGCAACACAAGTCCGTCGTTATACGGAGTTGGAGCTACTAGCTACGCGGCGGAGCACACCGCCAGCACCAAACGAAGATGACCGGCCCACTACGCCGAATCTCCTTGCAGAGATAGACCTGATGGCCGCTTTGGAGGAGATACCTTCGCCCTCACTCCCTTCGAGTATGTTTCCTCCTTCTGAGGTAAGCGGGACTCGGCTTTCAAAGAGGGCACCGCCGAAGCCTCCACGGCGCTCTAGTTCTTTGTCTGCGTAGGCAACACAAGCCGTACACGGAAACTCTACAAGAGTTCACACAAGCCCAGCATACTTGGACAAGTTGGCTTTTGCCCTGCCTTCAAGTAGCCTTCGGATCTCTGGCGTGTAGTAGATGTGTGCTCCTTTTCGGCAAAGCTCTTCATGATGCGCCTACGAACTGGATAGAACACCTCATCTGGAACTTCGCGGTACTCCATCCTGATCTGGGCTTCGTATTCCTCGAAGCGTGTCGGAGGAGATGCGAGGATCCTGTAGACCGAATCATGGAACCAGAGGGCCATCTCGGTACGCGCGGTTTTGCCTGGAAAGAGCTACGTTATCCAGTAATTGTGCTCGGAGAGAGTCAACCTGGTCTTGCCGGGCGTCGTCGGCGGCGGCGGCGGCGGCGTTGTAGGCGGCGTAGGCGGCGGCGGCGTAGGCGG